TTTTTTCATTTTTTTTTTTATTTTTTTTTTTAATTATTATACCAACTCCATTCATACCCACCAGCAGATTTTCTTTCTTTATTGCATACTTTTGTTATATTTCCAATTTGAATTCCTAAATGTTTATAAATATCAGTTATTGAATTCCACGTATTGATAATAATACCGTTTTTAGATTGAATAACTTTTTTACCTTTACTAGCTTTATATGTGGTATCTATTAGATTTTTTTTATTTTCAGTTGTTAATTTAACCTTTAAATTATATTTATCAAGTAATATATTCAATAATTTTTCATCATAATTTTCAAGATAAAACCAAAATTTATTAAGACAAACACTATTTTTAATTATTGATTGACTTATAGCGGAAGTTGAAACACCATAAAATTTATTAGCCTCTGACAATGAGTGCCACTCTTTAGTAGTTTTTTTATTTATATCATATTCAATAATTTTTTTATTATTTGTTTTACCATTTATGCTACGAATATTATAAGTTCTTTCATGATATTTAGAAATAAAATCTTGAAGATTGGATATGTTTTCAATATCATCCGAGTATCGCCAAATAAAATTATTTAAAGAAAATCTTTTTAATCTACAAACATCAGTTATTGAACCATAACCGAATTCTTTTTTCACCAAATCAATAGATTCCCATTCTTTAATAAACTCACCATTTAGTGAAAATTGTTTAACCTTTACTTTTTTAGTATCTAAAAAATCATCACTAAATTTATACCCAGATATACCATCACCACCATTTGTTAAATTAGTTAAAGGACCTAAACCTAAATCATTTCTACCAATTAATCTAATTAATTCAACCTCTAAATTAAACGCATCATTTTCGAGCAAGTTTTTTTTAACTCTAATAATGATAGGTGATAAATTTTCAGATAGAATTTTTTTAATTTTATTGTTTTTATAACTAGATATAAAATTTAAATTATATTCGTTTAAATGACATTTATCTCTAAATCCAGAACCTTTACCAACATAAAAAGGTTCAAAATCAAATTCAAATTCACCATATTTATAATTTGATTTTTTTCTAGGGTCTAAGTAAACGTAAACATAAAATTTATTTTTCTTTTTGTTGTATTTCTTAGAATATTCAACTTGTTTTTTATTACTCATAATTTGTATTTAATAATAAATATAACAAAAAGAAAAATAAATTAAACTATGACAAAAATAATTCTTTTTCTTCTTTGATAGCCATTATATTAGCAAATTTAAGTAATTCACCTAATACAGAATTATGATATTTTGATTGCTTATCAGAGTCATCTTTATCATGATTAATAATTGCCGCATATTCCACGTCAGTTAGAATAACACCATTTGAAAGTGCATAAAAAGCTGAACGTTCACCAACACGCATAGAAACTTCTTCATTTCTAAATTCGTACATCTTGCCTTGGTTTTTAATATGCCATTCAGATGTGCAAGGTGTATAAAGATGCGCTTTACCAATTTGGTACAAAAAACAAACCTTTATAATTTCTTCCTTAGGTAATCTAAGCTTCTCTGGTAACGCAGCATTAAAAGAAACAGCAAATTTTGTTGTTCTTAATAAATGGTCAATTAAACCACCCTCAAACGCATTGTTAAGGTCTTTGTTTGTTGACGCTGGTGCGGCCATGAAATCTTGACCTAAAAAAGCTGTAAGACTTTCAGTCATGAAAGGTTCAGCTGTTTCAAAATACTTTTTAGTATTCTTAATAATTTTGTCTTTATCTAACATATTTTTTAATTTACGCAAATATACAAAAAATATTTTAATAAAGCAAATTAACGATTCATAATTTTTATTGCTGATACACCATTTTCATAATCACCTAAATCATCCCATAACCCATTACTACTGTTAGGTATAAATTTACCATATTTTTTGTCAATAATATTTAATATCCCATTAAAGGTATCTTCAGTTATTAACTTCTCAACATTTTCTTTGGTTACAGGAATAGGTTCATTTTGATTTTCAATATTATCCATGATTATCATCAATTGAATTAATTCTTTCTTCTTCACTTTTCATTCTACCAAAAAAACTTTCATGTGTTTCATTTTTATCAACCTTAATCATAACTTCTTTTGCTTTTTCTAATTTAGGTTTTAACCTATTAACATCAAGTGTTGATGGTTTTTTTATTTGTAAAGCATCTAATTTAACTTTTTGTCTTTTTAATGAATTATAAGCAAAATCGTTCTCTTGTTTTATTAAAATATTTAATTCTGGACCTTTAATATCCTCTAACGATTCATTATGAATATCAACAATTTCTGGCACATAAAATATTGGTGAAGAGTTACCGTCATAACCATGTAATGTTGCTTCAACGTGTGGTTTGCGCAACTCATCCATGTAGTTAAGTATTTCCTTAACCCTTTCAGTTTTTATATTCCATTCATTTTTTAATATTAATTCATCTGTATTGGGCTTAAAAATTTTTACTTGTTCAAAATAAGATGGTAAAGGCTTATTAATCATAACCTTTTTTATAGAATACTGTAAATTCGACTTACGAATTCTTGTAAGTCTTTCATATTCTTTCATAGTACCTCTTTTACTCTTGATACTAAGATAAACTATCAAGACTTTTAATTTTAAATCTTGAATAAATTCGTTAAATTGTCTTTTAATTTTTTGAAATTTCTTTTTCATTTTATTTCTTTTTTTCATTTACCAGTTTAAGGTATAGGTTTTTTCTATCTTCAGTTACCTTATCCATAGAATACGTATCCTTAACTGTGTTATATAAGTTTTCACTAAGTTGTGTTACTAATTCTGGTTGTTGAATTAATTTCTTAATTGCTTTAACCCAATCTTTGGTTTGATGTTTACTTGGTTTAATCAAAATACCATTCGCATTAGTATCCCAATTACCACCAAATTGTATAGCGTTAGTCACATCAATTTGATATGGACCAAAATCCTGAGCTATAATAGCCTTTTTATGGAATCCAGCTTCGATGACTTTTAATTGACTCTTAACCTCATTAAAAATATTATCTTCAATTGGTGCCAATGATACATCAAATAAATTATAATTTGATGCGTATGTACTAATTGGCTTAGTCCAAACTCTTCTATAAGGTTCGTTAGCTACATTAGGATATTCTTCGTTCTTAAACTTCAATAAGAAATCCTTATACTCTGGACTTACAGTTGAATAGTTATCGGTAAATATTTTTTCATACTGATACCAAACGCTTTCAGTTGGCTTGATGGGTCTTTGAGTTTGTTGTTTAGTTTGCTCATCAATAATTGTCATAGTACCTCTAAGGTCATATCCACATAGTACAAATTGTACTTTATCTATAAGACCTTCACGATTAATGGTTCCAACCACATCGTTAATAAGTTCTAAGTCTTTAAGGTGACTATTGCCAATCCACATTGCTTTGCCGTTTCTTCTGACATAGATAATATGATTTTTAACTTCAACACAATAAACATTACCTTTATAATATCTATTATATTGATTTTCTGTTTTAATTAGAGGGGTATTTTTATTATGCTTACTAGTACTATGATGTTTGGTAAAATTAACCACCAATGAATCATATTGTGACTTTATTCCTCTTCCTTTAATTTCACTAGTTCGTTTACCTCGATTTGTTATTGTCGCTGAAATACCTATTTTTAAAGCAATTTCTTGTAAATTATTTGCTAACGAAGGTGAGCAAGTAAATGCTCTGGTTCTTGTATATTTATTATTTTCAATATGGCCGTCACCTTTAATAAACCAATCTAAAAATATTGTTAATTGTCTTGGTGATAAATTTAATATTTCTTCAGGTACAAATTTATCATATGCATTACCAAAATTTGATAAGTATTCCCATAACATTTTATCAAAAACCCTAACTTGTTTTTTGTCTTTAGTATACGTTGGTTTGAAACCCATTTTAATTAATAATTCATACATATATGATAAATACCCATTATCTTTTGTTTGTGCTATACCTACTTGATGTAACCCATTTGTTTTAGTAGTCCACCCTTCAGCCATCCAAAAACCAAAAAATTGTAACCAATTATCCATATCGATATTTTTATCATAACCATATTTTTCGGATAATCCATTATAACGTTTTTTTGATATTAATTTATCAATATAGTTTTCGTTTTCTTCAAATTCAGCGTATTCATTTAGCATTGGTAAAACAAAATATTTTTCTTTTTTACCAACCCATACTGCATCTTTTTTAACATGGAAATTTTTACCATGTATTTTTTCAGATTGGATTAATTCTAAATCAAGTTTTTTATGTGTTAATGATTTGGCCACAGAGGCATACATATTGTGGTTTGGTGTAACTTCGTATTCAACTAAACCATTTTTACAACAATTTAATTCACCTTCAAATGGTTCACATATGTAACCTGTTGGTTTGTGGTACTCTAATTCATTTGTATTTGGATTTAATGTTGCAACCATTTCGGTTTGATTTAAAGCGTCAAATCTTTTCCAACCTTCATCAGTCAGAATTTCGGTATCTGGTGTCATACAACTACCACCTAACCAACCAATTCTAAGTCTCTCAGATGGTTCTACATTTGGTGTAAATTGTTTTTCGGTTGGGTCTACAGCATTTGGAAGTACGAATACGTTTTTATTAAATTTTTTAATTTCATCAGCAAATATGGGTGTTGTTGTTGTAACATTTCTTGAAATCTTAATGTTATTAAGAATTAACTTATCAAGACCATGATTTTTTATAAGTAAAAAAGCTGGGTGATGTGGTCCTGGGGACCAATAGTCATCTAAGTCCATTATTGTAACAATACCTAAATTGTCAAGTCTTTCAAGGAGTGCTGGTAATGCGCTATATTCACCAAGGGTTCTATGATAATGTATAATATCATATTGTTTAAGCCATTCATCATTATCTAATTGTGGTTCATAATCAATATCAATTGAGAACTCATCTGGGTAATTTTGTTCTAGGGCAATATGTGGCTTAGAACTTCTAAAGTAGCTTGTCAGCTGACCCCAGTTCTGTCACTAGGTACTACTAATACCTTTACTTTGCGACTAACTGGGGTCAGATTAATAATGTTTGTTGTCATTTTGTGAAATTAATTCTCTTATTATATTTTTATTTTTTTTGTAATCCGATTCCCAGATTACAATACAATTATAATTATATTTTTTAGCTAAGTCAAGCTTATTCTTATCATATTCCCATATTTCTTTAGCTGTTTTACTCTTTTTTTTATTATAATACATTGAATCATATTTTTTAGGGTTACAATGCCAGTAATCACCATTATACTCAATAAGTAAATTTAGCTCAGGAATATAAATATCAAAAATTTTTGATTCAATAATAAAATTAGGTTCGACTTTTAAATTTATGCTCTCAAGATATTTAATAATTTCAAACTCTGGTTTTGAGCGATTAAAAGATTTTAACTCTCCGTTAGCAATTCTATTTTTCATAAGAATACTTAACTTGGTTCTAGTCTCTTCCATTTTACCACTTTTCCAACGTTCTTTAGCCATAATACTAAACATGTCTTTGTATTCTTGTTTAGACATATGGTCACTAGTTTTAACACCAATTTTTTTATCTGAAATTGTTTTTTTTGTAGTATTTGAATGAGTTTTTTTAAAAAACGGATTCCCCCCCCAACTTGTTTTTTTAAAGAACATTTTTTACATTCATGTTTATTTTTTAAATTTCTATTTAGTAAAGATTTATTGTTTACTGAAAATTTTATTTTTTTATTACATGTAATACAAGTATAATGCCCACACCACATATTACCCTCTTGCCAAAAATTTTTATAGAAAGACTCGCCAAGCAATCTATTTCTAGTTAAATTTTTGTCTTTTAATATTTTTAAAACTTGATTTTTTGTAATGTTAGGTATTAATTTACATATTTTAGTTGACCCAATACCGCTTAAATATAATTCAATTATTTTTTCTTCCATATATTATAAATATACAGAAAATAAAAATAAGTCTAAAAAGCTAACCCCAGTTCTGTCTGATGCTACTACTAAAACTTTAATTTTTTTGTTTTTTGTCATTATTTTTATTTTTAAAACGTTATTTTGATTAATATACTAAACATAAAATATTAGTCAATAAAAAAGGCCCTATAAGGGCCTTTTTTTTATTATAAATAATTTTAATTTAAATAGATTTTCTCTTTGGTGTTACTTTTGGTGTAATTTTACCTTCTTTAATAAGGGTTGTTATTGTAGCCTTTACGGTTTCTTGTGTAACCATTTTATTATAGCTTTTAGTAAAGTACTCAAGAAGTTTTTTCTCAACCATACTATTAACCATTTCATTTAATTGAGATTTGCTAACTGTAATTGTGTCACCTTGATTAACTGGTCTTTTGATATTTTCACTTAATTGTTGTTTAGAACCCTTTAATGGTATACCAGCAACTTTAGCAATATCTTCAGCTGTAAATTTGGATGGTGGTGCTGCAAATTTTGGAACTCTTTTTTCCATCATTACTTTTTTAATACTATCTGGTAATTTAGAATTCATAACTTGTTCATCACTATAATTATAAACGTTTGATGGTCCAGAAGGTACGTAATTGTCAAAACTCATTTCTCGTTCATCACTTTCGCTATACATTTCAGCTGGTCTTGATGATTGCCTTTTTGGTGGTGTTTCAACATAATCAAAATTATCTTCGTAACTTTCTTGAATTTGACCGCTTTGTTTTTTAGGGTTTTCTTTTTCTACTTTATTCATTACAGCAGCAGCTTTACCTAAAATACTACCTAACCTACTAAGGTCTACTGGTGGTGGTGTTGTCATTTGTGTTTGTTTTTAAGTTGTTATTATTTTTTTGTTTCAACTTTTGTTGTAAACGTTTTTTTAATTCTTTTTCTTTTTCAATCTTAGCACGAAGTTTTTCTTGTCTAGCTTGTTGTTCTTTTTCTTTTTTTGCTAAATAAGCTTGTTTATCTTCTAGTTCTTTACGTTCAGCATCAAGTTTATCTTGATATTCTTGTTCCTCACCACTATTAAACTCTTCTTCGTTTTCTTCGTCTTCATCATTCTCATCTTCATCATTTGCAATATAAGATGAGTTTTTATTTAATTTAAAACCTTGTTTTTTTAACCAATTTGTTGCAGCATCTAAATCACCGTCAGAATTATTTAACGCTTGTCTAGCATCAAAATTACTAACTCCAGTTGCTTGTGCTAATTTGTATATAGCATCAGCTGAAACTTCGTTATCTTTAGTTTCTTCTGGATTTTGTTTAATGTAAGAACTAGTATTTGGTTTATTAACTTTATATTTTTCTCTATTAGCTTGTATTTTTTGATATTGTTTTTTAAATTCTTCAGGTGATATGTTTGAAACATCTCTTGAAGTAAAATCAGTACTTTTTCTTTGATACTTACTTGTTTTATACTTATCATCGAATGTAGCAATGTCACGTACTGTTTTCATAGTTCTATCACCATTTGGATTAAACTTATCCATTGGTCTATAAAACTTCATTTTGGTTGGTTGCCAACTACGGATTCTATCCAACCTAAAAATTTTCCAAGCACTACGACCTGGTGTTGTTTTAGAACCACCACCAACTTGATAAGCTCTTATGGCTTTATTGTCAGCTATGGTATCTGAAAAGTTATATACTTGAATATACCTTTTACTAGGTGGTGCATCTGGATAATCTTCATAAGTTATATTTACAAAGTACTTTCCATTAATAGCATCAATAACAGCCTCATCTGAAACATTTTCAGTTAAAAGACTAGCGGTCTCTTCTAATATAATATTTTCAAATAATTTGTAAAGTTTCATTAATAATAAACTATTACTTGACCACAATTTTTTGTCATATCTGGTTGCTTATAGCAATGATTTGGGTCAAAGCCCCATGTACCTAAATTTAGGGCAAATGCTGGCTTACGACCAGAACCTTGAGCTACATTTGGATTACCGTTAATATCCAAATCAGAACCACCATTATAATTTATAATAGCTGCTTGTAAATCATCACCAGTACCCTTTCCGTAATTTGGTGTTGTTTGGTCAGCCAATGCTCTAGTGTGGGTTACTGTATATTCATTTGATGTAATGCAGTTATATGTATTTTGTGGAATTAAGCAATTTCTTGCTGAAATTGCTGCAATTTCTAGTGGTGATTGACCACCGTTTACTGGTGCTGGCATAATTTAAAGTTTTTCTTTTTTATTGTTATTTAAGTATTCTATAAGATATAGAATTTTTTTTAAATCTTCTTGAAGAGATTCGTTATAAACCTCTTTATTTGTCATTATTTTTCGAAGGATACTACCTTTATTTAATTTAGGTAAACCACCGACTTTTGTTGGGTTTTTAGATGAATCCTTATCGTGAGTTTTAATAAATTGATTTTCACGACCAGTATCCATTCCAATCTTCTTTATACCATAAATACTATCTCTATCTTTTTTTAACGTTTCTTCAATAAATTTTAACGCTGCATCACCACCTTTTCTATTAAACTCATCCATATTACCATCTTTTTTGGCTTGTGTAAGTCTGGTTTTAGTTGTTTTAAGGTTTTCGTAAGTAATAGCGGTACCTAAAAAACTTCTAAGGTTTTCTGGTACTGAATACGTCTTACCTTGCATTTGTGAATTAGGCATCTTTATTTAATTTACTTAATACAGCTTTTTTTATTCTATCTAATTGTTTATCAGTTAAATCAACATCATTTATTATATCAAGAACCTTTTCAGTCTTTTTATCATATTCTTTATCAAATACTTCACTATTCTTAGACTTCTTAACTAAGTCTTCTTCAAGTTCTTTTTTGGTTATAACTTTCTTTTTAGTTTCGTTAACTGGGAGACCACGACCAGATTGGCTACGGTAACTGTAAACTGCGAACCAAGGTATATTTTGCCTATATCTAGAAGCCCTATCTGTGGTTGTTGAGATGCCTTTTTCATAATCAGAATCGTCATTCCATGGTTTTTGAACAGGTCCAGTTTCAATTTCACTATCATTGGTAGCATTTCTATCACCACTGATAATACCACCATCGGCACCAACAAGTTCATCCAATTCAAATTTCTCCTTAATATTCTTTACTTTAATTATTGGCATAAATAATTCTTTTATAATAAATATATTGAAAACGCTGAATATTTATTAAATAAATAAAGAATAATGGCATTTATTACAAAATTAGACTATTCATCAAATAGACAAATATCACAATACCCAGAAACAATAACTTATTTATCTGGTGGAACAGTATTTGGATTACCATTTAATCAATTGGTTACAGGACCGAATTTAAATACAAGTGCAATAACACAAACTTACGGTGGTGCTATTAGTACTTTTTCTGGAAATACTGGTACAACTGTTTATACTTGGTATAATTCTGGTATGCAATTGGCTTATTCTAGACTTTCGGCAATAACACCTTCAAATAGTGCAATAACACAAAATACTGGTGTGGTATTTACTGGTACGAATACCACTATTATTGATGGGAATACAGTTAATTTATCTTACAGTGGTGTTGGTTTTGATATTACACCAATTGCTATGATAAGTCTTGGTGGTGGTAATTTTAGTGGTACATCATATAGTCAAACAGTTAATTTTTATAGTGCTGGTACTTTAGATTATACTGGGCGTACTATATGGGTTGATGTTAGTGGTATTACAAGAACAAATACTCTTTTAGCGGATAATATCCAATTAACAGCTTTAAATACCGCACCATCATCATCTGGTGATACTGGTACAACTGGTCAAATAAAAATAAGTAATGGATTTATATATGTTTGTGTTGCAACAAACACATGGAAAAGAGCAACTCTATCAGGGTTTTAATATAAAATTATGGGTTATAATATCAATGAAAATAAAACAAATATTGTACCATTTCAAAGTGGTAAGGGTATTCCAACACATATATCACCATTAGGTTCAGTCTATATTGATAATACAACTGGTGTACAATATATAAATAAGGATGGTTTAGCTGGTTGGGCGTTTTTTTATGATTCGACAATACCGATAAGTGGTGGTACTGGTGGCGGTGGTGCTTATGTTCCATTATCTGGTGGTACCATGTCTGGTACACTTTATGCCCCAACCTTTTCTGGTGGTACATTTTATGGTGATGGTAGTCATTTAACTGGTGTTGGTGGTACATTTAATGGTGGAACGGTTACTGGTTCAACAATATTTACTAGTGGACTTACAGCAAATACAATATCCGCTACAACATATCAGAATCTACCAGCAACACCATACTTGAATTTATCTGGTGGTACTGTAACTGGTAATACCGTATTTACTAGTGGACTTACAGCAAATACAATATCTGCAACCACTTATTTAAATTTACCAGCAACACCATACTTGAATTTATCTGGTGGTACTGTAAGTGGTAATACTGTATTTTTAAGTGGACTTACAGCTAATACAATATCAGCTACAACATATCAGAATCTACCAGCAACACCATACTTGAATTTATCTGGTGGAACTGTAAGTGGTAATACTGTATTTTTAAGTGGACTTACAGCAAACACAATATCCGCTACAACATATCAGAATCTACCAGCAACACCATACTTGAATTTATCTGGTGGAACTGTAAGTGGTAATACTGTATTTTTAAGTGGACTTACAGCAAACACAATATCAGCAAATACTATAACCGCAAATGCGTTATCACCTGTTGGTTATATTGATTTTAATACAGGTACAACAGTAACACCTAAAGGTGGAAGATTATTTTATAATAGTCAATTTGATGGTCCATCATATTATCCAACAAATGATACAAATGTTTTAATTAATCTTGGACAACAATTATACATGTCAGTGATTAATGTCTCTGGTTCTTTAATACCAAAGGGTAGTGCAGTTTCAGTTTTAGGTAATACAAATGGTGTACCTAATATCACTTTAGCGGTAAATGTTCATACTGGAAATAGTTATTTAGTTGGTCTTGCCGCTGATGATATACCAAATGGTAATTTTGGTTTTGTATTAAATGAAGGTATATTAAGTGGTTTAACTCTTAATAATTTTAAGATTGGTGATACCTTGTATTTATCACCATTTTCAGCTGGTACATATACAAATTCAACATTATCATTTCCATATACTGCTAGGACAAACCAAATTGGTTACGTACTTAAAACAGGTTCAACGACTGGTGAAATATATGTTAAAATATATAATGAAGATACAAATTCAACACTTACAACACTTGAAAGAAATATTGTTGATGGTAACTCTATGGCTACTGGTATCTATCAATTCACTGGTATTACACAGACATCTAGTACTACATTTAATATAGCACCAGCTTTAGGCTGGGTGGTTAATAATACTTATGAAAAAGCAACGTTACCCGATGTTACAGAAATTAGTTATTCTGGTGGTACTAATTTAACAACGCCATATTTAACCATTGCCGATAACACATATGTGTTAATAACTACAGCATCAACCATTACATTTCAACCAACATATCCAACACCACAACAAAGAAGACAAAATTTGTTTTTAGGTAAAATTATTCACACTAATAGGTCTTCAATTATATCTATAAATCAAACTGTTGATTTTGACGTATCACCAATGGCAGCATTACGTGATTTATGGACACCTTTGGTATTAATTAATCAAGGTATTGTACCTTCAGCATATAGTGCTGGTACGTTAAGTATTCAAACAAGCTATGGTACATTATGGGGTAATGGTATCGGTTGGACTACAAATCAATTAAATCCAAATAGTGTTACTTTATCTACCACAACACCGACTACATTTCAATATAGAACACAATTAGGTGCGGTAACAGGTAACACTGCACCATATACAGGTAATACAATTTATATCGACCCATTACATTATGATTATAATGGTGTTGTAACAAATATACCATCGTCTCATGGTAACACAATTTATGCAACTAACCAAAGAATCTATTTATTCCCAACTGGACTTGTAAGAATTCAATATGGGCAACAATATTATACAACATTTGCTAGTGCAATTGCTGGTTATAGTAATGAATCATTCCAGGTTTATTCTAATAATGCGACAAATGGTATTTTAATTGGAATATTAACAGTTGTTAGGGAAACAACTGATTTAACAAATACTTCATATGCTTTATTTTCTTATGTTTCTAAGTTTGGTGAATTATTAGGTGGAACAGCTGGTATTTCAACAACAACACTTCAACAAGCATATAATAATTCATCAAGTCCTGAAATAGTTATTAACTCAACACTTGATGGTTTAACAATACAAAATGGAACAGGTAATCCCGATAATACCACACACTTATTGGAAGGAATGAATGCTTCTGGCCAAGTTACATCATTTATTAAGGCTGATGGTGGTTTCAGTGGTTCTAGTGTATCCGCAACAACATACTATGGCTTACCTTTAGATATACGTACAACTGGTGCGACTTACTTAAATAATACATTTACGTTTACAAATAATACTGGTGGAACTTATAGCGTTTTATTTAATACATTAACTGGTTTAACTGTAAACGGTATTTTATCAGCAACAACAATATCTGGTGGTACATTTTATGGTAATGGTAGTGGGTTAACATTAACTAATTCTCAAATTATTAGTGGTTTAACTTATACACCATATAATGGTGCTACAAATCCGAATGGTTATATTAGTGGTATAACTAGTGTAATAACTGGTACTGGTGTTAATAATACAGTTGCGTTTTTTAATAATACAAATTCATTAAGTGGGACAACTGGTTTAACTTATAATGGTAATTTAGGTTTAGGTACTAATAATCCTTTAGCTTCAACTACAACACGTAAAGCATTTGTTATTAGTGACTTTGTAAATGATACTACTGTTAGATTAGAGGGTTCGAGTAGTATAGTTTCTGAGTATTTTACAAATGGAACTATTTCTGGAATAGGTACAAGAACTGCTAATCAATTTACTCTTTTTTCTAATAATGCAACTAGATTAATTGTAGATTCTACTGGTCTTATTAGTTTAGGTAGTGTAAACCCAACGCATACCTTAACATTTCCTTCAACATCAACAGGTACTGCTTATTATAATACCTCAGACCAAACAACTAACTATGAAAGAACTAGAATGTATTGGTCTGGAAATACTTTTTATATAAGTGCAGAACAAGCTGGTACTGGAACAAGTAGAACTATAAATTTTATTCAAAATACTCAAACTAAGCTTTCAATAGGTTCAACACAAGTAATTGGTGCTTTAAATATTGGGTTTACCTCAGCAATTGCTGGTTCAATATTAGGTTTAACACCATCACTAACTGTTTCTAGTGGTATTCAAAGTTCATTAGCTATTATACCAACAGTAAATCAAAGTAGTACTGGTGGTTCTAAGGGTATATGGATATCACCTTATTTACAAACTACTGGTAGTGGTGGTAACTATTTGATAGATGCTGGTATAAATAGTGCTGCCAGTGGTGGTGGTACACATACCGCTAAATTTACGGTTGATACTTCTGGTAATGGTGTTTTTTCTGGTTCATTAACTGCAACTACTATTAATGCAACTACCAAACTTTTAGTAGGAACTAATGTTGATAATGGTTATATATTACAGTCTAATGGAACTAGTTGGTTAAATGGTAACACAGTAATAAATGGGACCGCTGCAATTAGTAGTACAATAACACAACCAGTATCGGCTGGTACACAAATGTATCATACTACAATAACACCACAATTAAATTATACATCTACTGGTCAAACTAATACAGCATTTAGATTATTACCAACATTTTCTGGTGCAACTGGATTAACACCAATAAATATAATTGCAGATATTGGTGCAAGTGGTGTTGGTTCTCAATTAGTTATAACTGATGCAACAACTGGTTCAACATTCTTAGTGAATGATATATCTGGTTTACCAATAGCTGAAGCAACATCAACTTGGGATTTTAATCTGTATAATTATCCAACAAAGGTTTTTCAAAAAACTGGAACGAATATTAATATAAATGGAGCATTAAATACAACTGGTTCAACAAAAACAACAGCTGGTTTTTATTCTACAAGTGCTTATACTAGTTCGTTTACTCGTAGTATTGTGATGGATTATGTTACTGGTAATGGTAGAATATCCGTTAGTACAGGAGATACTATAACATTTTATAATGGTGGTGTTGCAACAACATCATTAATGACTATATCAAGTGGTGGTACTGTTAGTGCAAATGCATTTTCCGCAACAACATCTTTTTCAAGTGTTGGAACTTATGGTACAGCGACTGTAAATGCTGGTAATACTAATGGTATGATTACTTTTGCTGGGTCAGGTACTATTGGTGGAACTGGTTATACCGATTTTATTAAAGTAACAAATACCTCAGCAGGAGCGACAACACCATCTAAAACATTTAGAATTAATAATAATGGTGGTTTTGAAATACTTAATAATGCTTACACTGCATCAACATTAACTCTTTCAGATAACGGTATATTATATGTTGGTGGTGGTAATACTTCAACTAGTTCTAATACAGATGGTACATCAAATTACTTATCATTTAATCTAAATAATTCACAAATTTATGATGATGGTAACATCCACATACATTCAAGGGGTTCAGGTCAATCCATGTGGATTAATACCAATGGTGGACAATTAATGTTATTAAATCAAGCACCTTTAAATAATGCTGCTTCTGGTACAGGTGTGATAATTGGTAGTGGTACAACAACATTAACTGGATTTGTAACTATAAATGGTTCTAAGAATCAAACGGTAACAAATTATGGATATTTATCACAAGGTGGTGCTGGGCAAATTCCAGGTGGTTCTGGTTCAGTTCCGTATGGTCTATCAGCTGTTGGTCGTATCCAATGTCCAGAGTTTGATGCAACGTCAGATGAAAGATTAAAAGATATACAAGGTGAGATAAATATACAAGATGCTATTAATTTAGTTAAGGATATTAAACCAATTAAATTTACTTGGAAAGATAGTATCGATAAAGGCCTTAAGGCTGGTTATTCAGCTCAACAAGTTGCAAAAGTTGGATTTGGTCATTTAATAAGTCAAATACCTAATGAAAACTTAACGGAAACAATTGATGATGATGGATTTATGAGCCCAGATAAAGTTCAATTAACAATGAATTATGACCAAGTTACACCTTATCATGGTACAGTATTGAAGTATCTATTAGAAAAGATAGAATTGTTAGAGAAAGAAATACAAGACCTTAAAAATAAATAATATGTCAGTAAACATAAGTCAATCATTTTTTGGAACACCACCAATTATAACAAATGGGTTAGCCTTATATTTAGATGCTGGAAATCTTGTATCATACCCACAAGGTGGTTCAATATGGTCTGATTTGAGTGGAAATGCGAATAACGCTACATTATTTAATTCACCAACATTTACATCAGTTGGTAATATTGGTAACTTCACCTTTAATGGAACGAGCCAATATTGTACTTCAGTAAGTCAACCAATAACTAATAACTCTTCTTTTACAATAGCTGCTTGGATATACTTACCTACTTTACCTAACAATTATTCTGTAATTATAGATGGTGGTAATATTGGGGTTGGTAACATTGGTTATGGACTTGGGTTGGATACTAGTAATCGAGTTTTTATTGCAGCTAATACGGGTTATTATAACGGCCCAGCAATTTCTAGCTCTAAATGGTATTTTATAACCGCAACAGCTACTTATGGTTCACCTTATGTATTTAATATGTATTATAATGGGGTATTGCAAGCTAATGCTGGCGCAGCATCTACTAGTAGTTTAAGTAATATAAGTTCAAGTGTATATATTGCTAAAGGTACCTCAGTATCTTTTCCGTATTATTTTAAAGGAATATTTAGTCAAGCACTAATTTATAATAGAGCATTAACAGCACAAGAAGTATTACAAAATTATAATGCATTAAAGGGAAGATTTGGATTAAACTAATATATATGGGATTACCAATAGTTACAAATGGATTAATATTATGTTTGGATGCTGGAAATATTAAGTCATATTCACAATCGGGTTCAACATGGTCTGATTTAAGTGGAAATGCTAATAATACCACTCTTCTTAATTCACCAACATTTAGTAGTAATAATAGTGGATATTTTACATTTAATGGTACAAACCAATCAGCTAATAGTGTCAGTACAATAAACTTATCATCAACAAACGCAATTAGTATTTCTTTATGGTTTAAAGTTTCTGGAACTTCTTTATATGTTTTAAGTGAATTTGGTACAAATATAAATACAAATGCAAATTCATTTCTTTTTGACATAAATGAAGTAGCTACTGGTAAAATTTCATTTGCTGATGTTCTTGGTGTTGGTTCATCATATAATCAAGTTCAAACAGTTAATACATATAATGATAATAAGTGGCATAATGTGTGTCTTGTATCAAATAGAGCTTTAAATACTAGTAATCACAATTTTATTTATGTTGATGGAATTTTAGATACAGTTCAAGGTTCACTTAATAATGCCAATAATTCAAATTATGGTAATTATACTATGTATTTTTTTTCTAGGGCTAATACTAGTTATTTTATAAGTGGTAATTCATCTAATTACTTACTATATAATAGAGCATTAACACTACAAGAAATTGAACAGAATTATAACTCTTTAAAATCAAGATACGGATTAAATTAATTAGAATATGGCTTCATCAATATTTAACCCATCAATAGTAATAAATGGTTTAGTGTTACTTTTAGACTCAGGAAATGTAATATCATATCCACAAACTGGTTCAACTTGGACTGATTTGAGTGGAAATGGTAATAGTGGTACTTTATTTAATTCACCAACTTTTACATCTGGTTATTTTACTTTTAATGGGTCAAATCAATATGTTTCTTTTGGTAAGCAATTAATTAGTAATTTAAGTAGTTCAACTGTAAGTATTTGGGTAAAAGTTTCTAGTGGTGGGGCAATGTATTGTGAGAGAGATTCAAGTGGTAATGACATATTTAAGATTGATAATGGTAGTTCTTTTGATGGTTACACAATAGGTTTTGTACAGCGTAATGACGCAGGTAATTTAACACAAGTAAAAACTAGCACTTCAATAAGAAGTGGAAATTGGACAAATATATGTGTTACAAACAATTGTAATGCAATTACAATATATCTCAATGGAGTATTATCTACAACAGGTAGTATTACAAATAGTACGTTAACAAATAGTGGTATTGATGCTAGATTAGGTGCTGATAAGGGAGATGGTACACAATATTATAGTGGTAATATTTCATCATGTTTATTATATAATAGAGCATTAACAGCACAAGAAACACAACAAAATTATAACGCATTAAAGGGAAGATTTGGTTTAAGTTAAACCATGATATTTATAAATAAAAAAATGGCACTAACAGCAAATATTGAACCAGTACAAATTATTTCACAAACTGGTGTGAAATTATCATGTTATGTGATAAATTATGACTTACAATCACAATCTTGTGATTTATATTGGTGGTTGTCTGATGACAATGGAAACAATATATATAGTGGTAATTATAGTGTTCCACCAGATGTTTTAGCAAATTGGGGGCATGATGATACGATTATTATACATGCATTAGCTAATGATAAAGGTTTTATTATAATTGAATAATTATTTGATATTTATAATAAAAAGATATGGGTAATATTAAAAACTATGATTTTAGAAGGCTTGATTTAAAATTATCCAATAGTGATTATTGGGATTTTTATTTGGCTGATGATTATACAACGATTGGTCCAAGTGATTATAATAGTTGTTTAATTATTGATTTTGATTTTAATAACCCAAATATATTCACATCTGGTGCACCAACAACAATTTCTAGTCTCGCTGCATGGACTGGTGCAACAAATACTGGTTATACACTCACAACAATAGGTTTAACTGGTATTGATAATGGCTTAGTAACTTTTACAAAAGACCCAACAGACCCAACCAATCAAGCATTATTAGCAGCATTAACAGGTTCAACACTTTATATACCTTCTGGTGATAGTCGTTTACACCTAAATATGGTTTCTGGTATGACTGGTGAATATATTTATCCAATCGATATTTTAACTGGTACAACGGGTCAATACGCTAAATTATCTGGTGGTTTCTATCAAGGTTATTATAAAATTCATGGTACTAATTACAGAGTTTTACCAGATAAATACGATAATGGATTTACAGCTAAATTTACACTTTATAAAGATGATACAACCATTTATGATGGTAATACTTTAAATGATAAGTATCCAAATAATAAAGGGTTTTTCTTTTATATGGGTACTAGAGCTGAAAATAAATTCTGGGATTTATTTACTGGTGCTGATACTGGTTGTACTAGTGGTTGTACGGTTACATCTGGTTGTACAGATATTTTAAGTCCATGGTGTACAATACCAAAGGAAAATCAAATATTCATTCAAGGAACTGTTAATACTGGTGATACAATATCCTTATATCCAGACCAAACAAATAAAGAATATATTACAAATCAATTTTTGATTTATGGTCAGGCTGGTCCAAATAATTCAAATTTTTATCCATGTTCAACAGGGCCTAGTGGTTTAGGTAATCAAACTGCTTGGTCATATGATGGTAAACCAGTTGTTATTGTTACCCCTAAAACTGTTGTAACCAACACACAAAATCCATTTTTAATTTATGGACAAGCTGGTCCAAATAATTCAAATTTTTATCCATGTTCAACAGGGCCTAGTGGGTTTGGTAATCAAACTGCTTGGTCATTTAGTGGATTTACAAAATCTATTGAGTTTGATAACATAGACTATAAATTAGATGTGGTTGATAATGCTGTTGGTTTTAGAATTAAAGATGATGGTAGTATTGGTTATAGGTTATTAACAGTTACTGGACAATGTTCTGGTGGTACTTATGTTAACGGACAATTAACGGGTGGTACATATATAACTGGTGTAACAGTACAAGAAGCCTATTCAGATGCTGGTTTGATACCATATCAAACGTGGACTGATATTGTTATTAGATTTACAATGCCAGATTATTATAATCTTAATCAAATTTATAGTAAAAAAAATAAGACTGGTAATCTTATGTTTTATATTAATGGTAAACTTAAATTTGTTGTAAAGAATTTTCCAGAATATGTTGGTAAACACTTAAATGACCACATGGAAAAACAAATTGGTGTTCCATTTAATATTAGTCTTGGCGGTGGTTCACAGGGTCTTATTGAAACGATGACCTTTGATGGGATTGATGCAAGTGATTTGGGTTTAGATATTGAAACTAATTTTGCTGGAAGTTTTATTGGTGGAATATCTGATTTTAAATTTTTTAATTGTGATTTAAGTTATGTTGACATTCAATATTTATAAATTAAATTAGGATTAAGAGTATATTTATATAAAAAGTATTTAATTTAAAAATATGTCAGACAGTTTAATATTAAGGACATCGATAAGTCCATATGGTGATACCACTAAGGGTAGTGTTTTATCTGCACAAGAACTTGATGGAAATTTAATTACGTTAAAGGGTGGTCAGGTTAGCTCTATGAGTCTTACCAATAATGTTCTAATGCTTAATCAATTAAATGGTAACGTTTTAGATATTAATTTAAGCTCAATTGTTGCTGATAGTAAATCTGGTATTAATGGAATGGTTTTCGATAATTCCAATTATAATTTATCAATTTATAGGAATGATGGTGTAACTTTTACACAAAGTTTAGCTATTTTAGCAACCGATATGACTATTACTGGTGGTACATTTGATAGTGGTACTGGAACAGCAACCTTTACGAATAATAAGGGTGGTTCATTTCAAGTAACTGGATTTGTTACTGGTTATACTGATACTCATATTACTGGTGTAACATTTGATAATTCAAATTATATACTTACATTAGGTGATAACGCTGGTGAAATATTTAACACAAATTTATCTATTTTAGCAACAGATATAACCGTTACTGGTGGTACGTATAATACAACTACTGGGATAGTAACTTTTACAAATAATAAAAATGGTTCATTTCAAGTTAGTGGTTTTACCGTTGGGTATACAGATTTATATGTTAGTGGTGGAACATTTTCAAATGATACATTATATTTAAACAGAACAGATGGTGTTAATGAACAAGTTACTGGGTTAAGTGAAAATATTCTATATAATACAAAAATTCCTTCAGGTACAACGGTTGGTTATAGTGTTGGTGGGATTAGTGGTGGAACATTAGTTAACAGCTTAACTGGACAAACAATAATTAATATTTTAGATAATATTTTATTCCCAACAATAAATCCTAATGTACAAACAAATCCGTCATCATCTTTAGGTGTTACTGTAACACCATCGGCTGGTGGTCAATATTTATATTTATTAAGTAATAACACTTATTTATTTTTAGTTTCTGGTGCAACAACATTTAATATATATTTAACTGATAGTTATAATGCTGGTTCAGTTTATTTAAATGGAACACTTCAAGGAGCTGCTGGTGGTAATGCTAATGTATATACCTTTTATGTACCTAACTCAACATCACCAGTTACCATAGGTTCATCCAATTATAATTATATCCTTACACCAACAATAGGTCAATTAACGTCATTTGGTGTCACAACAACTTATGACGTTGGTCCATCATATAAAGATAGTCGTGGTAATAATGTTGGTAGTCTTGTTCCAGCTGGTAAAACACCAAAAGCATCAAGTAATGTTGAAGGGGTTTATCCATTATATGCTACAGTTTATAATGGTAATATTAGTGCTATTAGTGCTTTTACACAATTACCATTATTATCAATGGTGAACCCACCATCAACTCAACCTAATGGTACCCAATCTACAAATGGTGCATTTGCAATAAGTTTTGCGTCTGAAGTTAATCCAAATGGCGGTGCTTGGTTAGGATATAAACAAAAAATAATAATACCAACTGGTATAACAAAAACATTAAATATTATTAAATACACAAATAATGTTGGAAATAATGAAACTAATTCTTGGCCAAGGACCACAATAACATATAATGGGTTAGGTTATTATCAATATGTATATAATGGTAGTAATAGAGGTGCAACTAATGGTGGAAATCAAACGTATATTTACTTTACATAAAAAAATAAAAAATGAGAATAACTGGAGATACAATACTAGCTTCTTCATACGAAGTACAAAAATCAACACCATTAGATACTAGACAATGGGTTCAAAATTTATCAGATTTAACTGGTGTGACATTTGGTTCATATTATAGTGGTATGACCGTTTCAGTTTATGGTGATACAGCATCAACAGCTAATAATGGTGTATATTATTTTAATGGCCAAAATCAAACTAGTTTAAGTAGTTGGGTTAAATTAATTGATACAACCGTAATTGGAAATTACTTGACACTATCTGGTGGAACTGTAAGTGGTAATACTGTATTTTTAAGTGGTCTTACCGCAACAACAATATCCGCTACAACATATCAGAATCTACCAGCAACACCATACTTGAATTTATCTGGTGGAACTGTTACTGGTGCAACGAAATTTACTAGTGGACTTACAGCAAATACAATATCCGCTACAACATATCAGAATCTACCAGCAACACCATACTTACCTCTATCTGGTGGAACTGTTACTGGTAATACCGTATTTACTAGTGGACTTACCGCAACTACGTTAAACGTGGGTCAAATATTTAGTGTTAATAGTAATGGTAATGTTGGGTTTGGTACTAACATTTCAGGTGGTACAACTAATGGAATGTGGTATGATGCTACAAATAAAGCATTAAATATTAATAACCAAACACCTCAAAGTACATATAATTTAGAGGTTAATGGTACAATTAGAAGTAATAATGGTATTTTTCTTGGTCAATACTCAGCTCCAAGCTTAAGTGCAACAACTGGTACATCGGGTACATTAACAGCTGGTACTTATTATTATATTGTCACAACTGTAGATAACTATGGTAATTCGACAAATGGTAGTAATGAGGTATCAGCAACATTACCAATTGGTACCACAAATGGTAGTATTTATTTAACTTGGAATCTTATCTCAGGGGCTTCATCATATAATCTTTATAGGTCTACTGGTGGTACAAAAAATGAAAACCAATACATTAATGTATCATCATCAATAGGTGCATCAAGTGTTCCAACAACTGTCTCATATACTGATAAAAACTACACTGGTTATACAAATGGTACTGTTCCAGCATTTAATGCATCGGCTCAAATAGCCATACAACCAAGTGCTGGTAGAACAATTACATCTGGTGGTGCATTATTTGTTGGTGATGGAAACAATTATTTAAGTGATGTGGTATTAACATTAAATCCATCATTTAGTGTTGCTGGTCCTTCGTCATCTGGTTCGACACCTAGTAATAGACTTATAGTTAAGGGTTTAAGTTGGAACTCAACATATGGTGCTACACCAAGCGTTGGTTTTTTACAAATGAACAATGTTTTAAATAATAACAACCCAACGATTGATAAGCTTTCATTTAGTGTTGGTTCGGCTACTCAATCAAATTATAATGGTTCAACACTTAATGGTGTTGAGAGATTCAACATACAGACTGACGGTTCATTTAACCATTATCTTTCAAATAAATTTAATGTATCCCAATCATTGACTGGAAATGGAAACATAAATTTATATAGTGGTTCAACAACTGTTTATGGGAATGTAACTAACTTTTTAACCCAATTTAATATAGGTGATACGTTTACTGCTGGAACTAATGTTTATACTGTAACAGCTATTACCAGTGATTCACAATTAAGTATAAGTCCAGCATTTTCTGGAACTTTGACATCTAACCAAATAACTATTCTATTATATAGTGGTGCTTCTTCTGGTGTTACATATTATGGGGATGTTAGTAAATGGGCGTTTGCACCTAATACACAAATTACAATAAGTGGTTCGGTATATACTGTGATATCATCTGCCGCTGGTACATTTTATTTAGGTACAAACTTTACTGGTACAACTAGTGCTTATACATATACAACATATAATACTTATAATACACCATATTATTTAAATGGTGGTACTAAATTTAATGTTAACGCTAATGGTCAAACAACTATTAATGGTAAATTAAGTATTCTTTCTGGTGTTACTGGAAGTAGTGCTTCTGTGGGTACTGCTAAATTTACTTCTGGTGTTGTGACTTTAACTAATACATGTATAACATCAAATTCTAAAGTGTTCTTAACCGTTACCGCACCTTCTGGTAATATTGGTATACCAACAAGAAGTGGTACAACAACCAATTCTATGCAAATTGTTAGTTTATCAGCTGGTACAACAGCCGTTCAAACTGGTGATAATAGTACATTTGATTATTGGATTATAAATTAAAAATATATGGACTTTTTTATAAATAAAAACTCAACACTTCCTATTCTCAAGCTTGAGCTAATTCAAGATGGTCGAAACGATTTTGAGAAGTTTTTTGAAAAAATACAAAATGCTAATATATACTTTAGCATGAGTGATATTGTGACAGGTGTTAAGCGTATTGGTTTTAAACCAGCCACTTTATCATTAGTTACTCCTGAAAGTTGTATGGGTGAAGAATATTACATAACTTATCAATTTTCAGAACAGGAAACAAGTAAAGCTGGTCGTTATGTTGGTCAATTTACAATTCAATTTCTTGACGGTACTGGAACATTGATAGTTCCTATCAAAGAAGAGTTATATATAAACGTATTGGATGGTGGAATAAAAAAGTAATAATTTGTTTTTTTAAAAAATAAAACGTATATTTGTTAAACTTTAAGTAAAGTTTAAAAATCTTTTTTAGTTAAATCATTTGGTATTTTAATTTTATCAATGTATATTTGCATAAAATTATATATAAATGAGTAAAGTAGATGCTACGATTATTGAATCGTTTCTTAATGGTAACAACCCTAAAAAGTATGTTGTTGGTATTGAAGCCAATTACGGTGAGCCATTCGTTAATTTAATTGTTAACGACCCAGATACTGGAAAAAAAATAGAACGCTATCCTTTTAAGCCATTTTTATGGTTTAAAGAAGATGTTGCCAAAATACTCTATGGTGGTAGTAAAGTAAAAGCCATGCAAAAAGCTCAAGATTATGGTATTAAAAGCCAAAGATTAATGGTGGGTGATGCAAATGGGAATATCCCTAAGAGATTAGAAAATGGGTATAGATATCTAGCAACTTGTAATAAATCCTATAACGATTTAATTCGTTACTTTAAAGATGGTGGTGTCGACATCTTTGACAAAGAATTCTCTAAATTATTTTTCTCTTTTACACCAGTTGAACAATTTATGATTCAAAGTGGTATCCGTATGTTTAAGGGTATGGATGATTATAATGATTTACATAGGTTCCAATTTGACTTGGAGACTGAAGGGTTATCTGGTAATGTTGATGGTATATTTCAAATTGGTATGCGAGACAATAGAGGTTTTGAGCAAGTGCTTGAAACTAAAGGTAATACCTTACAAGAAAAACGTGAATGTGAACGTGAAAATATTAAAGAATTTTTTAGGATAATTGATAGGTTAAAACCAGATATTATAACTGGTTACAACTCAGAATCATTTGACTGGACTTTTATTGTTGATAGATGCCAAAGGCTTTCTTTAGATGTATCTAAAATTTCAATATGTTTAGATGCAAATTCTAGTTTAAAGAGAAAACCAGCAATGCTTAAATTGGGTAATGAGATGGAATCATATAACCAAACATATATGTATGGTTATAATATTATTGATATTGCACATTCTGTTAGGCGAGCACAAGCGATTAATTCTGATATTAAGGGTTGGGGTTTAAAGTACATTACACAATATTCTGAAATTAATAAAAAGAATCGTGTTTACATCCCAGGTGATAAAATCCACACAATTTGGTCCGATACAGTAAATGAGTATGCTTTTAATGATAATAATGGTGATTGGTATAAGATATCCGATAGGATGGAACTAAAAGAAAACTATGTTATAGTTAAGGGTGATTATCTTATTCAAAGATACTTATTAGATGACTTATGGGAAACTGAACAAATTGATACAATATTTAATCAAGCAGCTTTTTTGATTGCTAAATTATTACCAACAACATATAGTCGTAGTTCTACGATGGGTACTGCTAGTCAGTGGAAGCTTATCATGGCCGCTTGGTCTTATGAGAATGGCTTAGCTATTCCAGAAACAGAACCTAAGCGTGAATTTACTGGTGGTTTATCAAGACTTTTAGAATTAGGTTATGCTAGAAATGTTGTTAAACTTGACTATGCTGCGTTGTATCCTAAAACTGAGTTAACACATTTAATTTTTCCAGATTTGGATATTAGTGGTGTGATGGAAGGCTTGTTGACTTATGTTGTTGATACTCGTGATACATTTAAATTCTTAACTGGTAAGGAAAAGAAAGTAGCTAAAAAATTAGCTGATGAAATTGAATCAAATAAAGATAATTATACACAAGAAAAACTAGATGAATTAAAAGTAGAACAAAAAAATCATAAGGCTTTAGCTAGTCTTTATGATAAAAAACAGCTACCACTTAAAATACTTGCAAACTCTTGGTTTGGTGCATATGGTGCTCCTTATATTTTTAATTGGGGTGCCTCTGATTGTGCTGAAGAAACAACTTGTCGTGGCCGTCAGTACTTAAGACTTATGGTTAGACACTTTAGTGAAAAGTATGGGTTTAAAGCACTTGTTGGTGATTCTGTAACATACGATACACCTGTTTATATTAGATATAAATCAAATAAAAATTATATTGATGTATTACCTATATGTGATTTATTTAATGAAAATTCAGAATTTTTAGATATTGATAAATTTAGGGATTTTGAAGAAAAACCATTTGAAGTTTTGACACGTAATGGTTGGAAAGATATAAAATACGTATACAGACATGAAACAAATAAAAAAATTCATAGGATAACAACTAAAGATAGACTAATAAATGTTACTGAAGACCATTCGTTATTTAAAAATGGTAAAGAGGTTAAACCATCTGAACTTAAAAGATTCGATGAAATTGACACATATGAAATTCCGAGAAATAATGTTGATACAACGTTTAATATTAGTAAAGCATATTTGTGTGGTTTTTTCTTAGGGGATGGTTCTGCCAATTGTTCAACTAGAAAACAAAAATATGTTTCTAAAAAAACTGGTGAAGTACATATAAATAAAGGTAAAAGAAGTGATTGGAAAATATCTAATTCGAGAATTGGGTTATTAGAAAAATTACAGACTATACTTAAAGATGAATATTCCATTGATGCCGTGATTAAGAATCATGTTAAATCAAGCGGTGTTTATAATTTGGTTGTACATAATGTTGATTTTGCTAATAATTTTTGCGAAAACTTTTATACATCATATAGAGAAAAGAAAATACCATATATGATATTAAATGCAACTGAAGATATTAAAAAAGCATTTATTGAGGGTGTTTTTGCTTCGGATGGTTATGGTGATACAATAGAGGATTGCTCTGATATTGGTATGAAGTCACAAGTAGCTATGGCTGGTATTAGTTTGTTACTTAAAGAATTAAATATTGAATATAAGATTAAAACAAGGTCTGATAAGCAAAATTTTATTTCATTTTCACTAAAAAACAATAATAGAAATAATTCTCCATTTACAGAATTAACAAAAAAGAAAACTAATGAGGTTTGGAAAAACGAAATTATTTTAAATAAAGATAAAAATAAATTTGTTTATGATATATCAACAGAAGATGGTACTTTTATTTGTGGTATAAACGGTATAATAGCACATAATACTGATGGTTTCAACTTTTCTTTTCCTGATAATATCGATAATATTAAGTATTTAGCTAAGGGTTCACATTGGAAAACAACTGAAGATGCTGGTAAGGAATTATCTGGCTTAGAAGCTGTTTTGGCTGAGTTTAACGAAACTTATATGATTGGTAGGATGGGTTTGGATATTGATGATATTTGTACTTCAACAATCAATTTCTCACGTAAAAACTACGCTAACGATATTAATGGTAAAATTAAATTTGTGGGTAACTCCATCAAATCTAAAAAGATGCCAGTTTATATTGAAGATTTCTTAAGTAAGGCTATTAGGTTATTATTAGATGGTAAGGGTTCAGAATTTATAGACTTTTATTATGAATACGTTGATTTGATTTATAATGGAAATATTCCAGTTGTAAAAATAGCATCTAAATCTAAAGTTAAATCAAGTATTTCAGATTATAAGAAAAAAGCATTTAAGAAAAATAAGGCTGGTAATCCAATGCCTAAACAAGCACATATGGAGTTGGCTATTAGGGCCGATTTAGACGTTAATTTAGGTGATACCCTTTACTATGTTAACACTGGTAATTCAAAGTCTCAAGGTGACCTTAAAAGCGTTAAAAAAGATAATGGTGCAACTGAGTTGCAATTGAATTGTAAACTGATTGACCCGATGATTGTTGAAAGCAATTTAGAGGTTCTTAAGGAGATTGAAACCATTAAAAAGATTATAGCTACGGAAACAGATGATGATAAGATAGAAAAGCTTCAAAATCAAATTGTAGAAATGGAATCAACTCTTATTAGAGATGATTATAATGTTGCTAAGTATCTTGAAGCTTTTAATAAAAAGGTAAAGCCGCTTTTGGTTTGTTTTCATATCGATATTAGGGGTAAAATTCTTTTAAATATCAAAAAAGATAAAAAAACTAAACTTGAGAAGTTGGAAGAAAAAAATATATTCACTAAGTTGCAATGTGAACTTGTATCTGGAATGCCAAATAAACCAGAAGACCAAGATTCCTATGAAGAATTGATGACAATGGAAGATAAGGAAATTAAATTCTGGATTAAGGTGAATAAGATTCCAAATAATATGACCGAAGACGAATTTGATATTATACAAAGAAATTATATTGAAAGAAAACGTATTGAAAGAGAAGAAGGTATTGCTCACGAAAAACAACTGTTACAAGATATATTTAAACATCTTGAATATCATGAATTATTAGATATTAAGAATGGTGAAAATATACCAGTTGAGATACTCACAAATAGAGACTTAAACTTTGAAAATGGTGATATAATATCTAAAAAATGGGATGAAGTTGTTGGTAATTTTAGGGATATCTTTAAATACGAAAAGGAAATTAAAGAAAGACACGAATGGTATAAATCAACAAATAATACTAAGGATGATAGATACCAAGATTGGATAAATTATCGTAACGAATTAGAGGTTACTTCAATTAAAGTTCATTTTGAGGAAGAGCTTGAAGCATTTGATATTAGCGAACCAATTAGAAGGGTAGCTGATAAAATATCAAAAAATGAAATAATTATACCAGTAGTTGTTGAAACTAAGAAACAAGTTAAAAAAGAAGATGATGACGATGATGAAGAAATTGAAATAGAACCAATTGATGATTTTAGTCCAGAACTCCAACAGTTTGAATTTAATGTTGAGGTACCAGAAAGTATATCTGAACCACCTATTCAAAAAGTTGAAGAGGTTGAGGAAGAGGATGAATGGAATATGTTTTAAAAAAAATGGGTTCTGTGTTTATAAATAACACAGAACCCATTTTATATTGTTAATAAACCCAGAATCCCATTGGACGAAATTTAAGTGTAGTGTTTAAATTAGTGGACTCATCTGCTTGTCGCTGTAATTGTGATGTTGAACTTAATCTAAGAAGTCTTGCATCGAGTCTTTCAAGTACTGCCTTTTTTTCATCGTTACCTTCGGATATAAGTGTTTCGTAATCCATTGTTCTTTCAGCTTCTGGGGGTCCTACTACACCACCGAATTTACCTCTTGTTCTACCTAAGGCTCTTTTTGATTCCGCTATAAATAATTGTCTAATAAGGACTTTGGTTGGTTCGTTAAAGTCAGCGAAGTCTAATTTTGCTAATGGTACCTCATTTGGCATTCTAATGATGTCTTTATTAGCTTGTCTACATTCATCAACATTTTTTGAATCAGTTTCATAATAATGATACCAAACTTGACAACCAGCAACAGACATTGAGCTACCAACATTACCGATACCAGCACCGAAGGATAGTTTAGAACCTGGTGTACTTAAAAGATGTAATAATTTTGTACCATCTGGACCAGCTGTAATTTTATAAACTAAGTCACTTCTTACAATTCTATTCTTTAGATTCATATCAGCGGCTGTTAAAAGAATATCAAATGCTGGTGCAATGTAATAACCACTACGACCACCACCTGTACCAGTACCAGCGGTACCATAACCACCACCCATTTGTGCAAATCCACCACCAAAACCATAATCGATACCACCATAGTTAGCTAAAAGAGCTTGACTTACTGCACCTGGTGTTAACCAAAGAACTTCATTTACTTCTCTACCAGCTGGAATTTGATAAACTTGTCTACCTTCTTCAAGGTTTATGAAGTCTTTCTTAAGTTCCCACGGACCATTAGTTTGAAGACCGACTTGCTTAGAGTAAGCATAAGTATATTGGGTTGTTAAATCGAATGACCTTACACTTAAAGCGAATGCCATATCAGTTGTATCTATATTTTGACCTAAAAGAGATTGCCATTGGTGCTCGATTAGCCATTCTTGAACGTATTGTGAGTAATCTTCGATGGATATTTCCAAAAGAGTACAAAGAGTTTCATCTTCCAATTCAATTTGACGAATTGGGGCACCCATTGAATGTCTAAATTGCTTAAAAAGTCTATCTCTTTCTTCGGTACTAACAGCCATAATGTTTATTTTCTTATAAATATCGTAAAATGTCGAATTAACCTAAAAATTGTTTAGTTAATTCAAACAGTTCATTGATACTTCTAAAAGAAACATTTGGTATAAGTACTTGATTTTTCACACGTACCATTGGTACATCATCACATTTGGTGATTTCGTAAAGTTTATTAAACTCTTCTTCATTTTCTGGTAGATTAACATCTACATCAATAAATTCAATACCTTCATTTGTAAGCATTTCTTTTAATTCCTTACAATATGGGCAATTTTCCACACTATATACTCTCGTCATTTTCTAAAAGCATTTTATCTATCATAATTTCAAGTATTTCATCATCTGAAAGCTTTGCATCACCCATGATAGTTGAGATGATGTCTTTTTTATTTTTTAAAACATTCCACATTCTTGTTGATATTGTTTTATCGAACAATTGATAGTAAACATTTACGTCATTCTTTTGGCCAATTCTGTAGCAGTTGTGTACATTATAGTTTCCAACAACAAAAGAATTATCGTCTTCAACAGATAAATCATAAACTCTTTCTTGACCTCTTTTTGGCTTACTAATGTGTATACCAACTATTGGATATGTAATGTATTCACCGATTTTTTTAATTCTATTTAACCCATTTTTATTGTCAATAGAATTTTCAGTTTGATAATATACCATATCATTTATTGGTCTAATAGAAAAACTGACATTATTACCTAAGTTGGCTGAACATCTTACCAATTCGGAACCTAGCTGACTTGAAGCTGTAATATTTTGCTGTGTATTTTTTCTAAAATACCCATCACCATGATTAAAACCGTTAATTAATGATGATAATTGTTCAAAATTTAACTCATTAATCCAATCAGGCATTTTTTTATTTTTAACACCACAACCAAATAACTCACTAAATATAATCGCTAAATTTTTTGAATAAATAGTACAAGTTTTTACGTTATTCTTATCAATATATGAAGAATGTTTGTCAATATTAAAATGTTTTTTAATTATATCAATAATATACTCGGCAGAGTCATACATTTTTTTATTTGTTATTTTTTGACAAACATTTACCGATGAAGATTTTGTTTTATTTTCTATTACCGACCAACCTTCTGCAATATAAAATCCAAAAGAATATAATAATTCATTAGTTAATTCTATTTTTTCTGGTAGCTCAATTAATCGTCCATTTATTTGTTCAGTATTGTGACTATTTATAAATGTTTTATTAACATTATTATTAATAATTAGATATTCTTTCCTTGATTCTGGTAAATTATTAGACTTTAAAGTTAAAAAATGTTTTTTAATATCTAAATTTTTAGCTTCAACCCAACTAAAAATTTCTAATTCTGAATCATAAATAAATAGTTTATGGTCTTCTGTTACTGATAATTCTTTATTGTAACCAAATGCGTTTATATCATATCTTAATTTATTCCTTTCTAAATGGGTGTGCTTATTAACAACCTTTTTAAAATTACCCATGTGCGTGTAAACCATATCCCCAATATTAATATCTTCAATTAATTTATAACCATTATTAGTCATGACTAATTGTCCGCCAAATATACATCTATCTTCAGCTTGTTCATTATTACCAGTAACCCAATCAAATGAATTAAAAATAACAACTGTAGCTTCAGTAAGTGTTATCCCAACACCAGCTGATTTTATATTACCAATAAAGACTTTAACATTTGGATTATTTTGAAATGAATCGACAGAATTTTGCTTATCTCTGTCACTCATAACACCATTATGTGTTACACATAGTTTACCAAAGTGTTCAGCGAGCTCATTAAGCTCATCTGTAAAGCTTGTAAATATAATTACTTTTTTACCAATTTCAAGAGCATTCTCAGTCATCTCTATTGTTTCTGGAATAGCTTCCATAGCAATAAACTTACGCAAAAGAATCAATTCAACAAGGTCTCTTTGTGTTGATGCCTTTTTATTTTCTTTTTCTAATTTTTGAAGGTACTCATCCCAAAGCATATCATACTCTTTCCAACCCTTATCCGATAATTCATGATAAACTGGTGTTATCACTTTATCTGGCATATCCAAAACATCTGTTTTAAGTCTTCTAATAATAAGATTTCTTGTTTTAATAGATAATTCTTCAAGGTTTGATGCACCATCAGTTAACCAGATTTGTTTTCTACTACCATTCTTAAGTGTTCTAAAGAATTTTTTAGCATCACAATATCTACTAGCAAAATAATGCCAATTATCAGCTATTGGTGCTTTGATAATCTTAAGCAAATTAAAGAAATCCATTGGTCTGTTAGCTATTGGAGTACCAGTTAAAAGCCAAACCTTTTCAATACCGTGGTTTACAGATAGGTCAACCATAATTTCACCACGAATGCTCTTATTGTTTTTAAGATTATGTGCTTCATCTACAATTGCAAGGTCAAAACGAGAATTAACTATGTGTCTATTAAGTTCAAGAACTGGGTCAGTGTCTTTTTTCTTTTTACCATCACCAATTGTGTGAAAATTCTTAAGTATATCAAAATTTATGATTGTAAATTTGGCTCTATCCCATTTTCTACCGTTAACTATTGTTACATCCTTACAAAATACCTCTATTTCACGTTTCCAATTTATTTTAACAGATGATGGACATACAACAAGTATATTCTTAGCACCACTTTCTAATGCGGCAATAATTGATTGAGTTGTATTATGTGTAACAACATAGCTATCCATTACATATAAATGGTCTTTTGCCTCAACCATAATACATTGACCAGTTGTAACCCTAGAAAATTCTACAGATTTAATACCTCTAGTTGGATGATATTTTTTATTTTTATTTAAGTATTTAATTTTTCGATTTAATTTAAATGGTATTATTTCAATTGGTAAATTAATTGTTAAAATAAAACATAATTTACAATCTTTTATTGTTCCATCTGGTAGTTTATATTTTCCAACTTTTGAAGTCATTTTTACAACACCACCTAATGATTGAACCAATTCTCTAACATTGTTTGCAAGTTCTTTAGAAACAGTATAATATTGTACCGTTCCAAGTTTACTACAATAACCATCTGTATCTAATAATCCTTGAAGTAAATTAATTCTATCATCAATATCACTATATAGATATGGTTTTGGTATAAATTTAAATTCGGATGTTAAACCCATAAGAGAATATTCATTTAATTCCCTAATTACTAAATTAGTATTATTAACACCACATAAATGATATTGCATATCACTGAACATTTTTAATTTATGCCCAAGTGGTAATCGTTTATTTATTTCGCTTATAATTTCAATATCATTTGATGTAAATCTAATATTATGTGAACTAAACCCACCGTCACCTAATAAACACCCCATAATATAAGGGTCTAAATTTAAACTAGACTTACAAAATTCAACAGGTTTAACTATTGGTAAATACCATTTAACATTACCATTGGTTCCATAAGTTAAATCGGACATAATAGCTTTTAATTCTTTAACAATAAAACCTTTGTTTCTTTTTTTATGGTTAGTAGTTTGAACAGCCCATAAGTGTTCATCGCAAGACTCAATCATAGTTCCATCGGTTAACGTTATATTAAAAAATTGTTTTTTAGGTTGCGGATAAACACCTAATATTTTAGTTGGTTTACCATTTGAACCTATAACGTAATCACCAACTTTTAAATCACCGTTTTTAACCCAACCATAAGGTGTTAAAACAGGTGTGTCGTTAGCTAAAACCTTACCAAGTCCCATATCATCTGCGAGGATACATCCGTTACGACTTAATAAAAATTTTATACCTTCTTCTTGGTGTTTATAGAGTTGTTTACCATCTTTAGCCAATACATTATTATACTTAGTAAAATCAACTTCAATATTAATTTCTTCATAATAAGGGTCATCTAAGACTTGTGTCTTTGGTAGCCAATACATTTTAGATTGTTGTTGGTTTTGTTTTAGTTTACCATAAACGTGATAAGTTTTTTCACTATCAGCTAAAATATATTCAATAAGTATTTTTTCTGGAATAAAAGATAATTCATTTTGTTTTTGTAGTTCTTCACCTAAATAAGGTGATATTCTTATCACTTTATTAATAAGGATTGGTTCTTTATCGTGATTATCAATTATGTATTTTGTTTGTGTTTCAGTAAGTACAATTTTTTTATTATTTAGATATTCATTTCGTAATTTTTTTAAATACGGATTTATACCTGAATAATTTTCAAGAAAGGTTATTGCTGAACGGCCCTTTATGTCATCAAGATTTATCAATTAATTTAAATTTATAATAAATAGTTGTTATTGTATAATATACTAATTTTTTAAATAAAATCAATACTTATCGAATATTTAGATTAATGTAAATATTTATAAAAAAAGATTATGCCAAACGATAAGATAGTCCCAATTACGAGAATTAATAAATGGTTCTCTGAAGAAGATTTTAAATTGGAAGAAAAATTAGGTCGTGAAGCCATTGAGGGTGATGGAAACTTTACTGTGATACTTTATAGAGTTGACCGTGAAAATAGTGAATATGATGCTGTTTATGGTGAAGCATCTAAAGATGGTATAAGGTACTTTGCACCAATTGAGTTAAAGGTTGTACCTATCTTGGCCGAACCAGAAAATAAAACTTATAATTCAAATGGTACTGGTAGATACTTACAAGATGGTCAATTAACCTTTGGTATTTATCAAGCACAATTAGATGAATTAGAAGTTGAGATAGCTTACGGTGATTACATAGGTTATGCGGAGAATGAAACAAATATAAGGTATTATAGTGTTTCAAATGATGGTAAGAAATTTTACGATAATAAACATACAATAATGGGTTATAAGGGTGCGTTCAGAACTATTTTATGTGCGCCAGTTAGCTCTTCAGAATTTACAGCTATATAATTATGTCAGTACCTAAAAACTTTAGAACAAATATCAATATTAACCCACCTAAAATTGGATATGATAGGAGGCAAGAAATTATTCATGGAATTGAAGATAATGGTACTTTTTTGCCTAGAGGTGTGAATGAAGAAGATATGGATGCAACATTTATTGATTTTGTTAAGAATCAATTAACTATGAGTTTTGACGGTAATAAAGTTCCAGTTTATTTCTTTACAATACAAAGATGGTCAGAATATACAAAGACTTGGCAATCAACCGATACGTTTAAGGATATTGAGATACCATTTATTAGTATAGTTAGAAGACCAGATATACAAGTTGGTCAAAATCAAGCTGGTATGTGGAACATACCTGGAAATAGAACCTATACATATTTAAAAGTTCCAACTTGGGATGGAATTAGAAAGGGTGTTGATTTATATAAGATTCCACAACCAACTTCAGTAGATATTACATATGAGGTAAGGTTATTTACTGAAAGAATGAAAGACTTAAACCAATTAAATTCAAAAATACATAGGACTTTTCAATCTCAACAAGCATATATTAATGTTAAGGGTCATCCAATGCCAATAATTCTTGAATCAATAAGTGATGAAAGCAATATTGATGATTTTGAAAATAAAAGATTTTATATTCAATTATTTGAGATGAGGCTTATGGGTTATTTATTATCTGAAGAAGAATTTGAAATAATTCCAACAGTTAATAGAACATTCTTATCATTAGAGATTGATTCAAATAAGATGAATAATATGATAACATTTGAGCCTAATAGAAAGGGTAATGTTGTTAATTATTTAGTCGTATTTAAACCAAGGTCACCATTACAATTTACATTTACAGCACAATATTCATTAATTTTTAATCAGTTAATTAATATTGAAAACTTAAAAAATATAAATATGCAAGTTAATGGTGTAACCGTTCTTAATGGTTTAACATTAAGTAAACCAATTACATTAAATTCTGGTGATTTAGTATTGATTACTGTATCAAAAAATTTAATGTTATCTGGACAATTTCAATTAATAGGTAACACAATATGAGTCAAAGTATAAACGAAACATTTATTATAGAACCATCAATTGCAATTGCTTTAACTGGTGGTACGTTTAGTTATGAAACACAAACACTTACACTAGTTAATGGTGATGGTACTATTGTTAATGTAACTGGTTTTACCGATACCTATGTAACTGGTGGTACTTATTCCAATGGTATAGCAACATTTATTAATAATAGTGGTAATACATTTACTATTGGTGGTTTTTATACTGGAACACCAATAACAATATCTGGTGGTACTGGTATATTAACTGGTGGAACATATCCAAATTTTACGATTACTAATACACTTCCAGACCAAATTGTTACTTTATCAGCTCAAACTGGTATATCAATAGATGGTTCTTATCCTAACTTTACATTAACTAATACACTTCCAGACCAAATTGTTACTTTAACAAGTGGTACACAAATAAATATTAGTGGTACATACCCTAATTTTATTATATCAACAATTGGGATTACGGACACTTATGTAACTGGTGGTACTTATTCAAACGGTACAGCTATATTCACAAATAATACTGGTGGTACATTTACTGTTTCTGGGTTTAGTACAAATAATGCTACGCAGTTTACTGGTGGTACAGTTACTGGTGCAACTCAGTTTACTAATGGCCTTACAACAAATTCAATATCAGCAACCACTTATCAAAATTTACCCTTAGATATAACGGTTACTGGTGGTACTTACTCTAGTGGTACTGCAACATTCACAAATAATACTGGGGGTACGTTTACTGTAAGTGGATTTAGTACGAGTAATGCCACACAATTTACTGGTGGTACTGTAACTGGTGCAACTCAGTTTACTAATGGGTTAAGTGGTAATACAATCTCTGGTGGTACACTTTATGGTGATGCATCAAATTTAGTTAATTTTACGAGTAATCAAATTACAACAGCATTAAGTTACACACCTCAACAACCTTTAAGTGGTAGCGGTATTGTTTATGGGAATAATACTAATCCAGTAACATACATTGCTGGTAATGCCAATCAATATGTTAGAGGTGATGGTGTTCTTGCGGATTTTCCATCATCTGCTGGTGGTGGTGGTGGTTCAATTTATTATTTTAATGGTGGTACGGTTGAGACGACAATAAGTGGGAATACTTTTTTACAAATGAGTAAGATTCCATCATCAAGTACTGGTGTTAATTTTAGTGCTACAACTACTGGTGATTTTGCTTATTTCTTAACTGATGTCTTAAGTCCAGACCAAACATCTATACCAGCAGGTATATGGACATTTCAAGCATTTTTCTCAACAAATAGTAATTCCATACCAGCAATTACCGCAAAAATATATAAATATGATGGTGTTAATTTAATACTTGTTGGTCAAAGTCAACCTGAAAATATTGATACTGGTAGTATCATAGATTTACATTACTTTGCCGCATCAGTTTCTGGTACATCTTTAAATATTACTGATAGGATTGCTGTTGTATTTAATGCTAGTAATATTCAAAGTAATAAAAATGTAACACTATATACACAAGATAATACCTTAAGTTCTGTAAATACTACTTTTCCAGTTGGTATTGGTTCCCTTAATGGATTAACTTTAGGAACGCAGTACTTCACGGTAAGTACAAGTGGTACATCATTTAATATTATTTCATCAGCTGATACACATACATTTAATATACCATTAGCCGCAACAAATAGTGTCACAGCTGGTCTTTTAAGTAACACAGATTACAACACATTTAATACTAAAGTGAATGGTAGTGGTACATTAAATCAATTAGCGTATTGGTCAGGTGCGACAGGTATAAGTTCAAGTAATAATTTAACATGGAATGGTTCTTCACTAAACGTTATTGGTAGTATATCCGCAACAACATATTATAATCTACCACTAGATATAAGGGTTACTGGTGGTACTTATTCTGCTGGTACAACTACTTTTACTAATAATACTGGTGGTACATTTACCGTTACTGGTTTTAGTACTAGTAATGCTACTCAGTTTACTGGTGGTACTGTTACTGGTTCAACCCAATTTACCAATGGTCTTACAACAAATTCAATATCAGCAACCACTTATCAAAATTTGCCTTTAGATATAAGAGTAACTGGTGGTACCTATTCTACTGGTACAGCTACTTTCACTAACAATACTGGGGGTACTTTTACTGTAACTGGGTTCAGTACGAGTAATGCTACTCAGTTTACTGGTGGTACTGTTACAGGTTCAACCCAATTTACTAATGGACTTTCGGCTAATACTATATCGGCTACAACAATAACTGGTGGTTCTTTAACATTAACAAATTTAATTAATTTAACTGGTACAACTAGTAGAATGGTTGAGGTTAATACTGGTGGTACTGTAACCGCTACTACAAGTATAATTTCGGCATACTTAACATCTGGTGGTACAATAGCTAATTTGTTAGAAAATACTAGTAATTGGGATATTGATGGTAACTATACTGGAAGCTCTATTACTGGAACATATCAAGGTCAAAAACACTATAATGGTAATTATCTTTTTGAGGCGGTTGCTGATAACTTATTTATAAGATTAATTAGAGGATAATGATATTAAAATTTAATACTAGTGTATTATCGTATAATGGTAGAATTTTAAATTTTGTAACCCCATCTACAGGTACAACTGGAAATTTGGTTACAACAGCTACGTTATCTAATGCGAGTATTGTATCTCAAAGTCCATTTACTGGTGCATCATCTGGTAATTCATATTCAGTTACAGCATCTACAACATCCTATTTAAGTGTTTCTGGTCAAACAGGTTTTGCGATGGGTACTGGTGATTATACAATTGAATGGTTCCAATATGAAACCGATTCAAATTCATTCCCAAGGATATATTGGTATGGTAGTTCACCTAGTTTGGGTATGAGTTTAGAGGGTAGTTATTATTCTTGGGTTGGTGCTTCTGGAACAGCATTAGGTACAAAGGGTGCTATAACAAATGCTTGGCAACACTTTGCTTTAGTTAGAATAAGTAGTAAACTTTACTTTTATAAGAATGGAACGTTAGTTTCTAGTGCTGGTGGGGTTAGTGATGCAAGTAATATTACTGATACAACATCAAATTTTATAATTGGTGCTAAAATAGGCGGTTTAACTAGTGAACAATTTGGTGGTTACATAACTAATTTTAGGGTTGTAAAGGGTCTAGGGGTTTATACTGGTAATTTTACAAGACCAACAAGTGTTTTAACAGCTGTAGCAGCTGCAAATCCTTACGGTGGAAGTAATACCGTAGAAATACCTAATGGTTACACAAAATTATTGTTAACACCTTAATATTTATTATATATATGGCAACTAAAAATATAAATGCGGAAAAAATACAAGGTAATTTATCAATTACTTCTGTATCAGCTACAACATATCAAAATTTACCTTTAGACATAAGGGTTACTGGTGGTACTTATTCAGCTGGTACAGCCACCTTTACCAATAATACTGGTGGAACATTCACCGTTACTGGTTTTAGTACAAGTAATGCAACGCAGTTTACTGGTGGTACTGTTACTGGTGCGACCCAATTTACTAATGGACTTTCGGCTAATACTATATCAGCAACAACATATTATAATCTACCTTTAGACATAAGGGTTACTGGTGGTACTTATTCAGCTGGTACAGCAACTTTCACAAATAATACTGGTGGTACATTTACCGTTACTGGGCTTACAACACCATTTAATGGTGGGGTAGTATCTGGTGCGACTCAATTTACTGGTGGCCTAACAGCTAATACAATAACAAAATCTGGTGGTACAGCAACACAAATTCTTGTGGCTAATGGTGGTGTTATAAGTGGTGGTACTGGTATAAATATATCCGCTGGTACAATATCTGTTACGGGTGTAACTTCTGTTATTGTTCAAGACACTGGTACTGGTAGTACTGTAAGATGTGGTAATAATAACTTAGCTAGTGGTCTTTGTTCTGGTGCTCTTGCTGGTACTTATAACTGTGCAACAAATGCTAATTCTTTTGTTGGTGGTGGTACACATAATGTTGCTAGTGGTACGGCAAGTGCTGTAAATGGTGGTATCTCTAATACATCATCTAATCAGTATTCAACAATAGGTGGTGGTAATACTAATTCGTCATCAGGTTACGCATCAACAGTAGGTGGTGGTCATACCAATTCATCATCAGGTTATGCATCAACAGTAAGTGGTGGTTATGGTAATGCATCTGTTGCTTATTATTCAACAGTAGGTGGTGGGTTAAGTAATACCGCTTCTGGTTATTGTTCATTTATTGGTGGTGGTACTTATAATAGTAGTAAGTGTTTTAATTCAGCACTAATTGGTGGACAAAATAATTCATCATCGGGTTATTTTTCAACAGTTGGTGGTGGTAGATTTGTTAAGGCAATAAATGCTTATTCAACAGTTGTTGGTGGGTTAAGTAATTCGGCTTACTGTAATTATTCATTTATAGGTGGTGGTAGACACAATAAAATAAGAAAAGATATAAATGGTACTGTATCTTCACCTCTTTGCGGTAGCGGTGCTAGTGTTATTGCTGGTGGTCAAGGTAACGCTTTAGTCGGTTATAATAATTTTATTGGGGGTGGTGTGATGAATACTATAGGTTGTGGATTACAAACTTATAATATTATTAGTAATTGTAATAATTCAATTTGTGTTCAAGGAAATCAACCACAATTAAATGAACATTATGTTGAATATTATAATAACAGTGATTGTTTAGTATATGGTGGACGTATAATATATTCATCGTATTATGGAGGTTATTCAATTTTTTCAACAACTTTTTATGCGGGAAACAATGCTGGTGGTAATAAATTATATGATTTAACTTCATTAACTAATACCAATAAATGTTATCATCATTCAATAATTGTTGGTGGTAAAATGAATACAATTTCTGGTAAATATAGTCCGAGTTCATTCATTGGTGGTGGATATAGAAATACCGCTTCTGGTTATTGTTCAATAGTTGTTGGTGGTGGTTATAATTGTTCAAATGGTTCGGGTTCATTTATTGGTGGTGGTGGTGGTAATAGTATAAGTGGTACGTATAATTGTCAATCGTCAATAGTTGGTGGCCGTAATAATAGTGTTTCTAGTAGTTCTAGTGGGTTTTCATTCATTGGTGGTGGGACTTGTAATTCAATAAGTGGTTATGATTCTGCTAATTCATTCATTGGTGGTGGTGCTTTTAATAGTATTTCTGGTTGGTACGCCTATTGGTCTACAATTAGTGGTGGTTATGGTAATCAGATTACTGGATATAATTCATGTTATTCAACGATAAGTGGTGGTAGGAATAATAGTATTTCTGGATATAATTCAGGTTGGTCAACGATAAGTGGTGGTAGATTTAATACAATTTCTGGTTGTTATACTCTTTATTCAACAATAGGTGGTGGTCATGGTAATCAGATTACTGGTACAAATTCACAGTATTCAACAATAAGTGGTGGATATAATAATTATATTAATGGAACAAATTCACAGTATTCAACAATAGGTGGTGGTGTTGGTAATCAAATTTCTGGACAATATTCATATTATTCAACAATAGGTGGTGGTCATGGTAATCAGATTACTGGTACAAATTCATGTTATTCAACAATATCTGGTGGTAGGGTAAATTACATTTCTGGAACTAATTCATGTTATTCAACAATAGGTGGTGGTTACGATAATCAGATTTCTGGAGATAATTCATACCTCTCAACAATAGGTGGTGGTATAATTAATACAATTTCTGGTTGTTATACTCTTTATTCAACGATAAGTGGTGGTTATAATAATCAGATTACTGGAACTAATTCACGATATTCAACAATAAGTGGTGGGATACATAATTATATTAATGGTATAAATTCATTGGGTTCAACGATAAATGGAGGTGTAGGTAATTGTATATGTGGTACATACTCACAATATTCTACAATAGCTGGTGGTTATAGTAATTGTATTTCTGGGCAATATTCATTTGCTGCTGGATATGGTAATACAGTATCAGGTAGTTACTCAGCAGCTATAGGATTTGGGTTAAATGCAACTAGTTGGTGCACTTTATATATAAATAATTTAGTATCACCAACAATACAAACTAAAAATTATACAAATGACACAACAGCCGCTACTGGTGGAATACCAGTAGGTGGGGTATATCATACCGCAGGTGTATTAAAAATAAGATTAACATAATAAATGTGTTTAATAACATATTTATAATAATAAAAATAAAAAAAAATAAAAAAAATGATTTACGCTAAAATTAATCCAGTTGCTACAAAGGTAGAACAAATTACACCATTTTCAAGTACGACAATAACAGCAGATACAATAACTGCAATTGCTCGTCCATATATTTTAGGTTCAGATAAAACTAGATTTGAAGTTAAATATGGTAACGTAACTTTAGATGAAAATAACATTGTAATTAAATTTAATAATATATTATCAAGTGAATCAATATTAACTTCTGAACAATTATCTACTTGGGGTTCTGATGATTCAGTAGTACTTAATATTATTGCAACAAGTTTAGGAACATCAGTTACAGAAATTTTAAGTGGTGCCACTAGAAATATGTTCTAAAGTATTGACAAATAGGATTTATATTCATAAATTTACCCTATGAATATAATTTTTCAAATTAATGGTGGTATGGGTAAGTGTATCATGGCCACCGCAGTATGTGAAGCTATAAAAAAACAATACCCAGATGATACTTTAATTGTAGTATCTGGCTACCCAGACGTGTTTTTAAATAACCCAAATATTGATAGAACATACGCATTTAATGGGTTTTCTTATTTCTATGAAGATTACATAGAAAATAAAAAATTTAAAGTTTTAGCTCACGACCCGTACTTAGAAACAACTCATTTGTTACAAAATGAACACCTTATTATTACATGGTGTAATATGTTTGGTATTACTTATAATGGTGAACAACCTAAAATTTATCTTAGTGATAGAGAGAAGAAGTTTTACGGGAATAAGTATGTTTTTGAAAAACCAATCTTATTACTACAAACAAATGGTGGTGCAAGTACTGATATGAAATATTCTTGGGCTAGGGATATTCCAGTTGTAGTTGCAGCCTCAGTAATTGATGAATTTAAAGATGCTTATACAATTTTACACATAAGAAGAGATGACCAATTCATCTTAGAAAACACAATACCAGTTACAGATAATTTTAGGGCATTGGCAGTATTAATTAGTATTAGTAGAAAAAGATTATTCTTAGATAGCTTCGCACAACATACAGCAGCTGCTTTAAATATGAATTCAACCGTTTGTTGGATTGCTAATAAGCCAGAAGTATTCGGTTATGAATTACACGATAATATCATAGCAAATCATTTTACCGTTAAACCAGAACTTAAGGGTTCATATTTACAAAAATTTAATATTAGTGGCGATTTATTAGAATTTCCTTTTAATAGTGAAAAGGAAATCTTTAATATCGAACAAATAATTAATTCAATTAAAAAGCAAAAGTAATTGCAAAACCCTTTTAAAAATATAAAATCATATACCAAACCCAAAAGTAACAATATTGCGGTATGTTCTGTTTTTTTTAATGCTGGTAATTTTACTAAAACAATAATGAATAATCTATATGTGGATAATCTTCTTAAAAAAAGTGAAATACCTCATTATATGATTGAATTAATTTATCCAAATCAAAAACCAACATTTATTGAAAGTGAATTTGTATTTCACGTTAAATCTAATTCATACATGTTTCATAAAGAAAATTTATTTAACATTTTAGTAAATAATTTACCTAAGCACATAAACAAGATTGTTTGTTTGGATGGTGATGTTATTTTTGAGAATAAAGATTGGATAAATGATGTTGATAGCGAATTAGATAAATATGATGTTGTAGTACCGTATCATGATGGTTGTAATTTAGACCCTTATTTTGATAAGGTCTTATTTCATGCTAAAACGCTTTTAGATATTAGATATGATACTGATGATGGTCCATTTTGTTCTGGTTATGCAATAGCATTCAGACGTAGTTTTTTTGAAACTATAGGTATGTATGAATATGCTATTTTCGGTGGTGGGGATAAGATGAACTTAGTTAATTATATAAGACGACCAATAATGATTAATTCATTTAATTCAACAAAAAAAGATGATTATATTCAAAAACTAAAGTCCTTAAATTTAACATATTCTTATTTAGGTGGTATAGTCTATCATTTATATCATGGTAACGCTTTAGATAGAAAGTATTTAGATAGACATGTACTTTTACAAGGTTTACAATTAGACACTGAAATTACAAAAAATGCTGATGGTGTTTTAGAATTTGTAAACCCACAGAAATATAATAAAATAATGTATGATTATTTCATTGGAAGAAATGAAGATTATATAGACCCAAATTTACTTTAATATGATAGAACAAATATTTTATCAGAGTTCAATGCCTCGTGCGGGTTCAACTCTATTACAAAACATTTTAGCACAAAATCCAGATATATACGCGACACCAACATCTGGTGTTCTTGAATTAATTTTTGCTGCTAGAGGTAATTACACCTCATCACCTGAGTTTAAAGCACAAGACCCTGAATTGATGAAATCAGGATTCCTTAACTTTTGTAAAGAAGGTATGTATGGATTTTATAATGGGATTACGGATAAAAAGTATGTTATCGATAAGAGTAGAGGGTGGGGAATTCATTATGATTTTTTAAACCTTATACATGGTAACCCAAAGATTATATGTATGGTTAGGGACCCTAGGGATATATTTACATCAATGGAAAAAAACTTTAGAAAAGCTAGTGATAAAGCAAGTCCGTTGGTTGATTGGAGTAAAATGCAAGGAACAACGACACCTAAGCGTATTGATATGTGGGTTCAAAATCCACCAGTTGGTATGGCATTTGAACGTTTAGGTGAAATGATTAGAATGGGTATTGATAGTAAAATTCATTTTGTAAGATTTGAAGACTTGTGTCTTTATCCAGAACAAACTCTAGGTAAGATATATGCTTATTTAGATATTCCATATTTTAAACATGATTTTGATAATATCGAACAAATAACAAAAGAAGATGATGAAGTTTATGGTGTGTATGGTGACCATACTATCAGAACAACACTTGAACCAGTTACATCTAAAGCTAAGGAAATTCTAGGTAAGGATGTTTGTGATTGGATAATGAATAATTATAAATGGTATAACGATAAATTTAGATACAAATGATAATTTGGTTAACTGGCCAGCCAAGTTCTGGTAAAACAACAATAGGAAAGGAGTTATTAAAAAGAAAAGAATTTAGTAACGCATTTTTAATTGATGGTGATAAATTAAGGGAATTATTCAATAATCAAGACTATTCTGAAAAAGGTAGAAGAGAAAATATTGAATTAGCTCAGAATTTAGCTTACTACATTAATGATAATTTTAAAACGGTTATCGTTGCAATGGTATCCCCATACAGGGACCAAAGAGAACGTTTTAAGGAAAAAATGGGTGAAGATATTAAAGAATATTATATACATACAAGTGAAATTAGAGGTAGGGAAAACTTCCATGTAAGTGATTATGAACCACCATTATTTAATTTTATAGATATCGATACAACAGCAAAAACACCTGAAGAGTCATCAAAATTAATATCAATTTAAAGATATTTTAAACATTTCTAAGAATAACTTATTTTTCTGTTTTTTTTGAATATTTATTAATAACAATAATTAAATTAAAAAAAAACAATATGGCAAATCAAGTATTCGTTAGTCCAGGTGTTTACACTTCAGAATTAGACCTAACATATGTAACCCGTCAAGTAGGTGTTACAACATTAGGGTTGGTCGGTGAAACAACAAAAGGACCAGCTTTTCAACCAATTTTCATTAGTGATTATGGTGGCTTCCAAACATTTTTTGGGGGGTTAGATAATACATTAGTAAATGGACCAGATGGTAATGGTGCTCCATTGTATGAGTTACCATACATTGCAAAATCTTACTTATCTCAATCAAATCAGTTATTCGTAACAAGGATATTGGGTCTTTCTGGATACCATGCTGGTTTAGCTTGGGGTATCACGCTTAGTGCGGCATTAGACCCGACAACAACTGGTACATCATATGTTTCAACTTATACAGCAAATTATACAGTTACTACTGGTGATACTCTTTATAGTATCCAAACAACTGATAGTAATTTAAATGCTTATTATCAACAAAACCCATCAGCATTTAGCTTTTTGGCTGGTGCAACTACTGGGCAAAGCTATACAATATACATACCACAAGTTAAAAATGGTCTTATATTTAGTGGTGGTTATATTACATTTAATATTATTTCTGCCAGTGTTACACCATTTATTACTGCTGGTACAGTAACAAATATTTACCCAAATTCTGGTTCATCAACTTTATTAACTTATAAACTTACAACAGGTGGTACTCTTACTTCAATTGTATCTACTGATTCATTTGTTAATCAAGTTTATACCGCAACACCTAGTTATTTTAATTTATTTATTACAGCAGCAACTGGTACAGCACAAAATATACTAATACCACAAACATCAGATGGTACAACATTCTATGGTGGTAATATTAATTCAAAAGTTCTTTCAACTGGTTATACAGATGCATCAATACCTGTTTCAGCAAGTTCACCAACTAATTTTACATATACTGCGTCATCAAATAGTAATGTTCTTTATGGTATAACATCTACTGATTCATTTGTTAATCAAATTTATGCTGCTAGTGCAAGTAGTTTTAATTTCTTAACTGGTGCTACAATTGGTACACAACAAATTTTAACTGAACCAACATTATTATATGGTGGTAATAACTATAGTGGTGGTTATATAACAATTAATGTTGCTACAACTGGTTACTCTAGTAGCATATTAACTGGTAATTCTATATCACAATTTTTTGGTACATATTCAGCAAGTACTGGAAATACACTTTATTCAACAACAGCAACTGCTGGTGGTGGTGCTAACGCATATAATCAATATTATCAACAAAATCCATCAGCATTTACCTTTATAGCTAGTGGTGTTAGTCAAACAATACAAACCCCAAATGTTTATAACGGTATTCTTTATAGTTACAATACATTAGCTATTACACCATATGCAACTGGTTATACAAATGGTGGTAATATAACAGCTGTTGGTAATGCAAATATATACCCAGATACTAGTGGTAATGCTCTATTCTCATATACAGCTTCAACCACAGCAAATACACTTAGTAGTTTTGTATCAACGGATGCAATAACAAATCAAATTTATGCTGCTAGTGCAAGTAACTTTAACTTCTTAACTGGTGCTACATTAAATTCAACTGGTTCTTTAGCTACAGCTTATGCTCCAAACGGAATTAATTTTAATTATAGTGGTATTAATTATAATATTAATGTATTAAATTATACAACACCAGTAACAAGTGCTATAACTTCTGGATATACCGCTGTATATTCAGCTAGTACTAATGGTATACTTTATTCTACATATAGTCTTAATAATTCAATATATAACTTAGTTTACGCTGCTAATCCAGTTCCTTTTTACTTCTTAGCAACAGCTAATACTGGTGCAACAAGTAATATTGCTATAACACGCACACAAATTGGTGCTTACTTTAGTGGTGGTAATGTAAGTGTAAATGTACTTTCAACTGGTTTTACAAGTCCATCTAGTGTAAATACAGCTGGAACAGTTGGTGTTGGAAGTAATTACATAACAAATTTAAATGGTGTTGTATCTTCTTACGCATTGACTAATGTATATGGTAACCCAAATTATGTTACTTATTTTAGTGGTTCAGTATCACCTTCAGCGTTTACTTTCTTAAATACTGCTAGTACTGGTACTATAACTGGTCCAACATCAAATAACGGTGCTTACTTTACTGGTGGTAGTATTGCAGTAAGTGTACTTTCAACAGGTTATACAAACCCATCTAGTTTAACAGCATCTACTTCAGTATTTAATGGTACATTCTCTGCAACAACTGGTGGTACACTTAATACAACAAGTGCAACTGGTGGTGCTGGTTCAGGTTTATATAACTCAGCTTATGCGGCTACACCAAGTGCATTTAACTTCTTAGCAACTGGTGGTACTTATTCAGTTGTAAATGCGCCATCATCGTCTAACGGTGCTAATTTTACTAGTGCAAATACTGTAACAATAGTTGCTTTTGCAACTGGTTATACAAACCCATCTAGTGCAACAACAGCAACTACACAGTTTACTGGTGTATACTCAGCAAGTACTGGTAATACTCTTTATTCAACAAGTGCAGTTGGTGCTGGTTCAGGTTTATATAACTCAACTTATGCAACTACACCAAGTGCGTTTAACTTCTTAACTGGTGGTACAGGTGGAATTGTAACAATAGGTCAATCATCAAATGGTATTAACTATAGTAGTGGTACACTTAATTTAAGTGTTCTTTCAACTGGTTATACAAACCCATCAAGTGGTACAACTGTTAGTACATCAGCTTATACAGCAACGTTCTCGGCTAATTCAAGTAATTTACTTTACACAACTAGTGGTTCAACACCATTGTATAATAGTACATATAGTGTAAATCCTAATATATTTAACGTAATATCTTCAACAGCTACAGGTACAACAGTTAACTTAGCAACAACTTACACACCAAATGGTATTAATTATAGTGGTGCAAATATTAGCGCATATATAGTTTCGACTGGTTATACAAGTCCATCTAGTGCAACTACAATTAGTTCATTTACTGGTACTTACGCAGTTAATTTAGGAAACCACACAATTATTAGTACACCAACATTTAGTACACCAATTGCTAATCAAATATATTCAACATACTCAGCTAGTAGCTTTGGTTTTATATATTCAGCAAATAACAATTCTAGTTATGTTGTAAATGTACCTCAAACACAAGTTGGTGCGGTTGCTACTAGTGGAAATATGTTAACAACAATTAATAGTATAACACCATCTGGTTCATTTACAAACCCATTATTTAATTATACTGGTAATACGTTTACGTATACGGCTAACTCAAGTAATGGTAATATTGTTGCTATAAATATTCCAGCGTCTAATTCTGGTACAACATTTTTCTACAATTATGGTCCTTACTATTTTAATGGTTTTGGTCTTTTATCTCCAGGTCAATCATTAACACTTAATTATAATATTGATTGGTTACAATATAGCCCTAACTATACTAGTTACATGGACATTTATATGCTTTCACAAAACTATGTGGTAACGCAAACTGGTACAACTGGTCAATATATTACAGGTACAACAAGTGGTTTCACTAATGGTTATGCGATTGCTTATAATAACATTACTGTTGGTGTTGGTGGGAATACGACTATAAATACTACATTATATAATATTACTGGTACAACAACTGGTTTAACTGTAAGTACTACAGGTTATTATCAATCTGTAACTGGTTCTACTAGTGGTTTAACAACAGTTAACTCTGGTATTTACCAATCAATTACTGGTTCAACAAGTGGTACAAGTAGAACTAATTCTGGTTCATATCAAAGTATTCAATATAATATGACTGGTACTAGTAGTGTTAACACTGGTATTTACCAATCAATTACTGGTTCAACAAGTGGTACAACTATAATTAGTGGTGGTGTTTATACTTTACTAATTGGTTCAACAAGTGGTACAAGTCAATCATACACTGGTAATTACCAATCAATTACTGGTTCTACAAGTGGTATTACAACACAATATAGTGGTTATTATCAAAACTTAACTGGTACAACAAATAATGTCACATTAACATATAATGGTTTCTATAGTAGTATTACTGGTTCTACAAGTGGTAGTAGCTATACTTACTATGGTGATAATGCTGGTGATTTAACTGGTTTAACAACTGGTATAAGTTACGCTTATACTGGTAGTGGTTATTCGGATGTTGAAGGAAAGATAATAGCACTTTTACGTTCTAGGGCTACGGTTGACGTATCAACTCAATTACCAACATTCCAAATTGCTAATGTAACTGATATTAACTTTAGTTCAACTGCAACTGGTGCAACAAAAAATCCTTTAGGTATATTTAATTTGACTGGTACATCTGTAACGCAAGGTATATTTAATTATGAACTTTCATTTGATGTTACTAAAAAAGATTACGTTCCTAGAGCATTAGGTAGAATGGCTTTTGATAAAAAGACATCAGTATTCGTTGAGGAATTTTACGGTAATGTATTTACTAATGACTTTAATGAAGGTAAAATTTATGGTATTAACCAAAGTTTAATTAATTACTCTTCACCAGGTGAATTTGGTCCATTTGATAACTATTTACAACAATATCAATCTGCTGTTACCCCATATGTGGTATCGGAAGTTAAGGGTAACCAAGTTATTAGATTATTTAGATTCTGGACAATATCAGATGGTAATATGGCTAATATGGAAATTAAAGTTTCAATTGCTAATATTAGACCTGATACTCAAGAATTTGATGTACAAATTAGAGATTATAACGATACAGATGCTAGACCTAAAATCCTAGAAGCTTATAGTCGTTGTAATTTAGACCCAACTTCAAATAATTACATTGGTCAATTAATTGGTACATATGATGGTGCTTATGCGTCAAAATCTTCTTACGTACTTGTTGAATTAGATGTGAACTCAGATACAACTGATGCTTTCCCAGCTGGTTTTGTTGGGTACCCAGTAAGAGATTACCAAACTAGTGGTAATGATAGTGTATTAACACCAGATATTATGTATTATAAGGCTTACGGTACATATGATAACCCACGTAAATTCTATTTAGGTTTAAATGATACTGTTGGTATCGATACAGACTTCTTTGATTACAAAGGTTTACCAATAAAAGGTTTAGAATATAGCGAATGGACTGGACTTACACCAGGTTATCACATGGATATTAATGCTAGTGCGGTAACAATTGCTGATATTGCTGAATACATAAATGGTGGTTCTGGAGCGACTTATAACCCAATATTTAAATTTGATACTGGTGACGCACCATTCCAAAGTGAAGCTGGTGTTCAAGGTACGCCATACGCAAACTTATATGCTCGTAAATTTACACTTGTACCTTATGGTGGTTTCGATGGTTGGGACATTTATAGAACAAGAAGAACGAACTTGGACACTTACGATATTAAGGGTAAGGGTGGTCAAACTGGTTTAAGTTATGGAGCATTTTCTAAGTATCCTCTTCAAGATGGTTCAGAAGGTCTTACATCAGATTACTACGCATATTTAGAAGGTATTTGGACATTTATAAATCCTGAAGCTGTTAATATAAATGTGTTTGCAACACCAGGTATTGATACTTTCGATAACCAATCATTGGTTAACCAAACTATTGAAATGGTTGAGAATAACAGAGCTGACTCATTGTACATAGTTACAACACCAGATTCTGATTCTACTGGTACTCCATTGACGGTTTCAAATGTGGTTGATGAGCTTAATGGTAATTTTGATAGTAACTATACAGCAACGTATTGGCCTTGGGTTCAAATATTTGATTCTGAAAACACAACATACATATATGTTCCACCAACAAGAGATGTTGTAAGAAATATCGCTTTAACTGATAACATTTCATTCCCATGGTTTGCTGTGGCTGGTGTTAACAGAGGTTCGGTAGATTGTATTAAAGCTAGAGTTAAATTAACGCAAACAGATAGGGATACACTTTATGAAAATAGAATTAATCCTATCGCAACATTTGCTTCAAATGGTGTTAATATCTGGGGTAATAAAACACTTCAAGTTGCTGATACTTATCTTAATAGAATCAACATTAGAAGACTTTTATTACAAGCAAGAAAACTTATTTCTGCTGTTTCAATCAGATTGTTGTTCGAACAAAATGATGCTGTGGTTAGAAATCAATTCTTATCACTTGTTAACCCAATATTGGATAACATTAGAAGCGAAAGAGGTCTTTCTGATTTTAGAGTTGTGTTAAATAATAGCCCAGAAGATTTTGATAATAATCAATTAACTGGTCAAATATTCCTTAAACCAACAACAGCGTTAGAATTCATTCAAATTCAATTTGTTATACTTCCATCAGGTGCATCATTTGATAACATTTAATTAGCACAATAAATTAATTTTAAAAAAAGGAGACAAATATTTGTCTCCTTTTTGTTTTTTTAGTATATTTGTAATATTTATTTGTAGATAAACATTTGTTAGTATAAAAAATATATAACCATGAAAATAAAGTTAAATTGTATAAACTGTAATAATGATTTTGAAACGGAGTTTAAATATAGAAGTAAGAAGTTTTGTGGTAGGAAGTGTTTTTTTGAATATTCTAAAGAGCATAAAACTATTGGTAGAAAAATAGATGAAGAAATAAGGGAAAAAAGAATTTGTTTAATTTGTAATAAAGAATTTGAGTGTAAGAAAAAACAAGAAAATAAAATGTGTTCTAATGAGTGTAGAAAAGAATGGAACTCTATAGAAGAAAATAAGTCTAATAGAATAAAATTAAGTAAAGATACATTATTAATAAATCATGGTGTTGATTCAATGTTTAAGAAAATTGAATATAAAGCTAACCGTAATCAAATTTTCTTAGATAAAATAGGTGTTATAAATCCGATGAAAGATAAGTTAATTGTAAATAAACTACAAAAAACTCTGAATGAAAAACAAATTAAAAACTTACTACCAAAACTTAATGAACATAATATAATATTACTTGATGAATACAGTGTAAATAAAAGTGGTTCAACATCAATGTCTTATAATTTTAAATGTAAAAAGTGTGAAAATATATTTTCAAGTACCGTGCTTGGTTCTGGTAAGATACCAATTTGTAGAAAATGTACACCGTTAGAAAAAAATTCAAAAATTGAAGAAGTAATAAAGGATTTTTTAAATTTAAAAAATATTAAACACTTAGATAACAGTAGAAAAATACTTAACGGTAAAGAGATTGATATATTCTTGAGCGATTTTAATTTAGGTATAGAGGTAGACGGCAATTATTTTCATAGTGAAATAAGTGGTGAAAAAGATAGTAAATATCATTTAAGTAAAACAAAATTAGCACATGAAAAAAATATAAAATTAATACACATATTTGAAGACGAAATACTATATAAAAAAGACATAGTATTATCTAGATTGAGTAATCAGTTAAATTTAAATAATATAAGATACTTTGCAAGAAATTGTGAAATTAGAATTGTAAGTAAAAAAGAATCTACTTTATTTTTAGATAATAATCATATTCAAGGAAATTCTATTGATTTAATAAGATTAGGGTTATATTATAATAATATATTAATTTCATTAATGACATTTGGTAAAGAGCGAAAAGCTTTAGGTAATATAGAAACTGAGGATACTTATGAATTGGTTAGATTTTGTAATTTAATAAATTCTAATGTTGTTGGTGGGTTTTCTAAACTTTTAAAACATTTTATTGTAACATATAAACCTAAAAAAATTGTAACTTACGCTGATATTAGATGGTCTGGATTAAATGAATTAGATACTGTTTATATAAAAAATGGTTTTAAGTATATTAAAAATACATCACCAAATTATTGGTACTTAAAAGTTGGACAATATAATCATAGATATCATAGATATAATTTTAGAAAAGATATTCTAGTTAAAGAAGGTTTTGATAAAAACATGTCTGAATTTGAGATTATGAAATTAAAGGAATTTGATAGAATATGGGACTGTGGAAATATGAAATTTGAATGGACTAGAAATTCAATTTGTAATCATGAACTCAGGTGCATCATTTGACAATGTTTAATTAGCACAATAAAATAAGTAAAAAGCCTCTAGCAATAGGGGCTTTTTATTTTATATGAAATATTTATTGATATGAAAAGACTCATAATAAAAGAAAGTCAATTAAAGATTATTGAAAACCACATATTAGAAACAATTGACCCTGAAGAAGCTAATAACCATGAAAAATCACTACTAATGGTAATTAATAAAAAAAGAAATATTGGATTTTACGGTGGTGCAAGTGAGAAGGATATTAATGATTTAAAAAAAAGTGGTTTAAAATACATACCAATTAACATGAATAACGCTTATGTATTTTATAACGATGGTTATGAGATTGAAGCTCAAGAGTTAGCTAATATTGCTAGAAAATTTAGTGGTTTCTTACCATCAACAGGTAAAACTAATTTTAATGGTTTATTCGCAAAACCAGAAGAAGTTTATAGGATAGGAATATTACTTGGTTATGATGAAAAATCAGTAAGAGAATTCGTTTTAGAAAAATTCAAAGACTTTAAATTTTACTAAAAAATCAGATATTTATAAATAAAGTATATGGCAACAAAAATATTGTTAACAACTGAACAACATGAAAAATTAATGAATCATCTTGTATCAGAAATGGTTACAAACACCAATGAATTAATTAATGAAAATGGTACCATAAATGAAAGTGTATGGGAAAAAGTTAAATATGGTCTTTCAAAATTAGGTAGATATAAAGCTAATGGTAAAATTTTTGGAAAGGGAAAAATAGACAAAGAAGCTGGTGCTAAAATTCAAGCAATTATTGATAAAGAAGGTAATGAACTTATCAAGAATTTAAATGCTAGTATTAAAGAAACTAATCCAGAATTCCCTAATAACGAAAAAGGTGACCAATTCTTAAATACTATAATGGAAATTGCAGCTGTTTATGATTCTGTAATCGATGGTGCTAAGAAAGGTACAATACCAGCAGACGCTGCTAATGGTATTATTAATGACCTTAGAGATTATGTTAAGAAATTTTTAGATATTGATTTAAAGGCAGCTTATTCAGTTGTTGATGAGATTCAAGGTAATACTCTTGAATTAACAGAAGAAGAAGCTATGAGCTTAGATGAAGCTTGGGGCCTAGATGAAGAAGATGGTCCAAGTGGTATAAGAAAAAAACCAAATCCAGAAGATATATATGCTAAAGGTGAACCTGAAGACATATCAAAACCAATTGATTTAAATCCAAATGATACCAGACCAGTTAAAGCAAATTCACAAGTTGCCACAACCAATCAAAATACTGGCGTTGCCAACACTAATCAAAATACTGGCGTTGCTACAACTAATCAAAATACTGGCGTTGCCAACACTAATCAAAATACTGGCGTTGCTACAACTAATCAAAATACTGGTGTTGCCAACACTAATAATAGTAATATTATAGATAAAGGTACTGGTAAGGCTAGTACTAGAAATAAAGATATAACAGATATTGATTACGAGGATATACCAAATAATCAAGCATCAAATGGTGGTGCTGCTAGTTCTGCTGGTGGTATTGGGAATGGTGCAGCTGCTAGTTCTGCTGGTGGTGGTGCAGCTGGTGGTGGAAAACAAGGTTTAAACGCTAAGGATGTTAGAGCTGGCTTACAAGCTAAAAGAGGTGCTGGTGATGATTTTGCTAGTACTAGAATGAATACACTTAAATCAAATAAATTACCAATGACACTTGCTGGTATTGGTGCTAGTTTGGGTGCTTTTAGTTGGCTTGTTAATACAGATTGGTTTAAACACTTATTTGATGTCGTTAGTAAAAATCCATCTATTGAAATGGTTAACAAACAGGTTGCTAGTAATTCAGATATTATTGGTAATATAAAACCAGGTCAAGGTCTTACTCAACTTATGAATGCGATGAACCATGCTGGTATAACACCTAAAACAACACCAGAACAATTTTTAGAACAAGTTAAAATACTAGGTGGTGGTGACGTAAATGCTGGTATTAATGCTTTAGCAGCTAAAGGTGGTATATTTGTTAATCCAGATGCCGCTAAATCAGTATTGACTGATATAGCAAAAAATCCACATGGTCATGGTGATACTCTAGGTCAAATATTTAAAGGAAAATGGGCTGGTACTGGTAAATCAGTGGGTGATATGCTTACTTGTAAGGACATGGGCCAAGTAAAAGGACTTATATCTACTACAATTACTAAAGCAGTACCAACACTAGTTATGAAAACAGCTATTAAGACTGGTGCTGGATATGCTGCTGCGAAGGGATTAGGAGCCATTCTAGGCCCTATTGGTTTAGCTGCTGTGGGTACGGGTGCATTAGTTAAAATAATGCGTATGAAAGGCCAAAAACAGTCAAGGGCTAAAACTCTTAACGACTTGTATCAATCATTAAGAAACATAGATGGTGGTGTTGGTTTAGTTGAACCAGAAACAGAAACAGTAAGTGTTGATGCTGTATCAAATCCACAAGAATTAAGTAATATAGCTAGTAGTGATAATGGTGGTGATAAAGGTGGTGATAAAGGTGCTAACGTAGCTAATGCTGATACGCAAAAGGGTGGTGACAATAAGATGTCACAAGTTAATGATGACCTTTATAATTCTATTAAAAATTTATTTAAATTTGTTGTTAATAATAGAAAAAATTTAGGTGTTCGTTCTGCTAATAATGTTGGTACAGCTAATGCTGATAAACTTGTGAAGGGTCAAAAGGTTAGTTGGACCAAAAAGGATGGTTCTAATACTACTGGAACAATTGTTGGACCAAGTCAAAACCCAAATGAAACAATTGTTAAAACTCAAAATGGTAATCAAATTTCTATTAAGACAATAAAACTAACACCAAGTACAAGTCTTAATGAAGGTAAGTACATAAAAGATAAGAGACTTATTCAATTTTTACAGAAAAGCCTATCATACGATAAATTAAAATCGTTTGAAGACTTTATGAATAGAGTTGAAATAATCAGGAATAAAATTAAAAAGATTGACCCAATGGGTGATAAGGCTATTCAAAATTTTATGTCTGAATATAGTTCAAACCCAATTATGTCAACTGATTTTCAAAAATTATTCTCAATAGACCCTAATAATCCACAAGCTGTAAATGCGCTTAAGGCTTTTATTGATGATATTTTTATTACGGTTTATTCTGGTAAATTCAAATATGGTAACATGATTGATAAGATGGCTGGAATCGGTGGAAGTATAAATTCATTGGAAGAAGAAGCTGGGTATAATTTTAAAGAACCAAATAAATCATTTAAAAAAGATGCTCAAAATAGAGGTTCATTTAAAAATAATTTGGTTAAGTTCTTATCAACAACAATTAATTTGTTCCAATATATGAATAAATTAAAGGATAGTGGTAAATTAAATTCTGGTAAAAAAACAAGTAATTCTGGTTCACAAAAACCACAAGCACAACCACAACAAAATAAAGAACCACAAGCACAACAAAATAAAGAACCACAAGCACAACAAAATAAAGAACCACAACAAGTACAACAAGCTAAACCAGCTGGTCAAGCAAATCCGAATAGAAATCCAGAAAAATCAGAAATATCAAATGATATAGAATGGATGGAAGAAAATAAGAGTGTGAAAGAAAATATAGAAAGAATTAAAAAAATAATGTTTAGTTAAATAAAAAACCCAAGTTAATCTTGGGTTTTTTTATGTGTATTATTTTTATTTATAAATTTTTATGATTTATCCATTTTTTTTTATTTTAATGATATTTATAATAAACAATAAACATTAGTATGCAAATATGCTAATAAATATTTTAAAAAAGAAAAAAATATGTCAGATTTATTAATGAAAATGCCCTTACCATACGAACCTAAAAGGAAAAATCGTTGGTTAATAACTTTCCCAGCTGATTTGGGTATTCAACAATGGTGGTTAGAAAGTGCTTCTAGGCCTTCAATTACACAAAATGAAACAGAAATTCAATTTTTAAACACTTCAACATGGGTTATTGGTAGATTTACTTGGGAAGCAATTGACGTTACATTTAGAGACCCTATTGGTCCTTCTGCATCACAAGCACTTATGGAATGGGTTCGTCTTCATTCTGAATCAATTACTGGTCGTCAAGGTTATGCCGCTGGTTATAAGCGTCAAGTTAATCTTGAGATGCTTGACCCGACTGGTGTTGTTGTTGAAAACTGGCTTTTAGATGGTACTATGCTTACAAACGTTAGCTTCGGTGACTTAGGTATGGATGATGATGGTATCGCTCAAATTACAGCAACTTTACGTTTTGATAGAGCTATACTTTTATTCTAGTATCTTATTCGACAAAGCTATATTATTATTTCCGTCAAATACTTGACTTGTATTAATTCTTTTAGTATATTTGTATAAATAACAAGTATATTAAAAGAATTTTTATTTATGGTAATTTGTAAAGAATGTAATAGAGAGTTTGAAACGTTAGATGCTTTAAGAAGACATCGTGTTCAAAAACATAAAGTATCCGCTGAACAAACATATATTGATTATGTATTAGATGGAATTGAACCTAAATGTAAATGTGGTTGTAATGAAAAACCTAAATTTTTAGGTGTTGAAGTTGGTTTTAGGGATTATAAATTAGGTCATGCTTCTAGGGTAAATAACAATTGGGGACATAATCCTAATGCTATAAAAAAATCACATGAAACTCAAAAAAAAATGCACGAGAATGGTGAGCTAACAATTTGGAATAAAGGGTTAACAATTGAAGACGATAGAGTTAGGGATAATATTACTAAAGTTATGTCAAACCCAGAACGTGGTAACAATATCTCAAAAAAATTAACTGGTGTTGCTAAGAGTCAGGAACATATTAAAAAAATAAAGGAACATTCAAAATTAAGATGGGAAAATCCAGAAGAACGTGAAAAACAATCTAATAGAAGAATGGAGTATATAATTAAAAATGGTTTTACACCAACTTCAAAATTAGAAGAAACATTTGAAAAAATATTAATTGATAATTTTAATTTTAAACTTGATAAGGATTATTACTATCAATTTTATGTTAGAAAAATTAAAGCAATTTTTGATTTTAAAATTTCAGGTAAAAAAATATTAATTGAGGTTGATGGTGATTATTGGCATTGTAACCCAAATTCAAGATATGCTGAACCAACTTCAGATGCACAAATAGGTAATTTAATTCAAGACAAAATTAAATCTGAATGGTGTATTGAGAATGGTTTTAAATTACTTAGATTTTGGGAATCAGATATTAAAAATGATTTAGAATCGGTTATTAAAAAATTAAAAGAAGAATTACTTTAAATTTACAAAATTTATTACAAAGAACCCTATGGATAATTCTATGGGGTTTTTTATTTGTGGTATTTACAAAAAAATTATATTATCTATATTTATTAGAATAAAGTTTTAAAAATATGAGTGATATAAAGCCTAATGTATTTCCAAAGGTACAACTAAAAACAACAAATCAAGAAACAACAAATCAAGAAACATTAATTCCAAAACCAGAAGATATTAAACAAATATCAAGTCAACCTGAGTATGAAGAAAAATTACCAGAACTTATTGATGAATTTTATAATGGTGGTAAAACAAACACGCCGTTAGATGATGCTATTGAGCAAATGAGACTTAGAACTTTAGAACAATTAAGGCTTAGGAGTGAAGCTAAACAAAAAGAACAAGAAAAATCTAAGGATGAAGTACAAACTGAAAAACCTAAAGAACAAATAAAAGAACAACCTAAAGTTATTGTACCAACAAAACAAACAATAACATCACCAATTAAAACAAATTTTAATATGAATTCACAAGATTCTTACATTGAACAATTAAGTCAACCTCAATATAATATGAGTTTTGATGTTATTCCTTTACCATCTGAGGGTAAACTTTATAAAAATAAAAAAGCTAATGTTAGAGTAGCTTATATGACAACGGCAGATGAGAATATTCTTACATCACCTAATTTATTAAAAAGTGGTGAATTTTTAGAGATTCTTATAAATAGAAAACTTCTTGAGCATGATTTAAGATATCGTGATTTACATGTTGGGGATAGAAATGCGATTATGCTTTGGATTAGGGCGACTGGTTATGGTGAAATGTATCCAGTAACACTTTTTGATGAAAATAATGACCCATTTGAAACGGAGGTTAACCTTAATACATTAAAAGTAAATAAATTAGGAGCTGAACCAGATGCTGAAGGGTTATTTAATTTTAAATTACCAGTATCTAAGTTTAATATTAAATTTAGACTATTAAACGTTGGTGACATTGATGATATACAAAAGATTGTTGATGATGAAGAAAAAAATGGTATACCAATAAATAATACATCAACATATGCTTTAGAAAGACAATTGGTTGAAGTAGATGGTGAAAGAAATAAAACCCTTATAAAAGAATTTGTTCAAAATATGAGGGTTGGTGATGCTAAGGCTTTAAGGGACTATATAAGTAATATTGAAAGTGGTGTTGATTTAAATATTGAAGTTGGAACCCCTGGAGGTGGTTCCATTAAAACATTTCTTCCACTTAACTTCAAGTTTTTTTGGCCTAACATTTCAATATAAAGCTGAATTATGGGAAGAAATATTTCTTTGTACACAACATATGAATGTAACTTATGCTGATGTTATTATGATGCCAACTTGCGAAAGAAGATTTTATTTAGGTTTATTAGTTAAAAAGAAAAATAAAGAAAGAGAAATGGTTGATGGGCAAAAAAATTCAACTGGAAAGGGTAAAAGACAATCATCAATAAGTGGGAGTGCATTAAAAAGTAAAATAAAAACTGGTGAAATACCATTAAATTAAAAAGAACCCCATATGGGGTTTTTTTATTTTAAGATATTTATATAAAAATAAAGTAATGGCAGTTAACGAAAAAAATAATAGTGGTGGTAATGATGGTGGTAAAATTGTACCAAATAGTAAAGATTTACAAAATTCGGAACAATTAAGTAAAATAATTGACGAATGGGGTTCTAGTGCAGCTAAGTATGTTAGGATACTTAGAGAAACTCATGATGTTCAAGATTCAATTAAAAAAGATAGTTCAGAATACTTAGAGTATCTTAAAAAGTGGAAAAAAACACAAACTGAAATTAATTTTTTAGAAGAAAGATTATTAAAATTAAATAAAGAAAATAAAGAGGAAAACAATGAAAGGATTTCTCAGTTAATTAAACAAATAAATTATTTAAAGGAGCAAAATAATGAAATTAAAGAAGGTCTTGATTCTATTAATAAATGGAATTTAGGTCTTCAAATGTCAGGTAAAATACTTGCAAAAATACCAGATTTAATGATGTCTGGTTTTGGTATGATTAAAAATAGTGGTGTTTTTGAAATAGATAAAGCTATTAAAAAATCAGCATTAAGTTTAGGTGTTTTTAATGATAAAGCCAATGATTTTAGAGGTAATTTTTTCGATGCTGTTGACCAAACTTCACAAATTGGTGGTAACATTGAACAAATGTCCAAAATGCAAAATGAATTCAGTGATGAATTAGGTAGGTCTGTTGAACTTGGTTCAAAGGGGTTAGTGGCTATGACTCAAATGGCTCAAGGTACTGGTTTAGGTGAAGAAGCCGTAATAAAATTGGCGGCTAGTTTTGATAAATTAGGTATGTCAGTTGAAGATGCTCGTGATTTTACCCAAGATACTTATCAAGAAGCTAGAAAATTAGGTCTTAAACCTAAAAAAATACTTAACGACATAACCAATAATATGGATATGTTAAATAAGTATGATTTTAAAAATGGTGCCAAAGGTTTAGCTAAAATGGCTGAAACAGCTAATAAATTGGGAATTGAGATGAAAACAATTGAACCAATGGCTGATAAGGCTTTTGATATTGAAGGTGCTGTTGAAATGTCAGCCCAATTACAAGTATTGGGTGGTAGTTTATCAAGTTTGGCAGACCCATTCAAATTAATGTATAAAGCACGTAATGATGTTGAAGGATTAACTCAAGATTTTGCTGATGCCGCAAAATCTTCAATGCATTTTGGTAAGAATGGTATAGAAATGAACACATATGAGATGTCAAGACTTAGAGAGGCTGCTAAGGCTACTGGTGTTGAATATGATAAGATTGTTACTATGGGTAGAAACCAATTAAAATTAGACGAAATTAAAAAAAGAATTAGTCTTTCTGGTGAACCCGATAAAGATTTAGAAGAATTTTTAGCTAATAAAGCACAAATTAGTAAAAATGGTGTAATAACCTTAAATATTAATGGTGATACTAAAGATATTAAAAATTTAAATAAGCAACAACTTATTAATGAAATGAATAGACAAAAAACTCTTTCGGAGTTGGCTGAAAATTCAAAAAGTTTTGATGAGAGTATTGATGGGATTATTAATAAATTTAAAGTTGATTTTGCTAAAGGATTTTTAACAGATGAAAACATGAAACGTATTTCAAATGGGTTTAAAAAATTAACCGATACGTTAAGTGATAAAGGTTTTCAAGAAGCGATAATTGGTTTTGGTAAGGCAGTTGGAAAAGTATTTTCATTTGTTGTAGAGAATTGGAAATTAATTGCTGGTGTTTTTCTTGGTGGTAATATGGTAAAGGCTCTTTCAGATGTTGGACAATGGATTGAAAATGGAGTTTTACTTTCTGAAGGGTTTTTATTTGGAATGAAAAAAAATAATTTAATTAGCCTTACTGGTGGTGGTGGTGGTGGTGGTGGTGGCCCTACTGTAGGTGGTGGTTTAGGTGTTAGTGCCGCTAATGCAGCTACAACAGCTGAACAAGAAGGTATGATATTTGCTGAGGGTCAAGCTGCTAGAAATGTTACAAATATTAGTAACGATATAGGAGAAACTGGAACAAATACAATTAATAAAGTTGGTGGGGTTACAACACAAAGTGTTCAAAATGTTGAAAAAGCATCTACTAGTGTAATATCTAAAATTGGTAACGTTGCAAAAGGTACTTTAGGTGCTATTGGTGGTACTGTAACTGGTGGTCTTTTAGGTAGTGGTGCTTATGAGATGACTAGTGGAAAACAAGCTAATAAAGGTGGTACATTTGGTGCGATAGCTGGTGGTGCTTTAGGTACTATTGGTGCTCTTTTATTAGCACAACCAGAATTAATCCCACTTTTTTCAACACTTGGTTCTTCAGCTGGTTCATATATTGGTAATAAAATTGGTGAGGTTAATGATGGGGTTGTATTTAATCCTAACGATAAATTTATGAAGGTTAATGATGGTACGATGATTGCTGGTACTAATGTTAATGGTAATAAAGATTTAGCTAGAGTATTGGGTTCACAACAAGTTAACGCACCATCAACACCTATTAATTCATTACCAGGTAATTTAAATGTACAATTAGGTGATTTAAAAATAAATGGCTCAATTGAATTAAAATTAGGTAATAATATAACTCAAGAATTGGGTACTCAATTGATAAATGACCCATCATTTATCAGAAATATATCAAGATTAGTTAACCAGGCTACTCAAACATCTGTTTCTGGTAAACCTGGTTTAGTTAAAAGCTAATAAATATTTAAAAAAATAATTAAAAATAAGTTGATTTTATAATTTTTTTTACGTATATTTGCATATAATATATTAAATAACAACTATTAAATAACTATATAATTATAGATTATAATTATTATTATAATTACAATAAAAAATATAAAATAAAATATAGGCCCTAAATGGGTCTATTTTATTTTATACAACCTTTATTTTGTTAAATTTTTTTATATAATACTATTTATATAAAAAGATTTATACTATGCCATTGTATTATAATACATCAATACCAACAGATAGTACTCGTAATACTATAAATAGTGTTACTGTTGGTACAGTAACTGGTAATGATATTCGTGACTTCTTATTAAGTAAAAATATCATAAACCCTATTAAATATCCACAGAAAGCTATATTTCAAGGAACTGGACCACTTGGTGGTGAACCAGTATTAGATACATTTGCTAATAATGGTGATTCGGTAATTAATCAATTACCAATCGAATCTGAGACTTTTCGTTATGAAAATAATGTTATTAATAATAGATTTGTTAATTCTGATGGGTTACCACCAACATTTGTTAAAATTGAATACCAACTAATAGAATCTAATCCAGATTATCCAACATCACCAAATCCAGATAATGGTACAACTGATTATTATAAAGAAGATAGAAATAAATATGGTATTTTACCTAAATCTAATTTATTATCGTATAGAGAAAAATCTACATTAAAGAATTTATATGTTGATAATACTAAACAAGTTGATGTATCAGATTATATTGTACTTCAACCAATTAATACTAATTCTCAAATAAGTGGTGGTTATTTAGATAAATATGGTGGGATAAACTTAGGTCAAGGTGTAGCAGTTCAAGCCGCTAATATTTTAGGTAGTGCAATTAATGGTCAAGGTATTGGTATTTCAAATCTTAATGGTGGATTATCAAATAGTTTTGATATTAGAAGTTCTTTAGCTGGTAGAGCTTTAACAGCAGCTGGCATACTTAAAGATACTAAATTAGGTGTTATTGGTGGTCAACAATTAGCTTTAGCCTTAGCTAATAACGCAGCGTTTAATACACAAAAGCAAATATTAGGTTTATTTGATGTTAGTACAGATATTACTAATATTATTCAAGGTAAAGGTTTAAATGGTTTTAGAAAAAATTATACAATTACTGTTCCTTCTAATACTAAACCATTAACATATGTTGAAAAAGTATTAGGTTTTTATACACCGAATTCTTTTTTAAGTAGTGATGGTTCACCATTCTCAAATGAAAATGGTTATGTAACCGACATGCAATGGACTAACAGTATGCTTATTAATACTGGTGATGGACAAATTGATTCACTTACAGCTAATATTAAAGCTAATCTTGGTTTAGGTAAAAATGTTTCTAATGGATATAATCAAGACGATACACCATTTAGAAGTGGTTATTCACCAGGTTATACTGACCATAAACGTAAATTTATAGTAAACCCTAATGGTTACGCATTTATGACAACTAAGGGTGATTTATACCCATTTGTTAATGCTTTAACAACAACAACTGGTGGTACTACTACCACAAATAAAGTAATTCCAGATTTAAATTGGAATAGAGAGGCGATTGTTGTTGATTATGGTTTTGTTAGTCCAGAAGATGGTAATATCCATTATAATGTTGACGATGGTGCACCATTCAAAACTAATTTTACTTGGATTACTAATAATGGTGATGCTTTAAATTCAAATAAAGGTGGAATCACGTTTCAAGGTGATTTAGCCACACCTTCAAATAATAAAAAATCACTATTATGGAAAACCCAATTATTATTTAACGATAAAGGTATGAAAAATATCGTATCTGTTAAGGGTGATATGGGTATTAAAAAGAGTACACAAATACAAACAGTATCTTCAGTTGGTGGTATATCTAAGGGTTCAGCTGTCTTAACTAATTGGATGTTTAATCCAAAAGATGGGTCAATAATGAAAAATGCTACTGGGCAAACTGCCGATAATACTTTTTGTAGGGCTTGGACACCATATAATAGATATGATTCATTAAGTAAATTAATAAGAAGTGCTGGTATCAATCAAGCTGAAACACCTGGTAATGGAAATACAATACAAAATAGGTGGAGGTTAAATTATCAAGGTTCTGTATTAGATGATAATGGTTTTGTTAAAATTGTTCCATATAAGACTGATAAAGATATTGATAGAAGTGGAACTTATGGTGGTGGAATACCAACCTCACCTAAGAAATATATGTTTTCAATAGAAAATTTAGCTTGGGCTGGTCAAGCGGCATCTAACTTATTACCAATTGAACAAGGACCTGGTGACCTTTTAACGGGTAAGTTTGGTAGAATAATGTGGTTTCCACCTTATGATTTAACTTTTAGTGAAACAAGTAACGTTAGTCTTGAAACAACAAATTTTATTGGTAGAGGTGAGCCAATATATACATATAATAACACTGAAAGAACAGGTAATTTATCGTTTAAAATATTTGCTGACCATTCTAGTATTATGAATACTTTTGCTGGTAAAAATGGGCCAAGTGAAGATTTTGTTCGTTCATTTTTATCTGGTTGTATTGATTTAGAAGCAAGTTGGGGAAATAAATTTACATATGATGAAATGCATCAAGTAAAAATTAAAACGGTGACTGAAGTACCAAAACAACAAGTCGTAAAACCACCAATATATATCTTTAGTTTTTATTTTCCAAATGATGTTTATGACATTAATTATACCCGTAATCTTAATGATGGTACCTTAGTTAAATTTTATGAACATAATAGCAAACACGAAAATAAAAATGGTGATTCTGTTGATGGTATTGGTGTTTATGCTGGACAAGAGGGTAATAATTGGGTTGATAATACCAATTATGATTTTAATCTTGGTGTTGAAGGTCCAACAGGTAAAAAATATGATTCAGTTTTTAGTCCAAATTTTATTTCTGATTTAAATACTTGGTTAAATACAGAAATAAAGGATGGTGGTTGTAAGGGTTGTACAGCTAGAATTAGTGGTAAGGCAAGTAGTCAGACTGTTGCTAATAATATTAATTCACAACTAGCACAAGAAAGAGCTAAAAGTTTAAACGAGTTTATTACTTCTAATTTTCCAAATGTAAAATGTAAAATAACAAAAACAAATGTTGGTACTGGTAACAATCCTTATGGTACTTATTCAAAAGATGGTTCTACTGATTCTCAGGCTGCTAAATTTGACAGAATAGCTTCAGTTACCTTTACTATTGACCCAGAAAAAATACCAATTGAACAACCAAAAATCACACCTATTAATGGTAGTATACCAAGTAGTTTTAGTAATGGGTTTTTAAAAAGATTTTATACTGAATTAGATTTTTTTGAAAAATTACAAAAAGGTGACCCAGCTAATGGGATTCCAGCAGATACATTTATTTTTGATAAATTTAGGGAAAAAATAAGATATTTTCACCCATCATTTCATTCTATTACACCTGAAGGATTTAATTCTAGATTAACATTTTTATTACAGTGTACAAGACAAGGTGCAACACAAAATTCAACTGGTGACCCACAAAATTTAGCATTTGGTCAACCACCAGTTTGTATTTTAAGAATTGGTGATTTTTATAACACAAAAATAATGATTGATAATGTTACCTTTAATTTTGATGATAACCTGTGGGATTTAAATCCTGAGGGTATAGGTGTTCAACCGATGATTACAACTGTTAATATATCATTTAAATATATTGGTGGTTCAACGCTTTATGGACCTATTAATAAGCTTCAAAATGCTTTATCTTTTAATTATTTTGCAAATGCTCAAGTTTATGACCCAAGAGCTGATTTTATCACTAAATCACCAGATATTGTTGTAAAAGGTGAGACTCCTTCTGACCCAGATACTAAAAATCAACAAACAGCTTTTGATGCTCAAAAGTATCAATTAAATACTGGTTTAAATCCTTTAACACAATCAATGGGTAAAATTACAGATGCTGAAATTGAAAAATTATTTGGTCCATCACAAAGTGATATACAACCAATAAATGCTCAAATTGCTGCAAATCCTAATACTAGCTTAACTGATATACAAAGACTAGAACTTTATAATTTATCGGCAGATACAACATCATGGTATTTCAATATTGGTAGGAAAGATTTAACCGATGATGGTTCGTTAAAACAAGATTACCCTTTATCTGTTAATATTATTGATGGTACAAACACATATAATATTGATTTAACAACTTACTTAGCTGATGATACACCATTAAAAAGTAATGAAACAAGTCAAGATTTTTCATTTCCATTTACATACTTAATACCTAATTTTACTGGTATAACACCTAATATAAATTATACTTTTAATGTAAAAGTTGGTGATGCTGGTACTTTAACAGGAAATTATAGTGGTGATACACTAATCAATTCTTCAAGTGCATCATCATCTGATAAAGCACCAAAAATTGTTGGGTTTAAAAGTTATGAAATTCATTCAACTCTTTATGATTATGTTTATACATTTAATGTTAGTATAAATACAGAAAATATTTATATCATATGTGGCAATACTATTACTCAAATAATAAGTGATTCAGAATTACAAAGTTTTGTAAATAAAGGTATAAAAATAACACTCGAAAATTCTGTTAATCCAAGTGATTTTTCAGAATCGTTAATTATTAATTATCCAGTATACACCCCAATTAATGGAGATATAAATAATGGTTCTATTTGTACAAAAAATTGTGATAACCCATTAGGTCAAGCTGTTGGTAGTATTGGCGTTTATCTTGGTTCACCAATAGGGTCTAACCCTACAGTTAAATTAGTTGATGGAACTTATGTGTTGAAATTATGGTATAATGGAACAATAATACAAAAATCAATGGTTCAAATACCTTTTGATGGTTCTAGTCAAACTAAATATTTTTAATATATGGCATATTTTGATAGATATAATAATTTTAGGGTTAATGGTGCAATGAAACCAATACCAGGTTTAATTTTACCACCACTTTCATCAGATAAACAAATTATTTATGAATTAGGTAAATCAAGACTTGACATTATAAGTAATCAATACTATAATAGTCCTTATTATGGTTGGCTTATTTTATTGGCCAATCAAGAATTTGGTGGTTTAGAATTTAATATTAAAGACCAATCAATTTTAACAATCCCATTTCCATTTGAAAGTGCGATAGAAAGATATATAACATCGATTAATACATACAAGTCTTTATATGGCGAACAATAGTCAAAAAATAATTAAACCAATTGGTACTAGATTAAATTTAGTTGACCCAAATAATTTTGAGTATCAATATGCTGGTAATTCATTTGATGATAATAGTCAATTTAACATGTCTGTGCCAAACGAAGATTTGTGTATTATAGTTGAACTTAAAACAAATCAAACTAGCAGAACAGTTTTAAATAGTAATAATTCTAATTTTACAGTTAATAATACTAATGCTGGTAATTCAAAAATCTTAGTTAATTTTATCGGTGGTAAAAATGATTCAACAGTTACTAATGACCCAAAAAGTAGTTATTTAACGACAAGTTATACTGATGTATCAGATATATCAACCAATAATAATGCTGTTGATGAAGCATTGGGTATAACTAGTATTGACATTGAATTTAATTCACAATATGCACCCATGATTAATATCAACTTTATTGATATTAGAGGTGCGGCTATATTTCAAAATGGCGCAAAATCAAAATATGGTGTTTTTTTTAAATTACCATATCCAATTTTTCAATTAAAAATTAAGGGGTATTATGGTAAACCAGTTGTATATTGCTTACATATGATTAAATGTACAACTAAATTTAATTCTCAAACTGGTAATTTTGAAATAGCGGCACAATTTGTTGGTTATACATACGCAATGCTATCTGATATGATTTTAGGTTATATGAGAGCAGCTGAAGAAACTACTAGGGGTAAAGAATTATTATCATCAAATTATAGTGGTATACCATCAATTAATAAATTATTATCAGATATTGGAAATATTGATAGGGGTGGTAGTGGTACTGATATACCACCAGAATTAGATAAAAAGATTAAGGCTTTACCAACTATTCAATCAGATGTTAGTTCAATAAAAACTTTAATAACTTCAACAATTAATTCTTTTAATACGTCAAATACAAGTTTATTAAATAGTGGTAATGCTAATGACCCTAGCAATAGCAATACTTATAATATTTCAATATTAAATGGTGCTGTTGATGATAAAACATTACAAACTTTTAGTACTGATTTTAATAAATTATTATTAACTTTTGATACTGACGTTAGAACAAATAAATTTTTGGATAATTTACAATATTCTGATACAACAAGTGATAAAAAACCAAATGTATTAAATATTAAATTAAATGATTTAATAAACCCAACAAATAAAGTTGATTTATATAATACAATAAGTTCAGCATATAACGTTGATTCTAAATCAACCGATATTTTAGATGAAATAATAAAAAATTTAATTAACGTTTCCAATAGCATTTCAGATAAAAATTCAACCGTATTTTTTTATGATTTTAACTCTTTATTATCAATATATGTTAATAATAAAAATAGTGCTATTGATTCATTAAATAAAGATTTAAATCTTCAATTAGTTTCAGCCGCTGAAACAAATTTAAAAAGTTTAAACGTTGATACCTCAATAAGAGGTATGCTAAGTGTTTTTACAACTGGTATTGAAATATTCTTACAACAATTAATCGAAACATCACAAAGATATCAAGAAAATAATAGAGTTAAAGAATTATTGGGTTTAGGTATAGAAAATTTAGATATATTAAATAATAAAAATAATAAAAATAATAATTCATCAAATAACCCAACTGTAATATATCCTTGGCCAGAATATGTTTTAAATGGTGAAGAAACATATATTGGTGGACCAAATGGTGTTAAAAATCCAGATAATGTACCAGAAATTCAATTAGTTAATGCATTATATCAAGGTTTTAAAGAAAATGAATTAGTTAATAATTCAAGTGTTGGTGGACCAAATACAGCCAATTGGTTTGCCAGTAACCCAGTTGATTCATCAATAAATTTTATTGGTTTTAATGAAACCAATGAAACAAATCCATATAATAGATTAGGGAATAATGCAACAAATTTAGATATAATAAATTATATAGTTATTAGAGCTGTTACCTTTTTAGGGTTTTCAAATAGACTTATATCAGAAGCTGAAATAACTAACAGTAATGGTGATGGCTTTGCAGATAAAGAAGCGGCAAATTTCATATCCGCTTATCAAAATAATAATAATTTAATATCGGCAGTTAACTTACAATTAAATTCAATCATCTCAACAAATAGTATTTTAGATTTAAAAATAAATGATGTACAAATATTTGATTCAAATAATAATTTTAGGGGTAGTTTTGTACCAATAAAGTCAAAACCAAAAACTACCTCAAATGTTAATACTTCAAATACTAGTCAAACAGTTACTGCGAATTTTTTTGAAGATTATCATTTAATAAGTAGTGATATTACCAATGAAGATATTAAAAAAAATGATTTTTATTTAAATAATCTATTTGGACCAGCATTATCAGCTGATAAACTTGATAAATCACCATTTGATGGTGGTATTGGTTATGACCCTAACACAATACCCAGATATTTAGATTTTATAGATAAAAACCAATATGATACACAAACACCTAATGTAATAAAAGCAGCAAAACCAATTAATTTTAAAAAATTATCTGATTTAAAGTTAACACCAACACCAACACCTGATAATTTAATTGATGTTGGTTTTTTAGCTAATGCTGGTAAATATGGTGTTCAAGAATTTACAACAATTGATTATTCTAATTCAATATATACTTTAAAAAATAATGCAACGACTTTATATTTTTATAGTTTATTTTTTGATAATGCAATTAACCCAAATACTAACATTGGTTACTTAACGTATCCAAGAAATTATGATGGTGTTGGTTATACAACTGATTATGATATTAAAAATAATAATTTTAAAGAAATAACTTCTAGTTCACCTTATGTTACAATAGACGAATTAAATAGTATTTTCATTGCTGGACCAAATAAATCACAAAATACAACCCCTAATTATAATACTAGGCAAAATTTTGGTGCAAATATACAATTAATATCTGATTTAAATAATGCTGAATACCCATATGCTACATTCAGTACCGCATCAAACATACTGAATAATAATGAACCTGAAACTCAAGAAACATTGATTAGTTTATTTGGTTCTCGTTTGTATAATAAACAAAGCATAACTGGACAAACATTTTTATTTTTACATTCACTACCATGGAGAGGTTTAATTTATTCAAGTAAACCAGGCGCATTTAAATTTGGTATTTTTAATGATGATAAAATACGAAGTATTTTTAAATATAGGACTGGTTTTATTCAAGTACCTAAATTATTCCCAGCATTTATCGGTGGTTTATTACTTAGATATCAAGAAGGTTTACTTGGTAAAGATATAATAGATTGGGGACCAAGTAATGATAACTATATACCAGTTTTTAATAGTGATTCAAATGGTCACATTCCAAAAACCGATGAATATCTAAGAGTTGATATTAAAGATATTTTATCTTCAATGGCTTTTGGTGCTAAAGAATTTTCTAATTATGCTAAATTAGAAGACACTTTACTAAATTTACCACAATCCGTTAAGGATTCGTTTATTCAAGAATTTTTAAATTTTTCTCTAACATATGATAATGATGTGAATCAATATTGTCAAATAAAACCTAAATCTACTTGGGAAAATTCATTTAAAAATATTGTAAATGGAACTAAAAATGTTGATACAATTTTAAATAATTTTGACTTACCAAAAAATGGTAAAATAACTGATTATAAAGTTATCACATATGCAAATACTGTTAATGATGCTAATAATAATGTTGATTATTGGGTTGGCTATTCATTATTTTTAGAATATGCTGATGGCAGCTCACAATCAAAAATATTAAAAAATTTAATTTTTGATTATACGTATATATCAAATGATTCATATTTAATATGGAGCGATGATATTTTTAATGATAATTATAATAATGGTGTTACTATTAATTATACAATTAATATACCTAGTTCTGTAATCATTAATTATTTAAAAGCATTTAAAGGTATTACTAATACTAATGTTACCAATACACAAAGTTCTTCAGTTTCACAAACACAAGAATTAGCAATTAAATTTGAAACTTATAGAACATTAAAAAAAATATATGAGAAGTGGATTAACGTTTTAGAAAACAAATATACTAATGGTTCTAACGATGTAATATTTCAGTGCTGTACTCAAGGTACTTCAGTTGGTGATAGATTAAAAAAAGATACTGATATAGCTAAAAATCTCGGTGGTTATAATACACCAAGATTAATAGATAGTTTCAGATTTTTAGATAAAAATTTTAATGATATTAGTAAATTATTTAATATTAATCCATTAAGTTTTTATAAAATGATTATAAATAGCCCTAATATAAATTTTTATGATATGGCTGGTCGAATACTTACAGATAATCATTTTAATTTTATTGCATTACCATCATTTGTTGACTATAATAATCCAGATGAGGTTGTTAATATGTTTACACCCTATACATATTACGAGGCTTCAACTAGGACAGTACAAGGACCATCATTTGTTTGCGTTTATGTTGGTCAAACATCAACTAAATTAGATTTTGATAATGACCAAGATTATGGTCATCCAAATGATGGGTTTGATTTAAATGGTAAGAATTTACCACAAGATTTCTCAAATTTAGCTAAAGATTGGGAAGATGTACATGCTGCTTTTGTTGTTAGATATGGTCAACAAAATCAAAATATATTTAAGGATGTAAAATTAGACCAAGCTGAGTTTAGTGAAACGGCCGAATCATTATTAGTTGTTGATAATATAGCAAATAGTCTTGGTAAAACAAATCTTACATATGCTGGTCAAAATCTTTATGACGTTTATTCAGTTAGAAGTTATAAAGCTGAAGTTGAAATGCTTGGTAATGCCATGATTCAACCAATGATGTATTTTCAATTAGAAAATATACCATTATTTCATGGTGCTTATTTAATTACAAAAGTTACACATTCGATTAAACCAAACCATATGTCAACAACATTTAATGGTACTAGGATAAAATCTGGAAAAACACCACTTCTTACACAATCAGAAATTGTTGCCGATTTATTAACTAGTTATGGTTATAGTGTTCAACCACAAAGCATAGACTTAACAAAAAATTATGTTGATAAGTATCACGCAATACTGTATAGAAATTTACCAAGTAATAATACTATTGTTCGTACAACTGGTACACCTATTTCAACAAATTTAGAAACAAATGTACCAAAAACAGCTTTAGCTGAGTATAAAACATTTGGTAATGGTACATACACAACACCTAAAATGAATAATAGAATTAATGATTATTTTAATAAAATAGGTTCACCAGATTATACACAATGGAGTGCGGCTTTTATATCGTATGTAATGTATTCTGCTGATAATACTTTTCCAATAAATGAATCACATTGTGGTTATGTAACACAGGCAATGAATGGTGAGAGTGGTTATGAGGTTTTTCCACTTAATTCTGGTTTAAAAATAAAAGCAGAGGTTGGTGACATTTTAACTTTTTCTAGACCTGGTGGTTTTTATAAATCACATTCCAATGTGATATATGAAGTTAACGGTAATGTCGCTAAATTAATGGGTGGTAACGTTAGGGGTGTAAATGGTAATACTGTAAATATTAGTACAATTACATTGGATGATGGGTTTATCACAGATAATGTTAAATTTCCAGTTGGAAATGATTACAAATTATTAACTAAAAATACTGGTGGTGTATATTACGACCATAAAACTAACTTATCTGATTACCCAATAGATTCAGTAAATCAAATTACATCAATTAATACAAAACAAACTAGTAAACAATTAAGTGCTAATCAATTAACTGTTAAAAATTTCTTTAAAGATTATTTTACGTCTTATGAAAATGGTAAATATTCTAGTAAAGCAAAAGAAATTACAGCTGGTATTATGGGAAATATTCAAGCAGAATCTGATTTTAATCCGACTCAAATAACCGCAGATTCAAATCATCAATATGCTTTTGGTTTAATTCAATGGAACGGTATTCAAGATATATTCAAACAAATTGGTAATGTTCCAACTAGTCGAGATAAAGCTACAGCAGCATCACAAATGGGTAGTATTGTTGGTAATGATACTAGTTCTCAATTAAATTCTATTGTAAATAATAATGGTAAAAATCCAGACTTTAAAAATTATGTTAAACAACTTAGTATAATAAATTCAGCAAATGATTCAGCATTTTTCTGGGCTAATAAAGTAGAAATATGTGATAATTGTAAAAGAAGAGATTCACCAGTTATAATAAAAAGACAAGGATTTGCTAATGATTTTTTCAATAGATTTAATAATCAAAGTGACCCACTAGCTTGGTAATTAAAAATTATTTCGTATATTTGCCGACATGAAGATTGGTAATATTGTTTCAACAACAAATATAAGTGTTTCTGAAGATTTTAATGTGGTTCAATCCTTGGATAAAATTATTCAAGGATTACCTACATTAATTATTGGGTGGGATTACGTAAGACAAAACTACCCAGACTATGATATAATAGATAAAAAACTATCTGATAATCTTTTTTGGACATTTAAAAAAACAGAAAGAAGAAATGTTCACGAAGAAGATATTTATTACTTCATACAAAATTGCTATAATAATCTTATTAAGGATATCGTCTATCATTTTATAGACCCATTCGCATTAACACCCAAATCAATAAAGAAATTACTTAAAAAAATAAGCTCAAGTAAATCAATAAGCTATCACCATGAAAATATGGTTTATATTTACATTGAAAATTTTATACTAGGTGTTGATATTTCCTTACTAGAATTTATGGGTTTTAGCCGTGAAAAAATATTATCAAAAATAAAAACAAAAACAAGTATCTTTTTGAATAAAGATATGATATTTATAGAATATAAACATAGGGTTGAAGTATTTGAAAATCAAATCAAGTACATACCTTTTTTATATTCGATAGAACATGGATAAAACATTATTATTAGCATCATTTATTTTCCCAGAAAGAGTTGATTGGTTCCTAAATTACCTAGAAAATAAATTTGAAATTCCAAGGAATAAAGTTTTTAGATACGATAACGTTGATGATGAATCTAAAGTCATCTTAACATTCAGATTGAATTTACCAGATGGTAAACGATTAGATTTAAAAGAATTATTTCCTAACGCTATAATTATCCATAAAAAGGGTGATGCGTTATATACAATAAATGCTCTTAATAGTCTAATAGATTCCGAATACCCTGAGTCTAAGGGTAACATTGATTATAAATCAATTAAAATCAATTGGTCAAAATATCAAAACAAATTTATTCTCGTGGATAATAAAGAATTGGTTTTTTTAAACATAAAACGAATTTTTTAATTAATTTAAGATATTTATATAGTATAATATAAATAAATTTTTCACCATGAATACACAAACAAATGAAAAAAATGTTAAAAAAGCCATAGATGCTTTTTTAAATCAACCAACAACAAATGAACAAAATCAAGAAATGGATTGCAGTTCAGGTACTTGCATTATTAAAAATGATAAGAGTATTGTTGAAAGAATCAATAAAAAGATAATCGTTGAAGACGGTAGACAACTATTAATTTAATTATGGCAAAAAAAACAGACCCAAAAATGTTACAAGAAGCTTTAAAGAGATTTAGACTTCTTTCTGAATACAGTTTTTATACTGAAGAACCTAAAAATGATGATAACCTTATCTTAGGTAATGTTGATGAAGCTGACGAAGAATCAAATGATGCTGATATAGATTTTGGTGGTGATGCAAATACTGTTCCACCAGCAGATGCTAAACCAGCCGATGATTCAAAGACAGCTAATCCAGAACCAGCACCACAAGATGCTGCCGCTGGACCTAACGCTACAGCTGATGATGAAAGTGGTGTTGACGATATGGAAACAGCTGATACAAACGATATGGAAACAGCTGATACTGAAGCACCAGAAGAAGATGAGGTTGATGTTGACGTAACACAATTGGTTGATAACACTAAAGATGCCAAAAAAGCTGCTGATGTAGCTGGTCATAAAGCTAGTAAGCTTATGAATAAGTTTAGCGAATTAGAAAGAAAAATCGATTCAATGGCTAGTATTAGTCATAAAATTGATTCACTTGAAAAAGAAATCGCTAAAAGAAACCCAACACCTAATGAAAAATTAGAACTTAGGTCTTTAGATTCAGCACCATTTAATATAAAACTAAAAGATTATTGGAAAGATGTTGATGGTTATGATACTGGTGTTACCGATAAAAAACACAAAGAATATATTCTAACTAAAAGCGATATTGATGACGAATTTTTAGATAGTAATGTAAAGAATTCATTTAATGTTCCAGATGAAGAAGAAGATGAAAGAAACGATTACGAAGAAGAAGATATCTACTAATCAAAATAAAATATAAAAAAGAGGTGCTTAATAGCACCTTTTTTATTTAATATATTTTTTTTTTAATAAAGGTTGTGTTCTTAAATTTTATGGTGTATATTTGCATATATTTACTCGGAAAAACAAAAAAAATAGCTTGACTTTTTTAAAATTTTCCTTATATTAAAGATACAAAATAGTAAATAATACTTAAATATAAATTTAGAAAACAATGAGTACAAACAGTGCACTTATGGCTATGTTAGGTCAGTATGAAAACAACGCTAACGGCTATGCAGAAAAAAAGGAAAACTCCTTTAACGAAAACAATTACTTCGGAACTTATCTTAAAGACAAAGAAAAGACTGGTACGAAGACAGTAAGAATCCTACCAACAAAAGATGGTTCAACACCATTCGTTGAGGTTTGGGCACACAGAATCCAAGTTGATGGTAATTGGCCAACATTCGTGTGTTTGAAGCATGCTAAGGGTGAAGATTGTCCGTTTTGTGAAGCACGCCAAGCTTTATTGGCTAGTGGTAATGAAACAGACAAAGACCTAGCTAAGAAGTATTCAGCTAGGAAAATGTATGTAGTTAAAGTTATCGATAGAGATAACGAAGACCACGGTGTTAAATTTTGGAGATTTTATCATGATTTCCGTAAGACTGGTGTTTTTGATAAAATCTATGGTATCCTACAAACAATTAAGAAAGACATCACAGATGTTAACACTGGTCGTGATTTAGCTATCTCAATTGCTAGAGACCAAAATGGTAATCCAGTTGTTCAAACAATTACGCAATTAGACCCTACACCACTATCAGAAGATTCTAGTCTTTCACAAGAATGGGCTAATGATAGCAGAACTTGGCAAGATGTTTATAGCCTAAAACCGTATGAATATCTTGAAATCATTGTAAAAGGTGGTGTTCCAGTTTATTCTAAGGAAGAAAAAAGATTTGTTGACAAGAATTTAGTTACAGCTAAAGAAGCTAACGCACCTTTAGATACTGAATTAAGTTTGGGTGTTGCTAATGTTAAGAGCAATGTTACAGCAGCTAAATCTACACCAGTGACTAGTTTAGTTACTTCTGATGATTCCGATGATTCCGATGATTTACCATTTTAGAATGGTAAACTAAATATAAATGGGTAGTAATTACTACCCATTTATTTTTTATCTTAAAAATACTAATAAAAAAAATATGGCAAAAAAACCAGAGAAGAAAATTATTCCTAAAAAGGAATTTAACTTAGATGACTTTATCACTACACAAGGGTTAGATGCTACTGTCACTGAAAAAGAATTAAAATGGATACCATTATCTGAAGCATTTCATGATGCGGTAAAGGTACCAGGTATTCCTATGGGTTATTTTGTTAGTTTTAGGGGTTACTCAAACACTGGTAAATCAACAGCTATTTATGAAGCTATAGCTGGTTGTCAAAAACTTGGTGTTTTGGCGGTAATCTTTGAAACTGAAGGTAACTGGAATTGGGAACACGCAAAAAACATTGGTGTTGAACTTAGAGAAGTTCCAGATGAAGAAACTGGTGAGCTTAAGTATAAGCCAAAGGACTTTATTTTATTACAAGGTCCAGACTTATTAAGACTCTACCAAAACTATGACCACCAACATAGTAAAATGGGTACCAAGGCCTTAAGGTACGAACCAGTTGTTGAAGATATATCAGCATTTATGAATGATATTTTGGATAAACAACAAGAAGGTGTGATTCAACAAGATGTTGCTTTCTTTTGGGATTCAGTTGGTTCTATTAACTGCTTCAAGGGTGCGACATCTAAAACAACAAATAATCAATGGACGGCTGGTGCTTTAGCTACTTGCTTCAAGTCATTGATTAATTACCGAATTCCTTCATCAAGAAGAACCGATTGTGAATATACAGCAACATTTGCCGTAGTTCAACAAATTTGGTTGGATAATGAGAACAAGGTTATTAAGCACAAGGGTGGTGAAGCCTTTTTCTATTCACCAAGAATGATATTCCATTTCGGTGGTATATTAACACACAGTACTGAAAAGCTTAAAGCAACTTACAGAGGTGAAGAATATCAATTTGGTGTTACAACAAAAGTAAGATGTGAAAAGAATCAAGTTAACGGTATTGAACAAAAGGGTTCTATTGCCTCTACACCACATGGTTATTGGAATCCCGATAAGATTGACGAGTACAAAGAAAAGTACAAGGATTTTATCAAAGAAAAACTTAACACAGAGTTTGATGATTTTATCATTGAAACTGAAGCAATGTCACTCAGCAGTGAGGACATGAGAATGTAAACATTTTTTTTTAACTAGTAAATTCAAGTGAATTGAATAAAAGACCACCAAAAAGCGGTGAAAGAATAAAGATTAAAAATACACTCTTGGTTGACGGAAATGCCTTATTTAAATTAGGTTATTTGGGTGCCAAGAGTGAGTTTAATCATCGGGGTGAACACATCGGTGGGATTTATCAATTCCTAACGATTCTACGCAAACTATTAACTGAGGACTTATATCATAGAGTCTACGTATTCTGGGATGGCAAATTAAGCGGCCAATTAAGATTTAAAATTTACGAAGCTTATAAGGGTAATCGAAATAAGGATTATATCAACGGGACTCATCCTATTGATGAATCTGAGTTGAAACAAAAGATGATGATTTGGAATTATCTCGATAACCTTTGTATTCGACAATTACAAGATGAAGTTGTGGAAAGTGATGATTTCATTGCTTATTATACCAATAATAAGGATGAGAATGAAAAGATAACTATCTGCACTACTGACCGAGATATGGCCCAACTTATCAAGGATAATGTAAGAATTTATTTTTGTGATTTACGAACTTATATCGATACAACAAATTATTCAAATTATTTCTCACATTACCACGAGAATGCAGCACTAATCAAAACAATCATAGGTGATAACAGTGACTGTATTAAGGGTGTTAAGGGTGTTAAAGAACCTACATTATTGTCATTTTTCCCAGAGTTAAAAGAACGTAAGGTTACACTTGATGAAATAATTAAAAAAGCAGGTGAATTACAAAATGAAAGACTTTCAGCTAAAAAACCACCACTAAAGAGCCTTACAAATATCATCAATGGTGTTACAGATGGTATTCAAGGTGATAAACTATACGAAATAAATTCTAAATTGGTTAACCTTAAAGAACCTATGTTAACCGAAAATGCTGTTGAAGAATTAAACTTCATTATTGAAGCTGAATTTGATACAACTGATAGAAGCGTTAAAAATGTTTATTCTAAGATGAAAATTGATGGAATAGACAGAACAATTGGTGCGAATAGATATCCAGATTACTTAGTACCTTTTAAACAACTAATGGAAAGAGAATTAAAACAAACAAAATTAAACGATGAGTACAACAATTAAAAAAATCGAAGAACAACGTTTTGAATTCTTGTTATATATTAACAAGAATATCATTTGTCAAAGATACTTTAGTATCAAAGACTTTAACCTAGATTCAATTTATTCAATTGAATTGAAAGAATTAATGGATAGACTAGTAGGTATGAACAATGGTAATTTTGGTTCATTAGGTCTTATTACAAGAAATTTAAAGAATAAGGCTGTAGATTATCTTTGGAGAAATTATAACCCACATCAATTTAAAAATGATGAACCAAAGAACAATTATGAAAAGGAAGATATCTTTGAATTTGAAATCAGAGTTGATAAAAATATAATTGCTAAGAGTTATTTCTCTGGTAATCATTTTCCTCAACAAGTTAGATATCAAGTTGATATTAAGGATATTATACCTAAGATTATAACAGATATCAAAGACACATTAAGTCAAAAAATATATAATCACTATTACGGTGATTTGGCACTTTAAGGATATTTATTATAATTAACACTTTTCAACAAAAATTAAAAATGACAAAAATAAAAAGAAATGATTTCAGTTATTTGGGTGCAGACTTTCAAGTTAGGTTAGTAGCACAAATTATAATTGATAATAAATTTGGTGAGTCCATTATTGATATTTTAGACCCGAATTATTTTAGTGCTGAGAATAGTTTAAAAATTATTGTTTCAACAATTATTGACGCTTATAATGATTATAATATCATTCCAGATATGGGTAGTCTTGAATTTAGATTACTTGATAAAGTTAAGCTTGATATTGATAGACAATATACGATTAAGCAATTAAAGTTAATAAAAGAGGCTAACTTAAATGATGGTCTCGAAGTACAAGAAAAAGCCATGTTGTTTTGTAAACAACAAGAGCTACAAAAATCAATAAAGGAAATTCAATCAATTATTGATAAGGGTGATTTTGATAGGTACGAAGAATGTGAAGAAATACTTAAAAAAGCATTAGACCATGGTAATCCTAAGGATAATGGTATTGATGTTTTTGAAAACATAGAATCTGTATTAGTTGACGACTTTAGAAACCCAATACCTACTGGTATTAAGGGTCTTGATGAGGTTATGGATGGTGGGCTTGCACCAAGTGAATTGGGTATTATACTAGCACCATATGGTGTTGGTAAAACAACAATGATTACCAAAATAGCTAATACAGCTAAGAATTTAGGTAAGAATGTTTTACAAGTCTTTTTTGAAGATATGCCAAAGGTTATTCAAAGAAAACATTTAGCATGTTGGTCTGGATATGCTCTAAATGACTTATCTTTGCATAGGGAAGAATTAATTGAGTTGGCAAACGTTAAAAACAATGAACAAGGATATTTAAAATTAAAGAAATTTCCTAGTGATGGTACCACAATACCAATCATTAAACAATATGTTAAAAAGTTGATAGCGCAAGGACTAAAACCTGATGTTATACTATTGGATTACATCGATTGTGTTCAACCTACAAGACAATTTGACGATTCATATGCTGGTGAAGGACAAGTAATGAGGCAATTTGAAACCCTATTATCTGAGTTTAATATAGCTGGATGGACAGCCGTACAAGGTAATAGAAGTTCAATAGGTGCCGCGGTAGTACAATCCGACCAGATGGGTGGTTCAATTAAGAAAGGTCAAATAGGTCACTTCGTTGTATCAATAGCTAAAACCCTTGAACAAAAAGAAAATGGAACAGCTAATATGGCCATTCTAAAATCTAGATTTGGGAAGGACGGTATCGTATTCGAAAATATTACATTTGATAACGGCAGAATTCAAATCGATATGTCGGCCGCAATGGTTGGTAAGAGTCAAGGTGAATACAAGAAAGAACAAGAAGTTTCAAATGTTCAACGTGTTGCTAAAGCATTAGAAGAACAGCAAAAATATAAGAGATTGATTAGTGGTTTTGCGCAAGAAAATAGCGCAATTAACACATAGGAAAAATAATAATAAATAATAAAAAACAATAAAAAATGGGGGTCTTTGATAAAAGAACAAATTTTAAACCTTTTGAGTATCCAGAATTATATGATTTTGTTGATGCAATCAATCATAGTTACTGGATACATACAGAATTTTCGTATGATGGTGACATTCAAGATTATCATGTTAATCTTAATAAAACACATCAGAATGCTGTTAAACGTGCGATGCTTGCAATTTCTCAAATTGAAATTAATGTAAAAAGGTTTTGGTCAAACTTATACAATCAGTTTCCTAAGCCAGAGTTTGATGCTTTAGGTAGTACATTTGGTGAAAGTGAAGTTAGACATAGCAGAAGTTATGCTCATGTCCTAGAATTACTAGGTTTAAACGAAGAGTTTAATGAACTAGTTAATAATCCAGTAATACAAGGTAGAATCGATTACTTAAATAAATATTTAAAGAATGCTGGTAGTAATAATAAGGAATTATATACACTCACATTAGCGTTATTTAGCTTATTTATTGAGAATTGTAGTCTATTCAGTCAATTTTTAATTATTAAGTCGTTTAATAAGTATCAAAACTACTTTAAGGGTATCGATAATGTTATTCAAGCAACAATGAAAGAAGAAACTCTTCATGGAATGGCTGGTGCTTATATTATTAACTTAGTTAAAAATGAAAATCCAGAATGGTTTAATGAAGAATTTTATAAAACAATTGAAAGAGCTTGTAAAAAAGCCTATCTTGCTGAAGAAAAAATCATTGATTGGATATTTGAAGGTGGTGAACTAGATTTCTTAGATAAAGCAACTGTATTAGAATTCACAAAAAATAGATTTAATAAATCTATGGATATGATTGGTTGTGAAAAAATATTTGAAGTGGATAAAGAACTATTGAAAAAAACAAATTGGTTTGATGTTGAGGTATCTTCAGAAACTCACACCGATTTTTTCAATAAAACTCCAACTAATTACAGTAAAAAAACACAATCAATAACAGCTGACGATTTATTTTAAATATATAAAAAAACACAATATGGGTATAAGATGGTTAAATAAAAATAGTGAGTCCTTTTTAAAAAAGGATTATCTATTATTGGGTCAAACGGTTGAGGAAAGAATTAAAATTATTGCGGATAACGCTGAAAGAATACTTACTGAGACTAAGAAGAATAATGATTACGATTTTACTGGTTTTTCAAATAAATTAGTTGATTACGTGTCTAAGGGTTGGATTAGTTTCTCAACACCAATATGGACAAATTTTGGTACAGAAAGAGGGTTACCAATTAGTTGTTTCAATAGTCATTTTTCTGATAGTGTATCTTCAATATTATACACAAATGCTGAAATTGGTATGATGACCAAATTAGGTGGTGGTACCAGTGGCTACTTTGGTAGTATTAGAGGTAGAGGTTCATTAATAAAGGATAATGGGTTCAGTAACGGTACTTATCCGTTTCTAGCATACACACAGTCCACAACCTCTGTAATAAGTCAAGGAAGCACTAGGAGAGGCTATTTTGCTGGGTATATAGATATCTATCACCAAGACATAGAAGAGTGGCTAAATATAAGAAAAGAAGGTGATGCAATACAACATGTTACTTGGGGTGTTTGTGTTCCTTCTAATTGGATAGAAGAAATGAAAAATGGTGATGCTAAGAAAAGAGAATTATGGGCTAGAGTGGTAACAAAGAGATTTGAAACTGGTTTACCATATATATTCTTTACAGATAATGCAAATTATGGAGAAAGTGTTCCAGAGATTTATAAAGGAAGAATTAAATCTAGTAATTTGTGTGTTATTGGTTCCGATATGGCTGTTACATCCAATGGTTTAGTTAAAGTAAGTGAACTTTATGATTTGGGTGAAAATCTTGTTTTATTTGACAACGAAAAAACAGTAAACGCATCACCAATGAGACTTGTTGAGAAAGATGTTGATGTCTATAAAGTAACATTAGAAAATGGTATGTCTCACACAATTACTGATTATCATAAGTTAAAAATATATGATAATGAATCATATACTATGAAAGAGTGTAAAGACTTAGTTATTGGTGATAAAGTATGTGTTCAAACTAATAAGGGTTTATTTGGTAAAATTGAAATGGAAGATGAGGCTTACTTATTAGGTTTATATCAATCTGATGGTACACAATATGAAGATACAATAATGATTGATTTATGGGAAAATGACTTTGATTTAATTGACGATATAGAAAATAAATTTAACAATATTCACTATAAATATAATTGTGATACAATTACTGTTAAAAATCAATTTGGTACGTTTGGTACTAAAAAATCTCCACCAGCTAAATTTAGTGACTGCCAAGTTGCTCAATCATTGGTTAAAAAGAAAAGGTTATCATCTAAAACTTTAGATAAAGCTTTAAATTTTAAAAAAGGTTTTGTACCTGAATGGATTTTTAAGGGTAGTGAAAAAACACAATGGGCTTATATTAAGGGTTTATTGGAAGCTGATGGTACTGTTTTCTTAGGCGATAAAAATAATATTCAGTTATCGTATAGTGATATAAATAAAGAGTTTCTTGAACAATTACAGTTAGTGTTTAATAATTTAGGTTTAAATTCAAAAATAAAAATTCTTAGATACGCTGGTGAAACTAATTTACCTGATGGTAAGGGTGGGCACAAGATGTATCTAACAAAAGATTGTTGGAGGCTATATGTATCAAACATGCCAGATTGTTTAGAAGTAGAAAGAAATACAGGGTTCCTGTCTAGAAAAGGTGTTATATTGGAAAATAGGGATTATAGAGATAATACAAAAAAATCTTTTAAAATAGAATCAATTGAACATGTTGGTAAAGAAGATGTTTATTGTACAACTGTTAACAGCAATGAACATTTATGGGTTTGTAATGGTTTTATAACATCAAACTGTACAGAAATCATGGAACCATCTGACGAGAACGAATCATTTGTTTGTGATTTATCATCAATAAATGATTTATATTATGATGAGTGGAAAGATACAGATTGTGTAGAAGTGGTAACATTTTTATTGGATGCTGTAACAACTGAATTTATTGAGAAAGCTTCTAAGTATGAATTTATGGAAAGGTCTATTAGATTTGCCACAAGACACAGAGCTTTAGGTATAGGTAGACTTGGTTATCATTCTTTGTTAAAAAGCAAAATGATAGCGTTTGAATCACTAGCAGCTAGAAATATAAACATTCAAATTCAAAAACACATTCAGCAAGAGTCAATAAAAGCTAGTGAAAAATTAGCACATATATTTGGTGAATGTGAAGAAACTAAAGGCTTAGGAAGAAGAAATGCGGTACTACAAGCTATCGCCCCAACAACTTCTAGCGCATTTATTATGCAAGTATCTCAAAGCATTGAACCAGATATGTCTAACTTGATGGTAAAGGATTTAGCTAAGGGTAAATTCACTATTAAAGATAAGTATTTAACTGCTTTATTAGAGAGTAAAGGACAGAATACAGATGATGTATGGGATGATATCTTAAAGCATGGTGGTAGTGTATTACACTTGGATATACTAACAGATGATGAAAAATCTGTATTTAAAACTTCAAGAGAAATTTCACAAGAAGAAATAATAGTTCAAGCTGGCCATAGACAAAAATACATTGACCAAGGTCAATCTTTAAATTTGTTTATTACAGCAGATACTAAAGCTAAGGATGTTAATAAGTTATTATTAATGGCTAACGATTTAGGCCTTAAATCACTTTATTACCAACACAATGTTTCAGCAGCATCTGAATTTGCTAAAAAATTCCAGAATTGTATGAGTTGCGAGTAATAAGTTAATTACCCAATAAAAACCAAAAATAAAAAGCACCTTAATTGGTGCTTTTTTTATTTGTTTACTTATAAAAAATGATTATTATAATATTTATGTAAAAATAAGTTATTATGCCAGTTAAAAAATACATAAATATTGATTTTCCATTTAAAGATAGTCCAGATGGTTTTTTATTAAATTTAAATTCTGATACACAACGTGCCATAAAAGCTGATTTAATGCACTTATTATTGACTAGAAAGGGTCAAAGACTTTATAATCCAAATTTTGGTACGGATTTATTAAAGTTTATTTTTGAACCAAATGATGGTATTTCACTTAATGAAATTAGAGAAGAAATAGCTGCAAGTATAAAAAAATACTTACCAAATTTACAAATAAATAGTTTAACCGTAAACCCAGACCCAAACACTGAATATCTAGCTGTAGTAAATTTAAGTTATACGATTACAGAAGGTGTCTTTGCGATAGATGATTCAATTACTATAAATATATAAAGATTAATATAGTTTTTATAAAAGAATAAATATTTGAAAATATGTTAGAAATAATGTAATTTACAATTTTTTCTTTATGTTTATATTTATAATAAAATATATTCATGGCACAAGCAAATATTTCACAAAGAGTTAATTATACTAGTAGGAATTTCTCAGATATAAGAACTGATTTAGTTAATATGGTTAAACAATACTACCCAAGTATTTTTAATGATTTTAACGATGCTTCAATCGGTATGATGCTTTTAGAACTTAATGCTGCCGTAGGAGACATGTTATCTTTTAATACGGATAGAATGTTTCAAGAAGCACAAATTGACTATGCACAACAAAAAAGTTCAGTACTTTCTATGGCTAGGACATTTGGTTTAAAAATTCCAAATACACGTCCATCAGCAACAATTGTAGATTTTACCGTAACGTTACCAGTATTCGGAACAACTTTTGACGTTTCATACGCACCAATTATTCAAGCTGGTGCACAAGTTAATGGTGCTGGTAAAACATTTGAGACTCAGTATGATATTGATTTCTCATCACCATTTAATCTTAGTGGTGTACCTAATAGAACAATTATCCCAAATTATGATTCTAATAATAATCTAATAAATTATTCCGTAACAAAAAGAGAAATTGTTATTAATGGTTACACAAAAATATATAGACAAGTTATTACACCAAGCAATGTCGTTCCATTTTTTGAAGTTTTTTTACCAGATAATAATGTTTTATCTGTAACCTCAGTTATTACTCTTAATGGTACTAATTACACTTCAGACCCGACACCACAACAATTTCTAAATGAAAATAATACTTGGTATGAGGTTGATGCGTTAGCTGAAGATACTCTTTTTGTTCCAGACTATAATAAAATTAGTGATAACCCATCAATTATACCTGGTAAATACATTACAACAAATAAAAAATTTATTACTGAATATACAGATTTAGGATTTATGAAAATGATATTTGGTGGTGGTAATCAAGACACAAGCTCATTATATAGTTTTGGTATTAGTGCTGACATCATCAACCAAATTGGTGACTTTATAAATAATTTATCTTTAGGTACAACACTTAGTCCAAATACCACATTATTTGTTAAATATAGAGTTGGTGGTGGTGCTGATACAAATATTGGTCAAGGTATAATAAATAACGTTGGTTTAATTAATATGACAGTCAATGGTGCTAATCAAACGACCAATAATGCTGTTAAATCATCATTAAAAGTAAACAATCCTATTCCAGCTTTAGGTGGTCGTGATACCCCATCTGTTGAAGAAATAAGGAACTTAGTTAGATATAATTTTTCTGCCCAAAATAGAGCTGTAACCATTAAAGACTATCAATCAAGAATAGCACTTATGAATGGTCAATTTGGTGCACCATTTAGAACTGGTGTTGTTGAATTACAAAATAAGATTCAAATTTATATCTTAGGTCTTAATGCTAACGGTAACCTTGATAATTCATCAACTAGTACACTTTTAAAGAATATAGCGACATATCTTTCTGACTATAGAATGATGAATGATTATATTGAAGTAACCAATGCTAGGATTATTAACCTGAAATTTCAAGTTAATATTTATATTGATAAAACATATCCACAATCACAAATAATTGCAAATGTAGTTAATGATATTAAAACTTATATGGATATTAATAATTTTCAAATGGGTGAAAATATTTATTTATCTAATTTAATACAAACTATAAATAGTGTTGCTGGTGTTTTAAATGTTATTAATTTAAATGTTTATAATTTAGTTGGTGGGGATTATTCATCAAATCAAATTTCACAACCACTTTTAGATGCAACAACTGGTCAAATTGATATAAGTCAACAATACACTCTTTTTGGTGAACCTGACTGTATGTATGAAATTAAATATCCTAATAAGGATATAACTGTAAGTGTTTCATAAATTATTATTTTCTTTTAATATAAAGTTAATATATTGTTATAAAAAAATATGGGTTGTAATTGTAAAAATACTGGTACTATAGAATTACCAGAAAATGAAAAATTATCATTAACGTCAATAATTCTTGATTATACAATTAGATTTATTTTATATTTAATTTTATTACCATTTATTATACCAATAACAATTATTGTTTTATTTTATACAATAGTTATAAATAAGGGTAATTTAAACGGTTCTGGTATGATGAAAATTGTTGGTAAGTTATTAAAAAATGCTTATAAAGAAGAGGAAGAAGATGAATTTCTTGATGAAGAATTTAATGATGAAGATTACGAATTAGATGAAATAATAAATTAAAATGTCAGATACAATAAGAATTAAAACAACACCAAATGGTTCAGATAAGTATTTAAATGTTAAAATTGAGCAAGATTTTGATTTTATTCAAGTACTTTCTTTAAAAATAACACAAGATAATGTTTATCAAAATTTTTGTGCCGATTATGGTGTTGTTGTTGGTAGAGTTGTAATTAATTCTGGATTTGGTGTTCCAAATGTTAAGGTTTCTATTTTTATACCCTTAGATGACACAGATAGTACAGACCCAATAATTAGTGGGTTATACCCATATACAACGGTTAATGATAAAAATAGTGATGGTATTAGGTATAATTTATTGCCTAGTATTTCAGATAGTCAAGACCCTTGTTATACAACAGTAGGTACCTTCCCAACTAAAAGAGAAATCTTAGATAACGATGATATGCTTTATGTTTATAAAAAGTATTATCAATTTACAAGCATAACAAATTATGCTGGTGATTTTATGATTTTTGGTGTTCCATTAGGTAACCATACCGTACATGTCGATATGGATATATCAAACATTGGAATTGCATCACAAAGACCTTATGACCTTATTAGTCAAGGAGCACCACCATCAATGTTTTATAGTCCAACTAAATTTAAAGCAAACACAAATTTAAATTCATTACCACAAATAAAAACAGCTAATGCTTCAGTTAATGTTCAACCATTTTGGGGTGACCAAAATAATTGTCAAATTGGTATAAATCGTTTAGATTTTGACATGAATTATAACATAACCCCAGCAGCTATCTTTATGGGTGGTATCTTTGGTGACCATGAAAAAAACAGTGTTGATAAACGTTGTATACCTAGAAAAAAAATGGGTATAATGTGCCAACAAGAGACTGGGCCTGGGATGATTGAAATGATTAGAAAAACACAAGAAAATCAAATTGAATCATTCGATGTTAATGGTGGACAAGTTATTGATAATAATGGTGCTTGGGCGTATCAAATACCGATGAATTTAGATTATGTTGTTACAGCTGAAGATGGTAGTCTTATTCCATCATCTGACCCAAATATTGGTATCCCAACAAGAAGTAGAGTTAGGTTTAGAATAAGTATGAATGAAAGTGGTGATTTAGGTCGTTTAAGGACTAGAGCTAATTACTTAGTACCTAATAATCCAGCTAGTTATAATGAGTTAGATTTAAATTTTGACCAAACAACTAAGGATTCTAGCTTTACTGATTTATATTGGAATAAAATATACACAGTAAAGAATTTTATACCTAAATACTATAGAAATAATGAAAATAGATTTTTAGGTATAAAAGATACTGATAAATGTGAATCAAATAATCTTTTCCCATATAATAACTATTCAACATATAAAATTGGTTTTAATTTTATATTGTTTAGTATAATATGTTTAATTTCTAAATATGTAACATTTTTAGTTGCAACAGTTAACTCTAGCCTTGGTATTTTTTTAGTTATTCAAAATATTTTTAATACTATTTTATGCCCTCATTTTTTAGGTATTACGCCTTGGTGTTTAACTAATATAGATATAGTTCCTGTTATAAAATTAAAATGTGATATTGATGATAATTCTAGTGGATACGCCCCAACATTATTTGACTATGTAAATGGTAAAGCCAACGATTGGTCAAATTGTATTGCTGTTGGTATGGCAACTAATTTTGATGTTTATCAAATGGATTTTTATAATGATTGGATTAATGGTGCATTGTATAGTTACTTATTAAAATATAAACATAAAAATAACGGTAGAAATAAGTATTGTGATGCTAATTGCGTTAACGATAGTAATCCATGTGTTGATGGTACTATTTCATATTCAATACCAAATGGAACTTCAGAACCAATTAATAGTTCAGAAATAATAAATCAAGGATTAATTATTGCTGATACTAATAATACTTTATATTATAGTCCTATTACAACAACTGGTAGAAAACTATTTGCTACTGATATGACAAATTTAGGTGCAATATTTAATTGTGATTGGCAATCATTTCCAAAAATAATTAATTATTTATCACCAACTAGTTATAAAATTCCACCAATTATTGTTGATAGTAATTTTGATTATGTAAACATTGTAAAAACTTATACGAGTGGTATGTTTAGCACAGATTCTGGTACTGGTTTATTTTTTAAAGTTGATTGTGGTGGTGTTTCCCCAATAGATGATTTTTCCCAAATTAATATGAAGAGGATTTCAGAATTTGGTGTTGATATACCAGAATCAACAGCAACAACAATTACACAACTTTCCATAAATCAAATATATGACTTAACAGAACCACCACAAGCTAGTATACATAAGTATATTAGGGATTCATACACTCTTTTAAATATTAACGGTTCTGGTATAAGCACATTCCCAACAAATTTAATATCTAGTTTATCAGCACCAAGTGATGGTACTTCATTTGGCGTTGACGCAAATCCATATATAAACGGTGGTTTATATTCCAAATATGCAAATTATAATAATTTGCTTGGTGGTTCATATTATATGTATTTCGGTCTTGTTAAGGGTAAAACAGCTTATGATAAGCTTAAAAGTAATTTCTTAACAGCTTGTCCACCAAATATAAATGATAATTTTGATATTAGAGTTGATATTTATCCGTCATCCACACCTACAGCATCTGACGGTGGGTTCAATTTTAGTTTTGTTGGTGGTACCCCACCATTCAGTACAATTATAGTTGGTCCTAATGTTCCAAACAATACATATATAAGTACAACACAAAGTCAAACACAAAGTGTTTCTGGTTTAATAGATGGTCAATATGAAATAGTTGCAACAGATAGTCTTGGAACCGTAGTAACTAGAAAAGTTATTATTTCTGGCCCACAAAGACTTACGATGTATTATAGTGTGTTTAATAACCCATCAACTAGTACTTCAAATGATGGTATTGTATTAATCGATTATTTAAGTGGTGGTACCGAACCATATACTATTTCTTTAACAAATACAAAAACTAATCAATCATTTACACCAACAACAAATTTACAAGGTGGTAAATTTACAAATTTAAATGTTGGTACATATGTATTAAAAGTTGTTGATAAGAGTTCACCAAAACAAAGTGAAACGGTTAATTTTGAATTAACCGCACCACCACCATTAACTGTTATATTATCTAAAACAGATAGTAGTGCAACTAGTTGTGTACCTAGTGGTTCAATTGTACCAAACATTAACGGTGGTAAGGCACCTTATATACTTAGTGCTACAAGTACCGATGGTTATTTGAGTGGCGGTAGTTCCGATGTAATATATTCATTTAATGATTTATATGCTGGGGATTATACGGTTACAGTTAAAGACTCCGTTGGTACGATAGTTACAGAAAATATAACAATTAATGGTTCTAAACAAATGAAATTTATCGGTGATGTACAAACAAAAACAATTGGTGGTAATAAAACTAATGCACAAATAACAGTAATAAAATATATTGCCGAAAATAATTTAGTAACTGGTGGGGTACCTAATTATATTTTATCAGCTAAAGGTGAAACGAGAACACCAACTTATACGTGGAATATATCACCATATGCCTTAAATAACCTTAACGGTATTTTTGGTTGGGAAAATATACCAACTGATGGTTCGTTTACGTTAACAGCAACTGATACAAATGGTTGTACCGTAACAAAAACATTTTATTAATTATGGATAATAGGATTTCTCAATTATTAGGTTCTAGTGAATCTAAAACATCTGTTAATACAGATGTATATACCAATATTGAAATTAATGGTAGTGGAAAACTTATACCTGATAATGATATAAATAGTGTTTTAGACCTTACAACTCAGTTTAATACTGAAAGACAAGCATGTACCTATTATAGACTTTTAGGTAAAATAAACCCAATAATATCAAATGTTTTATTTAATATTACTGGCCCAGATTCATGGGAAATATTTAATTCACCAGTATTTATTGATATTAATTTAGCTGTAAGTGATACAAATTTGACATATCCAGAATCATTAAGTAATAATTTAAAAGAAATTGAGGGTTGGTATGGTTATTATAATACTGGTTTTACAAGTGCTTCTTTATGTCAATTTATTGATATGGAACCTAAACGTGAAAGATTTTCATTCTTACCAGACATGACAAATCATGGTATTAATAATTGGTATTTAACAATAACCTATCCATATTCAGCTGACACAACACATTATTTAATTAATGGTGGTTTATTGATTGTTACGGCAACAAATGTAATTGTAGGTGGTAAGCCAATGACAGCACTTTATGTACCAGTTTCACATAACTTATCAGTTGGTGATTCTGTTCAATTATCTGGTACAACCAATGATGGAATTTATGATATTAAAAGAGTTGGTTTAGATGACGGTTCATATAAAAATAATTTTTTCTGTATTGATATAATTGATATTTCTGTTGGTCAAAATAGCAGAATGTCAAAAATTTATAATGATGTTCCATCAACTTATTATTTTAGGAAATTTAAAAAAGTTAATACGAAAGCTGGTAAACAAGTTGAATTCGGTGATTACGACATTTATAAATTAGGATTTTCTGAAACCATATTTACTGATGAAATTACACAATTTATTTTTAATGAAGAAATTGATGTAAATGGCCTTAATGATAATTTAGGTAGACCATTAAGTCAATTATACTTAACAACTATTAAAACGGATTCAAACGGTATTTTTTCTAATATTTCATCAGGACTTGAGGTACCATTTATTGACGTTTTTAATAGTGTTATACCATATCTATCAGCTGTTACTGTTGTACAAAAAATACATAATGTAAGTGATTGGAAAGTATCATCATCAGCGTCATTAGAATCAAATGTATTAATATCAAATTCAGATTTTTATGGTGATGTTGTTGAATATAATACAACGACCATTCAAGAAGTAATTTTAAGCGATGTTCAATATAGATTTAATACAATAAATAGAGAAACAACAAATGGGATTATTGCTGGTGGTCCAAGACCAGAAGGTTATTATTATAAGGCGCATAACATAATTAATATAAGACAATTTAGTAGTTATGTTGAACAAGGTAATTCTGGTTCAACAACTGGTATTCCAATTTATGCTGAAAGTTTAAGTGATGGTAGATACATTTGGCGAGACTTTTTAGACATCGGTTATATTGATATTAATCAACCAGTATTAAATTATCCGTTTTTAAATGGTAATCATTATATATATCAAAATTATGAATTTATTATAAGAAGACAAGATGCTTTTGATGAATGGGGTTTATTTTATTCTACATTTCCAGCAGACCCAATAGGTAAAGCAACACCACCACATTTTAAAATAAAATCAGCAGAAACAATATGTTAAAATATCAAATAAATCCAAGTATATTTGCTAGTGGTACGACAGCAAGTACGATTAATATACCAATTACATTAAAATTTGAACCTATTGATAATAGTGAAGCTATTCAAAATAATTTTGTTAATGAACAAGTTCAAGAATCAATTAATCCAATTTTAGATTATGAAAAGATTAAATTTAAACCATTTTCAAATGTTCAAAATAATACTGGACCTGTTAATCAAATAACATATACGGTAAATTTTTTAACTGGTAATACAATATTATCACCAACATATTATTCAAATATTGACTTCACTGATGATGATATTAAATACGAAAGAAATTACTTTTTACAAAGTTATTTGTATTTAGGTTTTTATGATAGTGATAATACGTTAACACAAAATTTAGTTACTGAAATTGAAATGTATTGTGGTTTAAATAAAGGAAATAATGGTGATTTTTTAGATTCAACAGCTGCTCAGTCAATTAATTATTCAGTTGGTCATCCAAAATTAGCTTCAGCAATTCCAGTAAGATTAATAGTTTCTAACCCTTTAAAAATAAATAATGGATTTTATGAAGGTTATAATATTTATGATTATAAGAGTGATTATTATTTAACACCATCAAAATACTTGTATATGAAAGCTAGTTTTTTTAACGCTAAAAATGGTAAAACAATTAACTTAATGACTGAAAAAAAGCCATATACAATTGATGAGTTGGTTAATAAATTATACACTAGATATAAGCTTTATAAAAACGAATTTGGTTATTATTATGAAATTGATAATACTTACTCAAGTAATGTATTTATTAACAATAATATACCTAATTTACCAAATATTACTGTAAATCTTTATCAAATACAATCGTTGTAATGGAATTAATAAAAAGACAAATATCGTTAGAAGAATCGACAGATAGAAATTATAATAGTCCAACCTATGGAACTATTACAGCAACTTCTTTCTATATTAATGTAATGTTAACTCAAGACATTGAAAATTTAGGTATTTTTACAGATATTGATTATATTTCTAGTAGTTCATATACACAAAACATAAACGACTATAATGTAAAAAAAGTTGGTGTTAAAGTTTATGATTTTTATACAACAAATAATAAATTAGTTACTGGTCGTACAGAATCACATTTAACAGATGTTAGAACATATAGTTCAAAATCCCCATATCAGGTTGGTTTTAATGTAAATTCTGAGACATATATTGATTTTAAGGGTAATACAATTAACGGTGTTGATAGGGTAACGTCCATTTCGGACCCAATAACATATGTATTTGGTACCGATAAAGATGACCCAAATATTGGTAATACTAATCAAAAAAGTGGTCTTTTATATCAAGACTATAGTGCCACAAATTTAACACATATATCATATATTGGACAAGGATGGAATGAAACAAATATATCATTATCAGCATTAACAAAAATAAATGATTACACATTTGGAATAACTTCTGTACCAGTAGTTAATAGTGATGTTTTTATTGACAGAGGAATAACAAACGTATTTGAACCACACTTAAAATTATCTGAAGTAACTAATTTAGGCGAATTGGAAAGGTATGGTAACGGATATTTTAATTTAACAACAACATAAAAAAATAAAAAAAATAAAATATGGCAACAGGAACTTATGGCATAGTTAGACCATCGGATGTATCAACAGATGATATCGAAGTCTTTTATACTTATACCCCTTCAAGGGACAAACAAAGCAATGGATTAACTAAAATAGCTAATTCAAGTGATGTTTTAATAAAGGTTAATAATCCAAATAATACAAATGGTGGGTTTGAAATGTTTGGTGGGTTATATACACTTAAATTACCAGTATCAATATTTAATACTGCTGGTATTTATACGGTTATAATTAAACCAATTGAAATTAGAACAACAATCACGGATGTTGGTGTTTTGTCAGCATATCCAGATGTTAGAGGTTTAGTATTTGATTCATCAATTATACCAACAAATTTAGCTAATAGATTTGCAAATAATGGTCTTATTGGTTATAGAATTGAATATTTAGATACAACAAAATCTGATAGTAAAGTTAATAATACCTTTACGATTATAACATCTAATAATCGTGCTGAAGTTGTAAATCAAAACTTAACTAATTCAAACCAAAAGGCTGTTAGATATCGTTTTAATGATAATTCAACATTAGTTTTTTGTACTATTACCCCAAATTCAGCATCAAGTGTAAATCCGAATGTATTTCCATTTATTGGACAACCAAATCAAAATGTAATTATTACTAATACATTTTTTAACCCTATTATGGTTGAAATTGAATTAGTTAATTATGATATTGAAACACTTGCCTACGGTATATTTGGTAATCAAAGTAAATCCACAGAAGATGGAATTTATACAATATATAACTTTAATAATCAAATCTTTGCACAATATGACCTATATGAAATTAAAGATGCTTTCACTGGTGTACCTTTATTTGATATTAGAGAACAAAGAAATAATATAGATTTCACAAAGAATTTTAATTCGGTAACAAAAGTTTAATTATGGCTAGTAATAGAATAAAAGTTTTAGGTTATGCTCAAAAAGTAGTATATGAGGACCAAGTCCAATATACACCATACACCCCAGATTTAGTTGGTTTTCAATTAGCTAGTAATGGTGGTACCCCTCTATTTACGATGGGTAACTTTTATGTTACAACAAACCTTGAGCCAAAAGTTAATAAAGTATTTGTAACCAATAATCAATCTAATTATAAGTCATTAAATGATATTAATTCTACTGGACAAGATATTCAAGTATTATTAGATAATAATAATATTGTTGTTTTAAATCTTGATAAAACAAATTTATCTAATTATGCATTATTTAATTCACTTTCTGAATATGTTAGGGTTGCATTAGAAAATATTATCACAAATTGGCCAGCTGCTTTATATGTTAAACCATTATATGCGTTACCACCAAATTATTCAACTCAAAGTGGTGTTACATTTCAAAATTATTCATTCAATAATCTTACAAGTGTTTCCACTTTTGCCATTAATACAAATGTAATAGTTAATAATTTTCAAATAAACTATTTAGCTAGTGGTTCATTAGAAAAAACTTTTAACTCAACTAATTCATTAAGAAATATTGCGTTAAATTATTCACAATATTCAATTTTACTTAATGGGGTAGAGTACCCTATTTTAGGTTTTACTGGTTCCACACAAATATCTAATGATTATATATATCTTTCAGTTAGTGGTGATGTATTTTCTGGTGCTGTTAGTGGATATAATACGTATCACATTAAACCAAATACTACACAAGAAAATTTATTTTATAATTCATTACCAAATTTTGAATATTATTTATTAAATAGATTATCAAATCCTTTATTTACAGCAACTTTTAGTTTTTCAGTTAAAACCGATTCTGGTGGTATAGCTTATACAACAAATAGTGTTACTTGGCCAACTAGTGATGGGTACAATATTGATTTTGATTCAGATGCTTATACAGATTATGCAACCAATTTATTAAATATTTCAACAAGTTATGATGATACAACTGGTAATTTAATGGTTAGATTCCTTGTAACAGAATCAATAACTGAATTTGATACATCAAGTGTTTATTTAGGTGATTTAGACCAAGATTCTACCGACCAAAAAATGAATAAGACACTAACCATCTATGGTGTTGAATACGATGAAATAAATAATTACATACAAGGTATTAGATTTGTTAATACTGTATCATATGATAAAAATAATAATACACCAGATATCTATTTAAAAAGTATTGCGAATATTTTAGGTTGGGACTTAGTTTCATCTATTTTAGAGAATGACTTATTAAGAAGTTATGTAACCCCTAACAAATCAACATATGCTGGGCATGGTGTTGGTTTAACGTTACAAGAAGCTGATACTGAACTATGGAGAAGAATTATATTAAATTCACCTTGGATATGGAAATCAAAGGGTACTAGAAAAGCTATTGAATTTTTATTTAAGTTTATAGGTACACCTTCTGGTCTAATCACATTTAATGAATACGTTTATGCCGCTGAAGAATCAATTGATGTTGATTTATTTAAAAGTGTTTTAGCTTTAAATAAATTAAGTACTGATATATCAAATTATCCTATAGATTTAAACGGAAACCCTAAACCATTAATTAACACATCATCAATTTACTTTCAAAGTAATGGGTTATGGTATAGGGAAACTGGGGGTGCCAATTCAATGTTAGATATAACAACAGGTAACAATCCACATATTGGACCATATGACGGTGGTTCAACATATTTAAATCAATTTAAAACACTTATACCTAATTTTAGTGCTGTAACCGTAAGTTCACAAACTGTTACAACAGTCACTCTTAATATGTTTACAAATTATAATTCTGGTACGTTTGACTTTTATAGTGGTGATACTTATATTAAGGTAATTGATTCAAAAAATATTGATATAACAGCATCTGGTACTACTATATCAATAATTGATGACCCATATAATCGTTTAGAATTTAACTGTAACGAGTGTCCAATACCTAATGATACAAAATCATTAAGTATTCTAATAAAAGGTAATAAAAGGTAATAATTAAAATGATAAATTTATATAATAACACAAACTTAAATTATAACCCACCATTTAATATCATTTTAAATCCAAATGGTAATAGTGGTGAAATGTTTATTGTTACACCAGATGAAACATGTACATTAAATATTTCATTTGATTATCTTTTCAAATTTGATTGTGCTGATTTACTTAGTTATACCAGAACTGGCAATAATTTATTAAGTTTGTTTGAATCAATAGGTGCATCAGTATCACTTAATTTATTAACAACAAATGATAAAAAAGTTACATCAACATCAGTATATAATGAAACATTTTTTAAACCAATTGGTGTTGGAAATATGTTTAATTACCTTAATAATTTAAATGGTGCATCTTCTGGATTTTTCTTATGTGGTGAAATTGGTAATGACCCAACGTGCCATCCGTTAACTATTGATAATGCTAGTTCAACAACTTGTTCATTAGTTTTACCATCCATATATACAAGTTTACAAAATGAATATGGTTCTAAAATAACAAAAAGTTTTAACCCCTTAATTATTTCTGGTTTATCATCTACTTGGTCTAAATATAGTAAAGATATAACAGATTCAGCCATAATTAATAAAATTATTAATAAAAATATTAATATAAGTGTTGAAGTTAGTGGTACCGTTATTAATACATATGTTTTATTGGATAATATAGTAATTAAAAGAAATTGTACACATATTAGTGAAAATGATATTTTTGTATCTAAATCTCCAGGTTTTAATCTTAAAAAAGTTGTTGATAATAAAAAATCTTGGGTTTTAAATAAAAATGCTGAGGAAAGAGCGTTCAATGTTCCAAATATTACCAATTTATTAACAAAAAGAGAAACTGATTATACAATAAATAATGGTTCACTTGTTCTTAATTCAAAAGAAATTGATTTAAATCTTGATATTTCTAAAGCTGTTGAAACAGATGTTTGGACATATATTGTTAATAATCCATGTATTTTAACTGGGTATAATGTTGACACAAAAATTGTCACTAAACAAGTCAGCACACCAATTTATTCATCTGGAACTATTATATGTAGTGCACAATCGGTTAGTGTTTGTATTAGTGATGGTTGTGGTGATAAACCAATTAATATTAATGCGTTAACAACACAACCATTAAGCTTGGTGAAAACGGTTGAAAATTTTGAAGCATATGTTGAATCAGAATTGGTTGACGGTAAAAATAGAAAAATAATTTCATCATATCCAACACTTAGATTACTCTATGATAGGTATATAAATAGTTTAGATTATTGCGGTACAAAATCAAATAATTTTGATTATTTTAAAATGATTAATTTCACTAATCTTATTGGTAATTATTGGGTTGACTTAATTGAACAAGTAATGCCAGCAACAACCATTTGGAATTCAACAAAGGTTTATGGTAATACAATATTTGATTCACAAAAATTTCAATATAAACCAAATACATTATTTTTTGGTACCGCTAGTACTTATAATCAAGTATTAAGTCCATGTACAGGTGTAACTTGTGGTGTTGATGTTAAAACAAGTGTAATCTTAAGTGGGTCAAGTAATATTTCAGAATTCTTAAGTCCAAAAACAAATAATGATTTTAGTAATGCTTATTTAATACAATATAATAGTGGTTCAGAATTTATTGGTTCTGTAACTAAAACAGTTAATTTCACATGTAATATTGAATTATCAACAAACACTACAAATGCTTTACCTAATAATACAGGTGGTATTTGTAATACAATCCTAAGTAGTCCAAATGGTGCTGTTAACTATTCATTAAGTGCTAAATCATCAAATTCAATCATACAAAGTGGTCAGGGTGTAATGGTTCTTCCAATATTTAATAATTTATCAGCTGATACTTACACATTAACTGTTACGGATATTTATGGTTGTCACCAAAACTCAACATTTGTTATTTCATATAACCCTTGTGTATTAACATTTACATCGGTTAACACTAATTCATTTAAGGGTATGAATAATGGTTTCGTTACTATTTCAAATATTAACGATACTGGATTAGTAACTGGTTATACATTAACAAGTGGTGCGACAACAATAAGTGCTGGTACATTTAATAACCAAAACAATAACCAACAATTATCTTTAACAATTGCTAATTTATCAGCTGGAACTTATTCACTAACACTAACTGATAATTATGGTTGTAACGTAACTAGTGGTGTAACAATTAATGAAAATCCTTGTATTTTAAGTACTACAGCATTATCTGTACCATTTACACAATTTGATGATGGTACTGGAACTGGTTCCATAACTCTTAATGTTACTAATGCTTACGGTATACCTAGTTCAATACCAGCTGGTAACCCTCAACCAACATCAATCCAATCACCTAATTTAGGTGTATCATATACTGTAAGTGGTATAACAACAAATAAAACTGGGACAATTAATGATGTTAATAATCATACCGAAGGTAATTTAAGTGCTGGTGCTTATAATGTTAAATTTATCGATAATTCAGCTATAGGTTGTTATTCTAGTACGACACTATCCATACCAAAAATAACATATAGTGGTTATGCTGGTTATTGTGAAATTGCAACCGCTGACTTTAAACTTAGGGAGTTTATAACTGGGTTTAGTTCACCAGTTTTATCATATTGGTTTCCAACAACTAAAAATGGTGGTAAAAATAGAATTTATGTTTTATTTAACGTCAATTCTAATTCAACTAATACTATTACTTCTAATATTTATTATCTTGACAATTCAAATGATTTTATTAAATCAACAACACCATACACACCATATTTTACTAGTTCAGATTTTAAACCAATTGGTACATATAATGGGAATACGGTTAATAATTTTTATAAAAACGCTATATTTGATGAAAATAATAACAATATATATTTTTGTGGCGAAAATAGCATAAATCCAAATAGTGGTGCTAATAGCATAAATCCAAATAATGGTGGTTTGGATGTTTATGATATTGATACAGATACATGGGTTGGTACAATACCTTATGGTTCAAATGATACTAATGATAGACAAGTTTTATATTCATACTCAACAAATGTAAATAATAAAACAATTAAATTCATTGTTGTAAATAATTCAAAAATAGACCGTGGTGGTGGTGCTTATGGTGGTGGCTTTACCGTTTACCAAGCTAATACAATAAAACCTTATTTACAGAATCCAACAAAAAATAGTTTAGTATCATTTGATATTGTCTTAGATGCAGGTAATAATATTACCTATAAGGATTATTTTTATAATGGTTCACTTTATCTTGGTTTGTTCATAAAAGTTGGTGACTATTACTGGAGTTGTCCTGGTGGTAGTGTTAATAACGCTGGTATACTTATTTTCGCTTTAGAGGCTAGTGATAGTGCTAATAATATTAAACCAGTTAACCCAGCTGACCCAGCACTTCTCCCAAATCAATCAAAATTTATAAATGGGAAGTATTGGGGTTCTATTTTTTATGATGAATCATACCATAAAGTTTATTTTTCTGATTTTGGCTCTCAAACAATATCAGTTTATGATGTTACAAATGGAAATAATATTGGTGGTGGTGGTAAACTTTTGAAAGAGATAGACATTAGTAAATATAATTCTGGTTATAATTCCGATTTCTCTAATCTTAATTATGTTCCAATTACTTATGTAACTTTAGACCCAATTGATAATAATACTTTATATTGTACAGTTCAAATGAATGACCCATCAGATGAAGAAACTCCAAGGTGGAGTAATACATATGTAATTGATAGAGATAAATCAGTTTTTAAAAGACTTATCAAAGGTTTTTATGCTTTAAATACTTCAGTTGTAGATGATGGTTATGATACTAAGAGTCTTATGTCTGTTAATAATGGTGAGGGTACATTAAGTATTTATAATAATAGATATAGTGGTTATACAACTGGTAATTATATTTATACATCAATGATGAGGTATAAAAATGGTACACCAGATACTAGTCTTTCTGATAAGGGTATTCTTAATAAAATTAATCAAATAGATGCGTATGGTACAACAGCAACAACTGTAAATACAAATATTTTTGAGGTTACTAATCAATATAAAAATAAAATTAGTGCACCAAAAGTCATAAGTGGTGCTTGTCTTACTACGTCTTTTGCTAGTGCAAGTACTAATACGATAGCTAATACTACTACTCAACAAAGTGTAAATTTCCAAATGCAATTTGACCCAACTGTTTACAATAATAGTAAAATATCGAATTTTGTTGTATCACTATATGATGCTTCTAACGGACCAATCGGTTCCCCATCAACTGGTGTAACATACAGTTATTCAACAGTAAATTATAATGGTGGATATATTGATGATATTCTAACTTCAAGTACACAATATTTTACATCGAATACAGTTGCTTATAAAATACATTTGGATTATTATAGTGGAAGTACTATTACACCTAGTAATAAAATAACTGGTTATACATATAATGGTCCGACAAATACCAAAAATCCATAATAAAATAATTAAACTTAATACATATTTATAATATATGCCATTAGTAATAAAAAAAATAGAAGGTAAGTTTTTGGATAATTATGTAAGTAATATACCAATATATAGTATGTTATCCGCCACAATACAAAATAGCGATTATATAAATGTTAATGGTGAAATATTTTTTTTACAAAACTATTCAAAAGTTAATACGTTAACACAAGGAAAAACCTTATTAAGTTATGGTTTAAAAAATAATTATAATTTACCAACCTCAGTTTTACAATTGTCATACTAATGAGATATCAAGAAAGAATATATGAACAAACAAATACCTTTGCTAGAAATAAAAGCGTTAATATCGTTAATACTAGTTCAGATATTTCTGTATTTTATGCACCACAATTTGATATAAGTGGTGCAACTAAGGTACAATGCGGTGATGTTCAATTTACACTTAGTGGATTCCCATATAATTCATATTTAACAGCTGCAACAAATTCATGTATTGGTGTAAATCTACCAATTAGTTGTTTCACGGGTTCTACTTGGAATACAAATATATACACAGATAACTCACTAGCTTATAGTGGAACTTTTTATACAAGTAACACAATCACTGGTGTACCAACCGATAATCAATTCGTTCAATCCGTTCAGGATGGTTTTAATAGTTTAGGTTATCAATACACACTTAGTGGATACACATTTGACTTAGCTAAAATTTATGGTGTTCAAAACGTTAAAATAGACATAGATGTTTTCGCTAATTATAACTATGTGGCACCATTTACATGTCCATCAAATTATGTTACAAACCCTAGCAATGATGGTTGTCAACAAGTAAATGTCTATACAAATGGACCATCATATAATGGTTCTGGTTCGACAATACAATCTGGTTCCACAGATGCAACATATTGTAGAGATGGTGCTTATTTTTATGATGATATTGCAAATTTAGGACCATACCCATTATCATATAACCCTAGTGGTAATTTAATTAATAGTACTGGTGGTACAATTACGGCTTTAAATATTAGTAATGGTGTACAAAGTAACAGTTTTTGGTATAATTCTGGTAATCCAACAGATGGTAGACTTAATAAAATAGGTTTATCAGCAACAACTAATTCATTTGTTGGTTTCAGTAAGTGTTTAAATATTCTTAGTGGTGGTACATACTATATTGGCCTTGCTGCCGATAATGATGCTCAATTTAGACTTAATGGTCAATTAATTGTTAATCTTACAGGTACAACACTACAAAATTTTAAAAGGTGGAGTGTTTTTAAAGTTAATTTACTTTCTGGACAAAACATAATTGAGATGCTTGGTGAGAATCTAGATGCTGGTTCGGCATCTTCTTTTGGTGCTGAAGTTTATTACCCAACAAATTATGCAACTTTAACTGGTGCTACGACCACTGGTTCAACACAAGCAAATGCAATCTTTTCAACTAGTAGTTATGTTGGTAAAACTTGGGATATAGGCACTAATTTAGGTTATTCATGTCCAAGTGGTTTTGCTTTAAATACATGTGCAACCGCTTATACGTGTACTCAAATTTTAAGGGCACCTTACTCACAGATATGTACTGGTAATTGTGCTGGTGATGAATTTCAAATATTAAGCCAAGATTTACCATCAATAAATAATGCGAGTAATGGTGTTTATATTTTAGACCCAACAACTGGTACAACAATACCATTCACATTTAATTTTACTGGAAATACAAATACATTCATAACTAATAATGCAACATTTAATTATGAAATTTATCCATTCAACCCAACTTTAAATTTATTTACTGTACCACCAATTTATTCAAGCTCTAACATATCCTATTCAGCATTCTCTGGAACAAATGTTTTAACACAAAGTATAAACTTTAGTGCCTCAAGTGATGGTGATTACTTAGTTAAGGGTTATACAATTGGTGATGCTGGTACAAAATACTTAAATGCTTTAGGTAAAAAAATAAACACAATGGATTATGTTAGTAGCAAAACATCTAATTTTTATAATCCACAAGTTGATTTTTATTTTGTTGCAATTTATAATGCTGATACACCTAATTTTACACAATCACAAGCACAATTAATTGATAATGCGACCACTGGTAGTTTAGCATTATCACAACAAGTAATAATTGTTGGTCAAAATAATAATAACTATACAAATACTGGTAGTACCTTTACATTAACAAATACTTATAATGGTCAACCAATTATTACATTAAATGGTTTAGTTTTAGCTAGTAGTTATGATTACATACTTAGTGGTCAAGTTTTAACTTTTCTTGGTACTATATTAAATGGTGATGTTATTACAGTAACATATAACACAACTAACTCTATTGTTTTAACTTCAGATTCATTATACTTAAACACAACAATACCTAGTGGTAGAACTGGAAATCAAGGCAATAATAAATACTATTATAACACAACAACTGGTAAGTATGAAATTTATACACAAAACGTTCCAGTTGTTGGTTCAACAATAATGGTTATACTAAATGGTGTCACATTAGTAAATAATATAGATTATTATCAATCCACAACAAACCCAAATAGAATAATCCTTAATGGTATTATTATGAAAGGTGATTTAATTGTAATAATATATAATCCAAAGGCCAGTATTGTTAACGGAATTTACCAAAATAATAATATATTAAATTGGTCAATTGCACACGGCCCAATGGGTAATTATGGTCAATTTGATATACAATATAGTAGCAATATTACCTTTACAACATATACAACTAGTAGTACAATACCTTATAATACTAATGTAACAGCTTATAGTGGTGTTTTATCACTAACTGGTAATGCTGGTACTAATTTATATTATAGGGTTAAAAACACAAAGAGTTACCCATCTAAATGTGGTGACCCAATAGTTAGTGTTGCTTATAGTGAAACAGTACCAATAACAATTTTAAGTAATGGATTAAATAGTTACTAATATTTACAAATAAACAAAAACAAATATATTTATAATAAAAAAGAATAGTTATGTCATATATAATACCAAGTACTTCACCATTTGTTTCAATTAAATTAACCGATGTTGGACGTTCACAACTAGCACAAGGTCAATTAACTTTTTCATCTTGGGCGATTGGTGATTCAGAATTAGATTATAGTAGAGAAGCATTAGTTAACGCAAACCCAAGTGACCCAATTCTATCATTACCTTCTAAAGTTTTTAGGACTTTTGATTTACAACCAAATATTAAATCTTTTATCACAACAGAAGGTGGTTCAAATTTAAATCCTATAACATCGGCAAACTTAAATGTTGTCGTTGCAACTGTTAATAATCAAGCCACAGAAAGAGGATTCTTTGTAAATAATACGACATACTACTCAACACAAACTGGTTCACCATATACCCTTGATGTTACAACTATACCAAATTCTGGAATAACTGGTGGTACTTCTGTTATTGTGAATTATGGTTTAAATATTTCAACTGGTAATTTTGTTAGACTTAAATTATCAACTAATATCGGTACAGCACAATATGATTCATTAACAAGAAATACGCACCCAGCTGCAAATCTATGGTATAAGATTCAATCAACTGGTATTACAAATACTGGTAATGTTATTTTAAATTTAGATAGAACTTTACCTAATTTTTCAATATATAGTGGTAATTCATTTGCTTATTTTTACCCTAATGGTGAAGTTGCTGATACTTTTGGTAGTTCAAATTCAACAGCTTATTGGGATAGTGGTACACTTTCTTTTGATTCAGCAACAAACATTACATGTTCAGATGTTAAAGTTTGGAATATGAATAATGTTTGGACTGAAAATTTAGCTGGTGTAACTGGTCTTTCAACAACTCAATTATATGAAGACTATACTAGGTTTGGTTCATATACATATACTGGAACTAAAAACCCATATTTAGAGTATTTAACAGTTACTAGTAATTCAACAACTAATTCGATTAACTGTAATGGTATAGGTAATAGTTATTTAGATACTATCAGTAAATCATTATCAATAATACATTACACAAATAATACGATTTCTAATTTATACGGTGACTTCTTTTTTATTGACACTATAAATAATAAAGTTGTTAATATTACAATACCAGATTTAATGTACCATAATATTGGATACAGTTCTGCCTCTGGTAAAACAATGGGAATGTCATTTGTATCTAGTGGTACAACACAAACGATTGGGAATAGCGATATCCAATATATGACATTAATCGAAAACCCAACCTATCTTAGCGGTTCATCAGCACCACAAGTTGTTGGTAAAGTTTTCCCACAATTAAAAATGGTTGTAATTGATAATGATGAAATTGTCGCCGCATTATCCTATAAGTCAAATAGAAACTGGACACTTCCACCATTAGCGGCCACACTTACAGCACCAGTTGGTGCCACAGGCGTATTAGGAATTGGTGAAACAATGTACTTAACATATGCACTAGATAATACTTCTGGAAGTGGATATACACCAACATTACCATGTCAATCCTACATAAAGATTACAAATAGTACTACAACATCAAGAGACGTACAATTTCATATTTCACAACAAGGTTTATTACCTTATATGAGAAAAATTGAAAATGCTGGATATGATGGTTTAGGTTTTTATGCAACAAACTTTAAGTTGGTTTATCAAATGATTGATGACCCTAATGCAAGACCTGACCCAGCAATGTGGCAAGTTTACGATTTCACATCAACAGCAATTACTAGTGTTGCAGGTCAAACAATTGACCCAATATTATTAGAAAATCCAATACCGTTAGCTAATGGTTTTATATTAACCGCAGCAATTAATACGGCATCAACGACTTATGATATAACGCAAAGTCTAGGTATGGCACCAAATTCTAATTCAAATATTTTACAATTTGGTGATGAAAGATTCTTCTATGGTAATTTAACAACATATATTGGTTCAAATATATATAAAACAATATTTGATATTAGCATAAATTCAGCACAATTTTCTGAAACTACGAATCCTACTAGAAGTAAGCTACCATCAACTAATCCACCACCAATTGAAGTTTCTGAAGTTGGTATATATGATAATAACAATAATTTGGTTGTAATTGGTAAATTAAGCGAACCAGTACAATTAACTAAAAACGATACAGTAATGTTCGAATTGTCGCTAGATTTCTAAATAAATTAATAACATGGGATATAATAATAGTTCAACAAATTTAAGTTTAAACGCAAAATTAACACCGTTAGGTAGACAAAAAATAATAACTAATGATAATGGTCTTATAACTTATTTTAGTCTTGGTGATTCTGATGCAAACTATAACGCAGCACTACCATTAGTGTCTGGTCAAGTACCAACATCTGGTGGTAATATAGGTGCAAATTCATCATCAACCAACAGTGTTGGTTTTAACTATATGATAAATAGCATGCTTATAGTTGATTCTACTGGTGCGACACAAAAAATGGTTGAACCACAATCTTCTGGTGTTACATTAACTTATAATTCAGTTGGTTTTAACACAATTACTTCTAATAATTTAACAACAAATATTATTAATAGAAATAATAATAACACCGACCCATTAGTTAATTTATATTATAGCTTTAATTTATCATTAAATTCTACAAGTGATACAACATTAACTGGCGTAACATCAGCTGATGGTGGTTACTCAGATACAGCATTAAGTGGTTTAGCGGTATCAAATATTTTAGCAATTGGAATTAATAATTCACAATATGGTGAAATGCTTGACGGTAAAGCAATTAGACTTACCCTAAATACACCATCCACAGCATTTACTATTTATAGTACTTTTGAAAATATAAATATTCCATTAGCTACTCAAGATGCTAATTATTCAGACCCATCAAATGATGCCGAATTATTTGGTAATATTGCATTTTTAGTTTCTGATAATATTATGAAACCTAATGGTGGTAATTCATCATTAAGTTGGGCAACTGGTTTTAATACGGTAAAACCATTTAGTGTTAATAATAAGAGTCTTTTAAATAGAAGCACAAATACCAATATAAATTTAACTGCGGATACTATTGTTGGTATTGCTTATTTAGATAAGGGCTTTTTGGTTATTACACACCCAACAATAGTTAATAGTTTTAGTGCTGTAACATCAACAACGGTTAGTTTTAATAGTGTTTCAACATCTGTTCAGCAAAATATCACATGCATAGCTGGTAGAGGTGAATTTGGTGCTTCAAATAATACAACATTTACTATTGCGGATACACCTAGAATTACCGAAGTTGGGTTATATGATTTAGAAAATAATCTGATAGCTATAGCAAAAACAGATAGACAATTAGTTAAAAATACCAACGATTTCTTTGCGTTATCAATAAATTTAACATTATAAACTTTATTTTTTTAAATAAGGTTTTATATTGACTTAAAAATTATGCAAGAAAATATAAATGAAAACAATCTAATTCTTGGTTTAGATGTTTCAACTAAAACAATTGGTATAGCTCTTTTTGAAGATAAAGACGGTAAAGGTGATTTAAAATTATTACATCATGTAACCCCAAAAGTGAAACTTGAAAAAGATTCAAAAATGGAAGAGTTATTTGAGAAAGCAAGAATTTTTGAAAAAGAATTCTTAAATGATTATGCCGATATGGGTATAACTAGGGTTATTATTGAAGAACCTCTACTTCAGTCAAATAATGTTTACACAGTAGCAACACTTCTTAGATTTAATGGTATGATAGCTAGGTCGGTTTATGAAACCCTTAATATTGTACCAGATTTTATTTCATCAAATGATGCAAGAAGATATGCTTTCCCACAACTATTAGCTGTTAGAACAACCAAAAAAGATGGAACAAAAAAATTAGATAAAGAAATTTCTAAGGGTACACCAGTATTATTTGGTGGTCATGATTTTGATGCTGATAAAAAGATGATTATTTGGGAACTAGTATCCGACCTTGAACCACAAATTGGTTGGCTTTACGACAAGAAAAACAAATTAAAAAAAGAAAACTTTGATATGGCTGATGCTTTTTGTTCAGTACTTGGTTACATGAAAAGAGAAGGACTGTGGAAATAAAAATACGCAAGTAAAAGAATCTTTTCTCACATTTTCGTATATTTATAATATATGGAAAATAAATTTTTAAGAATTTTAAGTAAAGAACCAATTTGTTGCGTGTATTCAGTAACTAATAAAATAAATGGTAAGATTTATATTGGCCAATCAATTGATGTTGAACGCAGATGGTCTCAACATAAATATGGTAAAGGTAATTTAATATTAAAAAATGCTATAAAAAAATATGGTATTGATAATTTTGAATTTACAATTTTAGAGAAAGTTGATATTGATAATAAAAGTAAAAATGATATTATTGAACTATTAACAATCATAGAACAAAAATGGTTTGATTTAAAAAAACCTTACTTAAAGGAAAATGGTTATAATATTCAAAAGACATCCAAACCAAATTTAACACCTAATAAAGATTATAATTTTGGTCAAAAAATAAGTAAAATTAAAATCGACAATAACCATACTGGTAAACCTTTAAATCAATATAATTTAAACGGTGATTTAATAAAAGAATGGAAATCAGCGGCTGAAATTGAAAGAGTCTTGGGGTTTAATGCTGAAAATATATCAGCATGTTGTTTAGGTAAAAGTAAAACATCAAATGGCTTTATTTGGAAATTTGTTGGTATTAAATTAACTGAACTTGAAATAATTAATTCAAAAGTTAAAATAAGAAAAAAGAAAAAAGTTGCAAAATATTCATTAACTGGTGAATTAATTGAAGTATTCGATTCATTAATAGATGCAGCTAAAAATGTTGGTTGTCCACAATATCAAATTTCAAAAGTTTGTACTGGTGTACAAAAAACATGTAGAAATTATAAATGGGTTTTTATATAATAAATCGGTTATGGCTGATGCACTAACGTGTGTTGTTGGATATATGCGTAAAAATAATTTTTGGAAATAATTTGTTTTTATTTATTATTTCCCGTAACTTTGCCTTGTGGCATACTTAATAGATATATTTGAATCATTTTTAGGTGAATACAGAAAGTATAACGAAGATTCTCAGCAGGCATCTTTCGATTGTCCCTCATGTTCAATCGATAAAGGTATGCCAGATGGTGATGGTAAAGGCAACCTAGAATTAAATTACCAAAAAAACGTATTTAAATGCTGGGTATGTAAGGACACTCACTATATGAGTGGTTCCATCATAAAATTAATTAAAAAATACGGTTCTGAAAAAAATCTAAGAGATTATAAACTCTTTAGACCAGATGCTTTTATAACTAATGAAGATAAAGAACACATTAGTATAACCCTACCCGAAGGATATAAAAAATTATCCGAATGCAATTCAAAAGACTTTAAGTCAACATTAGCCCTAAATTACTTAAAAGAACGTAATATAACCGATGATATTATCAAAAAATTTGATATAGGTTATACTTATAGGGGTAAATTTTTTAATAGAATCATAATACCATCATATGATGAGGATGGTGTATTAAATTACTTTATAGCTAGATGGTTTGATAAACAATACGGTGCTATGAAGTATTTAAACCCAACCGTTGAAAAACAATCAATTATCTTTAATGAACAAAAGATAAATTGGGATGCGAATATCTACTTAGTAGAAGGTGTTACCGACCATATTGTGGTACCAAATTCAATTCCAATGTTAGGGAAATTTATATCCCCAAATTTACATTATAAATTATACGAAAAAGCCAAAGCAAATATTATTATTCTATTGGATGGTGATGCTGTTGATGATGCGATTAATTTGTATAAAAAACTTGATTTTGGTGATTTAACTGGTAGGATAAGAATTTGTTTCCCACCAGAAGATTATGACCCAAGTCTTATTAATGAAAAATTTGGTAAACGTGGAATAATTAAACTTTTAAGCTATTCTGATAAGCTTGAAAAAGCTATCCAACTTGAAATACTTGGAAGTAAGTAAAAAATTTCGTATATTTGCAATAAATTTAAATAAATGAGTAATGCAAAAGTTTGGGATTCGATAATTTATCTTGAACCCATTCAACACAAATACCACCATAGAGTAACTGGTAAAATTTATAAATCAGTTACCACAACCCTTTCGTCAATAGAACCACACTTTGATGCTGAGGCTGTATCGTTAGCTATAACTAAACAATTAGATACCGTTAAGCAAGAAAGATACATCGGTATGAGCCAACAACAAATTCTTGATTATTGGCAAATGCTTAATGATGAAGCTAATGAGTATGGAACAAAGGTCCATAACATTATGGAAAATTACTTATTAGCCAATAAATGGTATTTTCCAAAGGATGATGAAGAAGGTAGATTTGAACAAAGAGTTATTGATTCATTTAATGAGTTAAAAATCGATGAAGGTCAAACTATGTGGCCAGAAAGAATCCTCTTCAGTGAACAATATGAATTGGCTGGTATGAGTGATTTAATTGTTGATATTGATGATGTTTTTTTTGATATTGGTGATTATAAAACAAATAGGGTTTTTAATTTTTATAACCCATACGGTTACGAAACCCTACACCCACCTTTCCAATATATGCAAAACTGTCAATGGAGCATTTATACACTTCAATTATCTGTTTATGCTAGAATGTATGAATTAGAATTCCCTAAACGTAAGTGTAGGCAAATCTATGTTATGTATTGGGATAAGGAAAAAATGACGTTCCAAAAAATACAAATAATGTATATGAGATTAGAAGCACAGAAGCTAATCGAAATGCACCACTATAACTTAATGAAATCGATTTAAACTATGATAAAAAACAATAACCCTATTCTTGGTGAGGTTAAAGAAGAAAAAATAATTGATAATAGAGGTGTTAGATATGACCCTTTTAATTTAAATGAAAATACACCAATGTTTAACCCAATTTCATTAAAATTAGTTAATGAATGGAAGGATGGTTTTTATTTACATGATGATTTGATACATGGTTTAGAAAAACAAACATTAATGCGTGTTGTAAATAATGAAATAGTTGAATTTTATAAATTAGAGAAAGTAAAATGAGTAAAATTAAAGTTATTATACATGTGGCTGATATTCACATTAGGACATATAGGTTCCATGATGAATATAAGACCGTTTTTAAGAGGTTTATTGACCAAGTAAAGGATTTGGTCAAGGATTACACTAGAGACGAAATTAGGGTGGTTATTGCAGGTGATTTGGTGCATCAGAAGATTGTTATATCCAACGAACAACTTATACTTGGTACTTGGTTTATAAGACAACTAGAAATGATTGCACCAGTTGTAATTATTGCTGGTAATCACGATTTGCTTGAGAATAATAAGGATAGGGTTGATAGTCTTACACCCATGGTACAGTTCTTACCAGATTCAGAAGTTAATTACTTTAAGGAAAGTAAATGTTACTTAGACAATAATATTGTTTGGTGTATTTATAGTATATTTGATGGTAATGCTAGACCAGACATAGAATCTGCTAAGGAACAATTTGGTAATGACAAGACTTATGTTGGCTTATTCCATGCACCGCTTTTAAATGCTAAAACAGACATCGGATATGAAATTGACCATGGTGCATCGTTAGAGATATTTGGGGGTTGTGATATGGCTCTTTTGGGTGATATTCATAAGAGGCAATCATTTAATCATAATGGTATTCAAATTGCTTATCCAAGTTCATTAATTCAACAGAATTTTGGTGAGAATGTATCAAAGCATGGATTCCTTTTATGGGATGTTGAAAGTAAGCGGTTTACTGAGCATGATGTTGACAATGAAAATTCATTTTATAACTTTAAAATCAAATCCTTAGATGATTTGGATAATAATGCTGAAATAATAACCAATTTATAAAAATGGAAATACCTAAGGAACTTAGAAATGAGATATACATGTACTGTAATACAAATAAGATTACAGACTATGATGCTTTTATACTAAAGTGTATAAAACAAGGTTTCACGGTTGAAAAATATGGTGCTGCACCAGCCTTTAAAGAAAAAATAGTTGAGAAGATTGTTGAAGTAGAAGTTGAAAAAGTTGTTGAAAGGGTTGTTGAAGTACCTATTAATGTTATAGACTCAGAATTGGGTGAAAAGTATAAACAATTACTTGATGAATTTGAAAAGTTTCGTGAAGAAAGTGTTAAGTTATCAAATGAAAATGAATCACTAAAAGTTCAATTAACAGAAAAAAATAAGAAAAAAGCAGACATTTATGGAGAATAAGATAAGTATATCACCGTATTCAAAAATTAAGGTTCAATGGTCTGATAGACCTGAAAACTATAGTAAAGAAGGTAAAAATAAAATAAAAAATCACTTTGCTAAGAAGTATGGGTTAAATAAAAATAATATTGATGTTATTTATAATCCTGTTAAGTTTAATGAATCTGGTGATGCAATTGAAATAACTGGTGCAAACATTGAGAATATCATGGACACAACTTATCAACGTGAGTTGATGAAAGAGTGGCTTAAACGTGAAAATAAAACTATTGATTTTAATAGGATATTGAATCTTGATGATAAAGTTAATGGTGAGTTAAACCTTGATGATACCAGCACTCGACATAACACTTGGTCCATCAAGTGGCTTATGATTAACAACTTCTTATCTTTTGGTGAAGAAAATTATGTTCCCTTTAACAAGTTAAGGGGTTTAACGGTTGTTAATTCAATCCCATCAAATACTGGTGGAAAAACTTCATTAACTATTGATTCATTAAAGTTCTTACTACACGGTAACACAACCAAAACAGATAAGAATGAAGAAATCTTTAATACCTATTCTGATAAGAATGACCTTGTTGTTAGGGGTATGATAGAAATTGGTGGTGAAGAAATCATTATCGAAAGAAAAATGAAAAGAACCGCTAAAAAAGGTGGTGGGTGGACCGTAACCAATAGGGTTAATTACTATGAGTTGTTACCAGATGGTGAGGAAAAGGCTCTTAATGAAGAGGATGCAACTAGAACAACAGCAAAATTAAGAGCTACTATTGGTAGTGAAAAGGATTTTGAAATGCTTGTATTAGCAACTGAGAAAAATTTGGATGACCTTATTGGCTTAACAACAACTGAAAGTGGTAAAGTACTTACTAGACTTATCGGTCTTGAGGTTATTGAAATGAAAGAAGCTGTTGTTAGGAAGATGTATAATGAATTTGATAAAAAGAAAAAATCAAATGAACATGATGTTATTACATTAAATGATGATATTAACGAACACCTTCAAAAAATTGAAATTTGTGAGGGTATTAAAGAAACATTAACCAATAGACATCAAGAAACGCTAGATAAGATTGAAAGCTTACGAACTGAAAATGATAGACTTTTAAATAGTAAGATTACTGTTGATGTTGTCATAAGCGCATTAAACCCATCAAAACTTCAAAATGAGGTTGACCAAATAACTGAGTCTGGTAAAACTATTAAATCTAAAGCGGATGATTTAAAAAATAGAATTAATGAGATTGGTAATCCAGACTTTGATGAAGATTATTATCATAAGTTAACACTTGAAAGAAATAAGGTACTTATTGACTTAGGTTTAAAAAAAGGTGAAATTACTAGGTTAGAGAATAATATTAAGAATCTAATTGATGGTGGTATTTGTAAGTCATGTAATCGTAAACTTGATGATGTTGACAACACAGAACACATAGAAGCACATAAGAAATCAATTGAAGATTTAACGATTGTTGTCAATGAGTTATTATCTAAAGAAACGGTTGTTAAGGATGAGTTATCTGGGATGGTTGAAGTTAAGACTTTAGTTGATACTAAAATTAAACTTGAACTTGAAAAAGATAGGGCTGAAGTTGAGGTTGGTTCATTGAGAAATAAGGTTGTTGATAAGATGAATGACCTTAAAAAGTATAAGCTTAATGAACAAGCTATTGAATTTAATAGGAGTGTTGATGCTGAGGTATCAATGGTTAAAACCAACATTCAAGTTGAAGAAAAAACAAGAGATGATATTTTCTCTAAATTAGAGAAAATTAAGCAAGACATTAATCTTAACATCCAATCAATCGATGCTAAAAACAAATTAATAGAACAAATTAAGAAAGAAGAAGAAATTGATAAAATATTTAAGGTTTATATTGAACTATTTGGTAAAAAAGGCATTAGCAAGTTAGTACTTAGGTCAGTGTTACCAATTATAAATTCTGAGGTTGCAAGGCTTCTTGAGGATGTTTGTGAATTTGAGGTTGAAATATTTATTGATGATAAGAACGATGTACAATTCTTATTAATTAAAGATGGTGTGTCCAAATTGCTTAAATCTGGTAGTGGGTTTGAAAAGACAGCAGCTAGTTTAGCGTTAAGAGGTGTTTTAGGTAAGATATCAACATTACCAATGCCTAATTTTATAACGTTTGATGAGATTTTAGGTAAAGTTGCTAATGAAAACATTGACAAGTTAAAGCCACTATTTGACAAGATATCAAATATGTATGAGATAGTATTTTTAATTACACATAACGATATAATTAAGGATTGGGCCACTAAAATTCTAACAGTTATTAAAGAAGGCAACATATCAAAGGTTAATTTATTAAAGTAAATTTTTTTATTTGATAAAAACATCTATATTTGCATCTTAAAATTTGATAAAATGAAATTTAGAGATTACTGTTTAGTGCTTATGGGTAAGAATGATAATTTTTTACCAGAAATTATTAAGGTTTCCGAATCTAAACCAAACGTTTTAGATGCTACTGGGATTGTTATAGCAACCTTTACATCAGCGATGGAAGTTGAAGAACTTACAGATTATTTTAAAACAAACGATAGGAATTTTTTATTGTTTGATTTAGATAAAAACCATTCTGGTTTTCACATTACGAAGGATAAAGTACATCAAGGCTTATTTGGTTTTTTAGGTGGTGATAGAGAACAGTATCTAAAGGAAAAAAGTGAAGAATTGCTTCATGAATTAGAAGTTAATGGTGATGGTGTTACTACATATACAAACGAAAATGATATAAAATTAAAACTGCCAATTGATAATATTGATGACTTGACACCCAAAGAAAAAGATGAATGGATTAATATCATAATAGATAAAGGTGTTGATAAACTCTCCGATTACGATAAGAAATTACTGGATAAATTATCGAATGATTAGTAAATAAATACCAGGAAAAAGTTTGACTTTTCATAATTTTTTCGTATATTTGCATATCTGTAAGATAATAATAATATATTGAAATATGAAAAATTAATGGTAAATAAGTTTGTGAATTTTGAAGATGAGGATTGTTTAGTAAAGTACTTTAAGGATGTTAGAAAATCTAAAATTTTAACTTTAGATGAAGAAGTTAAGATTGCTGAAGAGATAAAATCTGGGAATTTAGATTCGGTGGATATTTTGGTTAAGGCTAATTTAAAATTTGTTGTTTCTATAGCAAAAGAATACCAAAATCAAGGATTACCACTATCTGATTTAATTAGTGAGGGTAACTTTGGTTTAATAAAAGCGGCAACAAGATTTGACCACACTCGTGGGTTCCGATTTATATCCTATGCCGTTTGGTGGATAAGGCAATCAATCATTCAAAGCCTTAACGATAATGCTAGAATGGTACGTTTACCAGCAAACATAATTAACAAATTGAATAGTCTTAAAAAAGAAATCGAAAAGTTTGAATCAGATAATGAACGTGAACCAATTTATGGTGATATATTAGATGAAAATTCTGAAGCTGTCGACTTAACCATTTATTCTAGGTGTTCATCATTAAACGATATTATCAACGAAGATGGTGATGAACTTATCGATTTAATATCATCACCTAACGATGATGATAAATTGATTGTTAATGATAAACTTAAAAATAAAATCAATGAAACTCTTTCAATACTAAGTGAAAGAGAACGAATCATAATTGAAAATTATTATGGTATAAACACTGATTGTGAACCAATGACACTTGAGGTCATAGGTGAAAAGTTTTCATTAACTAAAGAAAGAATCAGACAAATTAAAGAAAAATCCCTAAGAAAATTAAGACACAATGCTCATAATTTATACAACTTAATTAATGAGTGATATTTATATAATATGAAATTTAAGTTTAGCTTTTTAGTTGCTTTAGCTGCCACACTTGTTGCAGGCTGTTCCGCTTACTATTCAGTTTTTGGTCTTAGTCAATTATTCGCTGGTGCCAGTCTTTCAGTTATACTTATGGCATCTAGTCTTGAATTTAGTAAAGTAATAGCTGTTAGTATTTTAGAGAAGTATTGGAATAAAATTGGTAAAACCTTAAGAGTTTATTTAATTATTGGTGTTACCATTTTAGTTTGTATAACATCCGCAGGTATCTATGGTTTTCTATCCAATGCCTATCAAAAAACAGCTTCTAATGTCGAAATGTCAGATGCTGCTTTAGGTGTTCTTAATAATAAAAAATCACTATTTGAAAAAAATATTACAGATAACCAAAAAATAATTGAAACAAAATCCAATAGAGTATCACAACTATCAAACCTTAGAAATGTTCAAGAAGGTAGAATTGATGCGGCTATTACAAATTCAAATAAAAACAAAGCTAGAGCAGATATTGATGCATCTTCCAAAGAGGTTCAATTATTAAATAGCGAAATTGACGTTTTAAACGCTAAAAACGCCGTGTTATCTGACTCAGTGAATGTTTATGCTAATAAGGCAATTGAGGTCAAATCTAAGGCTAATTCAACTAGTGAAATAGGTCCATTGAAGTACCTTGCTCAATTGACTGGTTACCCAATGGATAAAATCATCAACTGGTTTATCCTTCTTTTAATTTTTGTATTTGACCCATTAGCGGTTGCATTGGTTGTTGCGACTAATAAGGTCCTAGAAATTGAAAAAGAAAATACTGAGACTAAAGAAGACGATGGTATATATGGTGTAGACTTACAACCATGGCCACCCACGCCAATGCATGCGATACTAACAAAAAATACAACAAGAGAAGAACCGCCATTTGTAAGTGACGATTTTCAAATAGGTCCAGATGGTGCGTATGAATACATTGAAGAACCACCATTTGAAGAAGAAGCTATAGAAGAACCAATTATTGAAGAACCAATTATTGAAGAACCAATTATTGAAGAAGAAGCTATAGAAGAATTCATAGAAGAACCAACAATAGAACCAACAATAGAACCAATAATAGAACCAGCAATAGAGGAGCCAATTATTGAAACTAAAGTTGAAGAACCAGTGGTGTATAAGCCTGATTATGTCATTCCAAATGGTAAGATTAAACTTGAAGACATAAAAGAAAAAAAGTTAGAAACCAATAGAGGATTTTCTAAGGATATACCAACAATTAAAAATACAGTAGAACACATTGGTGTTAATAAATATCGTTAAAATTTATCTTATAAATGGAAATTAATAATCAATATGTGTTACCAGATAATAATTACATAAAAACCGAAACAACTAAAAAATCAATTATCCTTGGTAATTTTTCTGCGAGTCCAGATAAAAATTACGTAAAGTGGACGAGTAGATATAACAGTAATTATAAAAAGACTGCTGCATTTACGATAGATATTAGTGGTTGTGTTTATAATCACTTTGACCCAATTTATTATTCAAATATCCTTGGAAATATTGATTTAGATAAAAGAAATATTGTTATTTTACTGGAGAATGAAGGTTGGTTAACTAAAAATGTTAATGAAAATAAATTTATTGATTGGGTTGGTCATATTTATAATAGAGATGGTGTTATAGTTGAAAAAAAATGGCGTGGACAATCATATTGGGCCCCTTATTCTGATGAACAAGTAGTTTCAACTATAAAATTAATCACTAAATTATGTGCTGATTATAACATAAATAAAGTTGCAATTCCACATAATACAAAAATAGATAACCCCGATGAATACGAAGGTATTTTTTATAAGAGTAATCTAGAAAAACATCATACTGATTTAAGTCCAGCTTGGTCGTGTGAAGATTTCAAAAGTAAATTAGAAGAATATGAAAAATAAAGAATTGCTTAACGAGCATGAACAAACCAAAATGATGCTTGAATTCATTAGAAGTAACAGTTCTAAAAGAATTATCCAAGAAAGTGACGATGTTATTTCACCATCAGAAAATGATTCAGTATACACTGATGAATTAAAGAAATTATCTGATACGGTAGACCCAAGAGTTCAAATAAGTAAATTTAAAATTTACCCTAGAGATAGAGATGTTCAATTGGATGGTAGATTGGATTCTGGTGTTAATTTCTTCATGTCAACCAAGGCCATGAAATTAAAGATTTCAATAACAGATGACCAAGGTAAAACTGCTGAAATTTATTTAGATGATGAATTACTTTCAACTATTCAAAAGTTAAATGGTTATTATGAAAATTGGACTAGAGAATGGGCGACAAAGTTAACTACTGAATATAAACCAAAGAATAATACCAACCAAAATTAATCTTATGCAAAATTTAAATATTAAAAGGTTATTGGTTGACATAATACTCATAGTTGGTATTTTTATTGCAATTTTTATTGGGTATAAAATATATAACAAATCTGATAATTCAACACCAGAACAACTTAAACAAACACTTATCGAAAATAAAAAAATTCAAGATAAGATAGATTCTATTAGTAGATATAATAAATCACTTATGAATAGAATATATAGTTTAGAGGTTGCTCAAACTGATGTTTATGATGTTATAAATCAAAATAATTCTTTAATAAAAGAAAATACTAATAAATTAGATAAATTAAAAAAATCATATGAAGAAAAAATTGATTCTGTTAACAACTATTCTATTTACCAGCTTGATAGCTTTTTCACAAAGCGATACCCTTAAGATAACTAAGAGAGCTGGTATTGGTGCTATTAAAGACATATTAAAAAAAGATATGTTAGAACATGAGGTTAATTCTTTAAATAAAAATATAAGCATTTACCAAGATAATTTAAAATTAAAGGATAGCATTATTACATCAAAAACAACTGAAATTAATCTATTTAAGTTAAGAGATACAATGTCTCAAAAAATTATTTCATTGAACGATGAACAAAAAAACAATCTAAATAAATCAATTAAAGAATTGAATGATGAACTTAAAAAAGAAAAGAAGAAAGTTACCATAACAACAATTGGTGGTATCGCACTTGCTTTTTTAGTTTATATGATTGCGAAGTAATAATATTTACGAATAAACTATTAAATGGGACTTAAAAAGTCTCATTTTTTGTTTAAATACGTATATTTATATAAAAACAAATATTTCTAAATGAAAATTAAAGAAGATATAACAAAATCTGACATTGATAAGGGTATTAAAGTTTTTATTGATAGTTCTGCATTCAAATCAAAAATTGAGAAAATTGTTAAAGATAGACTTAAAAATGAAAAAGAATTGGAGGACAAAGTTGTTGAAATAACAAAAAATGTATTAACACAATTATATAAAACACTTTGGACCAAACGTGGTTTCTGGAAAAGTGGTCTTTCAAATAAAGCAGATTAAATATGAAAAAGGTAAAAATAACCGAATCACAGTATAATAAATTATTTACTAGTAATTTAGATGAATCAACAGAAGTTAAAGGTGGAATAAACAGAGTTAATAAACAATTTAAAAAAGCTTTCGCTGGTTCTGGTGTTAAGAATTTATCTGAAGATAACTTTGATATTAAAGCACCTATACCAGGTATTCCAAACTCAAAAATGAAAATGCAGAAAGAACCATCAAGTCTTGATGAAAACATTTTAAATCCAGAGGTTCAACAAGCTGTTAGTCATCTTATCCATAACATATGGTTAAACCCATCACAACATGGCTTAAGTCCATTTTTTAAACAAAATGGTATAACTTGGGGTGATATTATGGATTATTTAACAGCTGTTGGTGTTGTTAGTGGTGTTGCTGGTGGTGGAATTAAATTAAGAAATTATTTTAATACAAAATTTAATAAAAACCCAAAAATCGCTGAAAAAGAAAAAGAACTTGAGGTTAAAAAAATAGCTGATGATATAGCTAAAGATAAAAAAGCACCTTGGAATAAAATAAATAATCAGGCTCCTTCTGCTAACACCTATAATCCAAATAGGTTTAAGCCACTTACATCAACATCTAATGATGAAAAAGCAGCAATGATGCCATACTTAGACCCAGATAATGAGGGTATGCCATTTTTGCCAGATGACCCAAACTATACAAATCGCTCAACCTCTAACGACCCAGAAGATTTAAAGCCATACTTAGACCCAGATAATGAGGGTATGCCATTTAAAAATACTGACGAACAATTTAGTCCAGAATCGGAAAATAATCAAATGTTTAAACCAGTTGGGATGAATAAGGATATTGTGATTTTAAATGGACCAGATGGCTTATATGTATTTGATTACGATAATCTAAAATTAGATGGGTTAAACGCTAATCAACTTGCACAATATGTTAATAAAAACTTTAAATCATTATCAAGAGGTAGAGGTTTAAAAGATTTAGATACTGGCATTGATTTAATTAAAATGGATGAAAAGTTAAGGGAAAAATTAGCTGTTATTTATGGTAAAGATAAACAATTCGTTCACTTATTAAATAGAGTTGAAGAAATGACTGGTGCTGCTAGTTCTGGTGCATTTACTGGTCCTTTAGGTGGTTCTGGCAACGGCCCAAAGATTGATAAAAATAATACACCAGCAAATGCTTTAATTTCAGATGAGGAAGAATTTCTTGGTGGTAAAAAAATCGAAGAAATGACAACAGCCTCTACTGGTAATGCACAATCTAGTGCCTCTGGACAATATGTTCAACCAGCTATTTGGGCTAAAAATGAAAAGAATTTTGCTGGTAATAAAAAAACTCAGTACCCTAACGGTGAAATGGTTAAATTTGACCCATGTACTAGACTTAACAATAATAAATCAGCCCAAAATGGTAAGTGTAGTCAAGGTGCGGTAGATAATGTTGTTAAAACATATAAAACGAAGGATTCTGTAATTTCAAAAGCAAATACAACAGTATATGAAACAATTGCAAAGAAGACTGGTAAAAGTGTAAAAGAAGTTAAAAGAATTATTGAAACAAAAGTTCTTAAGAACAAACCTTTATAAAAAACTTAGATATTTATTATAAAATAACAAACATGGATAAAAACATAATCAAGGATTATTTATCAAGTACTTTCTTAAGTGAAGCAAAAAAAGATGCTAAACCAAAAGATAATAATGGTAAATCAACTAAAGTTGTTAATATTGCTGAACCAACACAAGAAAAAAAAGCTGCTAAAGGAACACAAGGTGTACCTGGTGTTAAGGTTACTGATAAGTACAATAAACAAAGTGGTAAATCTAATAAAGAAGGTGTTGGTGCTATTGCTAAGGATATGAAAGCTTACGAAGCCCCATTAACTAAGCCAGATGCTAACGCTAGTGAAATGTCACCTAACAAATTCAACTATAAAGACGATAAAGAAAAAACATATCATGATGAAGTCGAAATCATGAATGGTATGGAAATGCTTCAATACGATAGAACACCTGATGATAACTTTAGAGATAGAGCTATGGAAGCAATTGAAGGTAGTTCAAGAATGGGTAATAACCCAGATTGGGCTAACGTTGTTGTTAAGGGTTGGGGTGGTGATAAAGAATTTGGTAAGAATCTTGTTAAGAGAATCAAAGCTTCTTCTAAGAAACGTTCAGAACAAACTCCAACTGCTTGGATGCAAGGTAAAAGTAATGTTGTTGACGTAAAAGATAATGGTCATAAACCTTATGCACTTGAAAGTTTTAACAAAAAATCAACAATTAAAGAAGACATGAATAACCAATTACAAGCTTCTGAAATAGTAACAAATAAAAATGAAAATGCTCTACAAGAGTCAAATAAAAATAAAAAACAACCAATGAAAAGACTTAAATTTAAAAAAGAATTTAACGGCGTAGGAAACGCACTTAAATTAATCCCTGAAAGCTACAAAGTAGATAATAAGGTGTTTGAAATGACTGACGGTAACGAATCTTATAAAGTTCGTTGGGAAGGTTCATTAACTGAAGGTGCAGCTGTTATATTAACTGCTTCCGATAAAAAAGTTGTTAACGAAGACATTCAAAGAATGAAAGCTTTATTCAATTACAAATCTGAAGACACTCTTGGTGTTGTTAAGGGCAAAGCTAGAGTTGATGAAAATGCTAAATTTACCGATGTTTGGAATAAAACAAAAAACCTTCTTAGCGAATCTTTTAATGATGATGAACTTGAAGGTCCAGAAGAATGGGAAGACGCTGTAAAACACGCCCCAGAAGCTAAAAAACACATGGTACAACCAAGTTCAATGGAAAATGGTCACCAAGCACCAGCACCAAAAGAAGGTATTTGGGGTAAAGAAAAAATGGCACATTCTCCAGAAGGTAAAAAACACATGGTACAACCAAGTTCAATGGAAAATGGTCACCAAGCACCAGCACCAAAACAAGGTCATTGGGATGAAATCAAAATTAAAGGTACAACTGGTGTAAAAAATACTGCATCAAAAGAAATTACAAGTCAAGCTAAAAAACAAACAACAGCTGAATTTGGTAGTGCTTTAAAACATGCACCAGAAGCAACTAAAAATATTCAAGGTTCAGCCCCAAAAGATAAACAAGCATCTAAACCTAAAACAGGTGATTGGGATACAGCTAAAAAAGGTCAAGCTCCAGAAGCGAGTAAAAACTTAAAAAAAAAAGCATAAGTGAAAACCAAATGGATGAAGCTTATAGACACAAAGTAAATAAAAAATATAAATACTTTGCGGTTAGAAAAGCTGATAATAAAATCTTAACAGGGTTTGAATTGATTAGTGATGTTGAAAGCCTTAAGTACTATGCTAAATTAGATATAATCGACTTAGAACAAAATCCAAAAGATTACAAACTACTATCAAAAGAATTCTTATTAAGAAATGGTATTGACCCATTTAATTGGGATAATTGGATTAAAACAGATGTTCCAAATAATGATGAAAATCCAGAAGTAACAAGTTAAAATATTTAAAATAAAAGCCCCAGAATTTCTGGGGTTTTTTATTTATTGTTGATATTTATTAAATGTATAGATATTGATTCTTTTTATGTCTGTAGTATACTAGTGTTATGATAAATAAAAATAAAACTTTAGAGCTCTTGAACTACATTAACAAACCGATGAGTAGAGAAAACATCGCAATACTATATACTAATAACAATATTAAGTATGAGAAATGCGAGTTATTTAACGATTTTATACAATCGTTAATGATGCTTATTTTTGACACTTATATGGGTGATGACATAACTAACCCAACGGAACAAAAAAACCATTTTAAATGGTGTTGGAATAAAAATGTGGATAACTTTAAAAAAGAAGGATTAATTATAGGTGATTACAAATCCTATAGTTATTTTATGGAATTTATGTGTGATGTTTATTATCCAATAACCAAAAAAGAAAATCCACAATCAACTAAAAATTTACTAAAATTATGGGCCTTTATATTTGATTATAATAACCTTAAGAGTAAATCAGATATTGATACACTAATCGAGGTTTATAAAATGTTAGATAATTCAATAACATTAAATTAACCTATATAAACACTTGATTTTTTAAAATGTTTTAATAAATTGTATTCATGGATGCAAATAGAATTATTCAAATCGTGATAACAGAATTATCACTAGAAAACCTAAAACTTCAAGAATCTCTTGAAGTTGCAATAAATAATGCTGAAACTATTGATGACAAAGTTAAAACTGTCAAAGAAATACTAGAAAAGATAGTAATTAATGAATCATCGTTAGTTAAGTTTCAAGCATTAGTTTCAAATAAAAATGATTTAAACCAAAAAGAAGATGGAAAAATTTAAAGAATTAGAAGCAGCGGTTGCTTCAATGAAAGATGACGTAACTAAGTTTTACGAAAAGAATAACAGTTCAGCTGGTGTTAGAGTTAGAAAAACTCTTCAACTAGTTAAAGAACTTTCACAAGAAATAAGAAAGGAAATTTCTGAACAAAAAAGAGAAACAAAAACTGTATAGTAATGTTAATTAATGTTTTTGATAGAATACTAATAATTTTGTTTTTTATGGCATTTTTTAATTCTGTAAGACACACATATTATTTTATTCAAGCTTGGGTGACCTCAACAAATGAGGAACCCGTTAAATATAAAATATCCGATAAATCATTGTTTTTGTTAGGTGTATCAATTGCTTATATACTTACAACAATTTTTACTGGTATAAAACTCTAAAAATTAAAAATGGCAAAAATACAACAAACCCTAGATGCACTGCAACCTTATGTTATTGGTATTAGATACATAGATGGTATGACGGTTGTTGATACAATTTTTAAAACTGGTTGGACACTTCCAGAATCTAAAACAATTAAAAAGGCTAAGGGTAATGATGAAAGTCTTAATTATTTTATGATTTTCAGTGATTTAAATGGTATCGGTCTTGATGAGATTTTAGATTATGTTTCAAACGTTATAAAAATAAATGTTGACCGTGAAAAGAAACATGAACTATTAAAGACTAAAGTAAACGAACTTAAAGAATTCTTCAAGAAACATACACTAGAAGATTTATCAAGGTTAAAATTTATCTTAAAAGAAGAAGAATTGATGCCAGAACTAAATGATTTCGATGTTGATGAACCAATTGAAGAATTAATCGAAGAAACAGTTTATACATCACCAGGTGTTTCAGTTATGGAATCTGACGGTGATATGATTAAATACAACGCTGGGGAACAAGAAGCTATTCAAAATCACGTTGAGAATTTAACTGAAGAAGATAAAGAAATACTCGCTGAAGAAGCTAGAGCCGCTAATTATAGAAAGATGAAAGAAGCTGAAAAATTAGATGGTAAAATAAAGACAAAACAAAGGGTTGAATTACCACCAAGAAAAAAGATAGCTGAAGCGATTATGTCAAATACACTTATGCCAGATTGCGATTGCGGAGAATTAGAAGCTTGTGAAAAATGTATAGAATTTAAAGACCTATAACTAAAAACCCCAGATTTACTGGGGTTTTTTTATTCATTATTAAAAGCTCTTTCTAAAGTTTCTTGTGCCGTATGTGTTACCCATACACCACCTGTTGATAACAATCCGTGTAAAAATACACTTAAATAAAAATTATTAATTGATAATGGGGTTTGATTCTTAGTTATAATCAATATACTTGAGATTACAAAACCCATCCAAGTACCTAAACACATTGGACAAGTAAATAACTTATATAAGCTGTAACCACCAGTTCCAAATCTAGCTAATGTATTTCTGAAACCTTCAAAAATTGAACCGTAAATTAAATTGTTACAAGCACCGTAACAAACCAAAATAAACATTAATGTATTCATATATTTTTTTAAACAATTATAGTGTTTTACTTGAAAAAATAAATACTTGTGCGTATATTTGTAAAAAATCATAAAAATGAAATTAAAAGATGATATTATATCTAAAGAGGTTTTATTAGTTGAACAAGAAAATCAAAAAGAAATGTATAAAACTGCAACCAAAAAGGTTCAGTTTATTAATCAAATAAAAAATGGGTTGGGTGAGGAAATTAAAAATAACCCAAATCAAATAAAAATAATTGAGAAATCATTTGGTGAAAAAGTTAAATTATTTTTTAAGAGAATTTTTACAAAATTTTAAAATGACATACGATATACTAATAAATACAATTTCTGAAATTGTTAATAACGATAATATAAATAAGGATGGGCTTATATTAACATATATGCTTCCAGATGATATTCATAAAAGTCTCAATAAAGAATTATTCTATAAAACAAGAGAGGTTGGGGTTAACTTTACACAACCAGATGAATATGAAGTTGAAATAGCTGGGATAATTATAAAGTTTTTTAAAAAAAGTTTATAAAAAAGTTGCAAAATCCAATTTAATGTCGTATATTTGTAATCTAAGAATAAAAAACAAAAAAAATACGATTATGAGTACTTTATTAAAAGCTTTACAAACTAATGACACCATTACAACTAATGGTATGGCAACTAACAGTTCGTCATTGAACCATTGTGTAAACCTATTCTTCCAAATAGGTGCGATGAGAGGTAAGGATAAACAAGTACTTATTAATACATTCGTTAAAGCATACAACGAAGATGCATTAACCGCTATGAAGTTATTGTTCTGGTCTCGTGACATCCGTGGTGGTGCTGGAGAAAGACAAATCTTCAGAGATGTTATCAAATACATGGCTGAAAAGCATACTGAATCCTTAGCTAAGAACCTTTCATTAATTCCAGAATACGGAAGATGGGATGACTTGTTACAATTAATTGGTACAAAGCTTGAGAACCAAGCGTTGACCCTTATTAAGGGTGGTCTTGAAGCTGGTAAAAAAGCTAAGGATTTATTATCTATAATAGATTCATTATCGGATTCTGAATGTGCTAAATTAATTACTGACTTTTCGGTTTAAAATTATTGAAATTATTAGAATTTAATTGTGTTAAATAAGATTTTCTAGTAATTTCTGAACGTTCTTTTAAAATGTTTGGGTTAATATTAGGGTTTAATTTACAATTATCCCCATGAAATCTTTTAAAATTTCCACCATCACATTGTTTATTACAATGTTCACATGTTAGTTTTGGTGTTAATTTTCTAGAATTACTGATAGATATTTTTCTTTCATCGGTACATGGACCAGTTGATTTACATTTTTTACCCTTATTATGTGCAGGTTTACCCTTACGAATTAACGACAAAGCATTCGAGTATATATCAGAAATCCCAATAATCCAACCGTTAGGTATTGGTAGCTTAGGGTCATGATAAATTTGGGTATTAGTCATTGGATGGTTAATTAATATTAAACCTTCATTACCAAATAATGCTTTAGAAATTGTTTTATTTATAAATTTACCATTTCTATTAGCGTTTGTTCGTGTTAGAACAGAATGTTCATGGTTTATTGCGTCAATCTTATTATTAAATATTTTAGTTATTTTTATAATAAATGAATTTAAACCATATTCCTTTATAAGTTTATGGATATGTTTTGAGGATGTAAAGTATTTGTTCCATAAATCATTAGGGTTACAACCTTTGGCATATCTTACTCCGTAATAATATTGACCAGTTGGTTTAAAAATAAGTTTGTAAGTATAAGGTATAGTTTCCATATTTAAGTTTTAAGTGGATGCCGTAATTATCTATTAATAAATATAACAATATTTAGTTAAAACTAAATAAATATGATAAATAAAGAAAAATTAAGAAAAATCTTACAAAAAAAAGTTTTAGACTCGTCTTTGCTCGCCAAATGGTTGCCACGTCCAAACATTGGCAACCGTGAAAGAAAAGCACAATCTCGTGTTGTTAGAAATTTCTTGGGGTTAACACCTAAAGAATACAGAAAGACACTTGTTGAATTATCTAACACAGTTGAACAATTGATGTGTGCTAAGGAATGGTCTAAAATCGAGTACTCTAAGTTGCCATCAAAAGCAATGTCAGATTACATGAAGGCTTTCTCTAAGAATGACTTGGCTCGTTTCCAAGCTTATTTGACTTCACTTGAAAAGGGTGAAACTAAGATTAACGCTGCGGCTTTGTTCCCATACGATGTTACAAAGAACATGACACATGGTAATTCAAGAGGTGCTGATGCACAATGGAATGCGTTGCCAAACTACATGGAAAACAACAACGAAAGAGTGTTGCCAGTAGTTGACGTATCAGGTTCAATGGGTGACCCAGCTGGTCAAAATGCGACTGTTACATGTCTTGATGTTGCGATATCTTTAGGCCTTTACATTTCCGAAAGAAATGCTGGTATATTTAAGGATGCATTCGTAACATTCTCCAACCACCCAACGTTGCAAATTCTTAATGGTACCTTATCAGAAAGGTATAACCAATTGGCTCGTGCTCAATGGGATATGAATACTAACTTAGAAGCAGTATTTCAATTGATTTTGTCTAAAGCAAAAAAATCAAACGTTCCAGAAAACGAGATGCCAACAATGATAATGATATTATCAGATATGCAATTCGATGTAGCTACTCGTTCTGGTTGGGGTAGTACAAGTACATGGAACCCTAATGCTCAACAAATGATTGAGAAGGAGTACGCAGATGCTGGTTATACAACTCCTAAGATTGTTTATTGGAATCTTAACAGTAGAAATACTGATACCCCAGTACATTTTGATAAGGTTGGTACGGCCTTGGTTTCAGGGTTCAGTGGTTCCTTATTAAAGAACTTATTGGGTGGTAAAGACCTTACACCATTAAGTATGATGTTTGAAGTAGTAAATAGCGAACGTTACGAAGCTATTAAAATATAATTGCTTATATATAAAGATGTTTCCAGCAACTTAAAAATCTTAAACTGTTAAAAAAGGAAACGTGGGCGTTTTAGTATTGTTTCAACCCTTTAAAATTTTTTTTATTTGAAACAACCTTCCGAACTGAGTTAGAAGTAAAATGCTCCTACATCTTGTTATAAGCTATAAAAAAGAATCATAGTAATATGGTTCTTTTTTAATTTATACTATTTACACTTTAAAATAAAAGTAGTATTTTTAATCAAAACATATATGATGACAGTTGTAGTTAAACCAATTGATGAATACAAGAGTAAGAAATTTAAAGGTAAAGTACTAAGTGAATATATAGTTTATCAAATGATAAATGGTATGCCAATAAAAGCTGATACAGCATTAGGTGATAACGCTAGAGATATTCTAATCGCTAAATACTTAAAAGAAAATAAAAATAAAAAATAATGAAAACACTTAAGAATTTAAAAAAAGGCACGTTTGTTAGAGTATCAGACGTTGAAGCCGAATCAAGAGTTAAGCTAAAATCTGAATGGGCTTACGCACCAAAAAGCGAATGGAAAAAATCCGATAATCAACCTGAAGAAACAACAGAAACTGTGCAAACGGTTGAATCTTCAACTAAAAAAACTAAAAAGAAAAAGTAAAAATGGAAACAACAGAAAAATCGTACCCACTAGTGTTAGTGTTTTACGTTGATAGAGAAACAATGAAAAACTATGAATTAATGAAAGAATTTTCAGAATCGGTCAATTATATGATTGAAGCTAAAAATTTTAAAGTAATGGCATTCTTTTTACCAACAGATGGTGAAGAAAGAATTGAATGTATCAATCCTTTAGTTGCACCAAAAGAACAAATGGATAAAGTCGATAAATTAATAACCGATATTTCTAAGAATTTTGGTATTGGTGATGAAATAAATTTTGAAGAAATTCAATCAGGAGATGAACCAGAAAATACAAAACAAGAAAATCTATAATATAGATTTAAATTTAAAACATTTATCAGCGGAAGAGCAAAAAGGAAAAATTGATGAACTTATAGATAACCTAAAAAATAGATTTGAAAAGATTGATAGTTCTAGATATAATGCATTAACTGGCTCATCCATAAATGAGGATGTATTCTTTCCAAAAAGAGATATACCAAATAAGTAGTTTTACATCTTCAATCGAATAAACTCTTCCTTCGATTGAGGTACTGGCCCATACAATTGTATGGACCATCTGGAGGATATTAAAAATATGACAAATCAAGAAAAAGCGGTTTTATATGACCAACTAATCCGTGAAAGCGATGCATTACAACGTGAGAATTCAAAATTAAAATCTGAGTATGTAACTAACATACCGCCAGAGGTTCAACAAAAAATTGATAAAAACAATAAAAGAATATCTATTCTAGTTGGTCAATTTGAAAATTTATTACGCTAAGGTCTAGTACTGGTTTTCCAAATCTTTCGATATGGCCAACCAGTTTTTTTATGTATGAGTTCATACATCAGAGATGCTGTAGCTGGGCTTGCCGTACCCATAAACATAAGACTCTTTATTTTTTGTTTATGTGATATTTTAGCGAGTGTATGGTGAAGCCTTTGCGCATCTTTAATATTCTTACAAATCACCATATCAAATTGTTCTTCATTATGAATCAACAGTTTATTATGTACAACAATTATTTGTTTAACCATGTTCTTTTTAAACGCATTTGTAAATAGTTTTTTTACGACAGCTTCAATTGTTGGTCTTTTAGCCTTAGGATTGTTCCCATATATCCAAAATTCTTCCTCAACTTGATAGTCTTCAGATGCTAAAATTGTCCAATCACCAAGTGGTTTTTCCGTGTAAGTTCTACCAAAATTATCCCTAACAGTCCTAAATACATCATCAGGTTCTGTTGGCTTAGTTACACATATTCTAAAATTAACTGGCACAATTTTTTCAGTGTTTATGTATTTCTTTGGAAATTTAACTGATTGATTCTTATCAATTAAATTATGATAATGCTTAAAACAAGTTTCTTTTTTTCCACTTCTATGAAGTGTTTTTTTATACTCACCGTTACTTAATAACACAACTCTATAAACCATTTTTTGTTTTTTAAACAAAATAGCGTATATTTGCAAAAAATAAATAGGTACTATGTCGAAAAGAGATTATTATGAAATTTTAGGACTTACAAAAACAGCAACAGCTGATGAAATTAAAAAGTCTTATAGAAAATTAGCTATGACACATCACCCAGATAAAGGTGGTGATGCTGAAGCCTTTAAAGAAATTACCGAAGCATACGAAGTTTTATCTGACGATGAAAAGAAACAAAAGTATGATAGGTACGGTCACGCTGGTCCACAACAAGCCTATGACCCAATGACTGACTTTATGCGAAAAACTGGTTTCGGTTTTGGTGGTAAACAACAAAATAAAGGTCAAAATATGAACTTAACAGTTAAATTGACCCTTGAAGAAATATTTAATGGAACAACCAAAAAGTTTAAATACACAAAAAAAACTGATTGTAAACCTTGCTCTAATAAAGGTGGGTTAGGTGTTAAACCTTGTAGCCATTGTAATGGTGCTGGGGTTGTGATGGAAGTCTTTAGAACACCATTCGGTGAAATAAGAAACGCATCACCATGTTCTGTTTGTCAAGGTGAAGGAAACACCTATGAAACAACATGTATTACATGTGGTGGTAACGGTACAATAAACGGTGACGAACATATTGATGTAAATATTCCAATGGGTGTTGCTGAAGGAATGTCATTTGTAATGCAAGGAAAGGGTCATTCCGTTAAGAATGGTGTGGCTGGTGATTTAATCATAACAATCGTTGAATCCAAACATGATAAGTTCTTTAGAGTTGGTAATGATTTAAAAATTAAACTATCATTAGACTACTATCAATTAGTTCTAGGTGATAAAGTTGAGATTCCAACAATTGATGGTGGTAAAATAAGAGCCACAATTAATCCATATACTAAGGTTAATGAAATACTTAGAGTACCAACTAAAGGTATGAGACAACTAAATAGCAATAATAGAGGTGATATGCTTATTGAAATTGATTTAAATATCGATGATAAGATTAGCACTGAGGAATTGGATATTATCAAACAATTAAAAAATATTAAAGAAAAAGTTGTTAGTTAATAATTTTTTTTGTATATTTGCAGAAATTAAATTAAAAATAATATGGCAAAATTTGAAGAAGTGTTTGAGGACACAAGAGCGTTATTTACCGATTTTATTGCTAAGATTGATTCATTAAATGAAGTTAATGTAAACATCCTAGCGGTGAACAAACTAAAAGAAATTGGTAAGATTAGTAAAACTAACGACTTACTTAAGTATGAAACTGATTACGATGTTTACATCTTTTTGAACGAAAGAGTATTTGAACAATTGGATGAAGAACAAAAGTTGATGGTTGTTGAAGAATTGATAGCACAAATTTACTTTGATGCTGAGAAGGGTAAAGTAACCCTCATTAAACCAGACTTTACCACCTTTAGTCTTTTACTACAAAAGTATGGTTCTGAGAAGTGCTTGAATCTAAAGAACCTTATAAAGGAAATCTTTGGTAGCGATGCTCAAACTGATGCTGAAAATAACGTTGAATAATGACACGAGAAGAAATACAAGAAATAAACCCAGATGCATTACTTTGTGATGGGTTTGACGAAGCGATAATCGGTATGGCTGAGCGACCTAATCTTGGCCCTATCGTAGCTTACTCGGTTGAAAAGATGCTAGACATTATGATAGCACGTGACGGTATGACATACGAAGAAGCTCTTGAGTACTTCGATTATAATATCGCTGGTGCTTGGTTAGGTGATAATACACCAATTTACATTAAAACTGAATTTTAAAAAATGATAACACAAGATTTTAACGAATACGCAAAGAAACACTTTGGCGTATCAGATACCCAATTACGTGATTGGGAAGTTTTACAAAGTAAAATTTATGGTGGTGCAACAGCATCATTAACCCCTTACGTTCTTGAGGAAAGAGAACTTAGGGTAACACAGATTGATATTTTTTCCAGAATGATGATGGACAGAATCCTCTGGTTAGCTGGCCCCGTAAATGACAGAATGTCAACAATCGTTCAAGCACAACTTATGTTCTTGGATAACTTGGAAGTAAAAGACATTATATTGCATGTAGACTCACCAGGTGGTTCGGTTAAGTCAGGTCTTTCAATTGTTGATGTTATGAATTACGTTTCATCTGAGATAGTAACAATTAACACTGGTATGGCCGCTAGTATGGGTAGTATCCTTTTAGGTGCTGGTACAAAGGGTAAACGTTATACATTACCATCCAGTCGTGTAATGCTTCACCAAGTGTCATCTGGAGCTGAGGGTACGTTAGCCGATATTAAAATATCTATTGCTGAGGCTGAAAAATATAATAATAAGTTATTTGGGATGCTTGGCGAATATACCAACAAGACACCAGAACAAGTTATGAGTGATGCTAGTCGTGATTTTTGGATGGATAGCAATGAGTCAGTTGAATATGGGATAGTTGATGCGGTAATAACATCTAAAAAAAGAAAATAGTTATTTAAATAAGGTTAGTAATAGTTACTAACCTTATTTTAAAAAATCAACATAACTAAAATTTTCATAAAAACGTTCTGGTTTTTTTGCACTATAATTTGGATTTTACTTAAAAGTCTAATATTTATTTATAAGTTCTTTAAAATATGGGGATACAATGTATTGATTAGGTATAGTCGTACAGTGTAAGCATGTAGTGCTAGATGGAAGCACTTAAATCTCGCTATTAAAACAAGAAAAGACAACGATTTAATCGTATCTGAAAATTTCCTTGATGAGGCTGTTTACAGCTTCGGTGGAGAGTTAGCTGTAGCCTAAAACAGCAATAGTGGTAATCCACTTGATGATGGTAAATCCATTAAATAGTGTTAGAACACTGGTGAGACCAAATTCACCTTAAAAAGTAAGGAAAGATTCGCTGGGTTATAAAACCTAGATAAACATGTAGAAAGCTCTAGAAGAATACTTAAGACACGGACTCATTCTCCGTTATCTCCACTCTCATCAAGATTCCACCTAACTCACCTAGGGATTGGAACTAATAACCCCTCGCAAGTCGCTTTGTTGGGGGTTTAACTTATTAAAATAAAAAAGGGCCTTTAAAAGCCCTTTTAATTTTTTTAATTACCTTGTTGTACTGTTGGAACTGTTACGTTTACTTGTGCTGTTGGTTGGTTAACAATAGTGGTTGTTGTAGTTGTTGTAGTTGCTACATCTTTTTTACCACCTTTACATCCACATCCGAAGAGTTTTTGTTCTAATTTCATAGTTCTTAATTTTTTAAATTTGTTATTTATCTATAAATAGATTTACTTTAAAAATAAATCGATAATATTTTAATAAATATACATAATGTTTTATAAAAGGAAATACTCAGTAACAATACTTGATGAAAAATGGTCCCAAATGCAGGATTCATTAAAGCTCTTTGTAATACCTAGGATAGATGAAATGGTCTATATGGAGAATCATAAGAAGTACTTTAAGGTTATAAATGTGATTCATTATCTAAATAATAAACAAGGAATTTTTATCATAGTTAAACCCTTTGAAAATAAATAAAAAATATTTTTAAAAAAACTTGACAAATTAAAAAACTTTTCGTATATTTGCATATAATTATTAAAGTAGTTCTTATACATAAAAATATTTCTAGAAAAATGGTTACGGCAACGTAAAAAAAAAATTCTACTATTGAAGGGGCTTGGCCACTCCCACGTCACCATTTATGGTGGATAAAAGCTGAAAAGTAAGTGGCACCTGTTATGATGGCAGTTTAAATCTAATCCTTGTAGTGGTAGCAAGCCAAAATAACACAAAAACCATTTTGAGAAACTTATTAAAGAATCAGTTCAGCAAATTAAACAATTTTTTTATCTGAAACAAAAAAACAAAATGATTCTGAAATTTACGTCATTGGTGTAATGAGCACGTGCCCCCACATGGGGGGGGTTTAGACCAGTATCAAATCTGGATGACGTACTTGCGAGGTGGAGCAGTAGTAGCTCGCTAGGCCCGTAAAATACATTGCGCTGTAGAGAAGTAGTATCTCGCAAGCCTCATAAGCTTGAAATCATTGGTGCAAATCCAATCGGCGCATCATATCGTGGGATGATGTAACGGTAACATTTGTGGCTCATAACCACAGTAGGCTTATAACCCTTGTATCAGTTCGATTCTGGTTCCCGCAACAAAAAAAGAATGAATTCCGCAATTTAAATTTTTTATTTGGAAAAAAACAAACTCATTCTGAAAAAATTAAAAGATTTATCGAAAGATAAGTCTTTTTTTATTTGTATTATCCTTAAGAATTTCGTATATTTGCATTATGGATATTAATAAAATTAATGGTAATGAAATCATAGACTTTTTAAATAGTCTTGATATGGATTCAGATAAAGAAGCTGGTGAATTTATTGGTGTTACTGGTGGTGCAATACAATATGCATGTTTAAAATCTAAAAACAATAAATGTAAAAATTATATATTTAAATATGAAACAAAATAATATAAGACTCAATATTGTGGGTTCAGCTAGGCATGGGAAAGATACACTTGCTGAAATTCTTAACGAACACTTCGGACTTAAATTTATATCATCATCTCAAGCATGTGCCGATATATTCATTTACGATGCGTTAAAAGACAAGTATGGTTATAAGACACCAGAAGAATGCTTTGACGATAGGGTTAATCACAGGTCAGAATGGTATCAAATGATATGTGATTATAATAAAGATGACAAGGCTAAATTAGCGAAGGAGATTCTTAAGTATAATAATACATATGTTGGTATGAGAAACCACGATGAAATTGAAGAATGTCGTAAACAAGGCTTATTTGATTTAATTATCTGGGTGGATGCCAGTGAAAGACTTCCAAAAGAAGATTCAACATCTTTCAATATTACTAAGGCTGATGCTGATATTATAGTTGAAAACAATCAAGATTTAAAGACATTTAAAAATAAAATTGATAAATTAGGTAAATTATTGTTTAAATAAACTTTCTAATTTGTTAACAATAATATCGTATATTTGCATCAGAATAAACAAAAAGGGTCGTTAAAAAAAAAGTTTTAAAAAAACTTGACAAATTAAAAAACTTTTCGTATATTTGCATATATTTATTAATAACGAACAAAAATTATCACAATGATAGCAAACATAAACAATATGATTAATTCGATAAATTGGAGACATAATAGTCGCTCAATTAATCAAGTCATGCTATCTAGTGATGTTAATAAAATATAACAAATTAAATCACAAATAACGAAAAGCCTCTGACTCATACGAATCAGAGGTTTTTTTTTACCCATGTCAGAAGAAATACGATATAAGAAATTAGGTGTTGTAAAACAAAAAGACTTGGATGCTGATTTTGATTCGATATACGATAAGTATAAGAGTATTGCTTTAGAACTTGGTTTAACAGGTGATTTAAAGTTTGTAAAAGAAAAGGGTAAAGTAATAATTTACATAGCTATTTGACATTTAGGAAAAACACACGTAAATGACCGAGTGGTCGAAGGTGGTAGGCTCCAACCCTACTGAGATATATAACATTTATGTTAGGTCTCCGCATAGGTTCAAATCCTATTTTACGTGCAAAATATATTGGTAGGTGATGAAATTAGGAATTATATTCCGATGGCAGACATGCCCAATTGTCTCTTGGGTGGTGATAACGAGATAGATAAACAATACAGGGTTGACCACTAGCTTGCAAGCGTTAATGTTGTTTATTGAATCGCACCGTGGATGGTTCGAATCCTCCTCTACCAGCAATAGTTTACTTGGACAACGTTCTTAAAATCGGAGTCCGTCATGGAGAGTGGCACCCAAGGTGGGTAACTAGACTTGAAATCTAGGCCAAGGTAAAAACTTGAGGTTTCGATTACTTCACCATCCGCAATTTTGGTTGTTTTTTACTTTTTTTTGGAGAAATAAGGAGGGTAATGGTGGACCCCGTCCGTTTGCTAAACGGAAACCCATTAAGTTGGGCACGTTTCGATTACGTATTTCTCCGCTGGATATATTGGCAGAGTGGTTTAATGCAATTTGCGTGAAGCAAATGGTCCTTAAAGGGCCCACAGGTTCGAATCCTGTATATTATCTCTAAATATGGGTTTCGAAGCTTTAAGGTGAAGCGCAAGTTTGTGGCACTTGAGAACTCGGTTCGATACCGTGCGTTACCCCAAAATTGTTTTAAGTAATTAACTGTTAAAAAATGGGTAGTTAGTTCAACTGGTAGAGCACTGTTCTGATACGACAGCCGTTACAGATTCGACTTCTGTACTACCCACAAATTGGTCTTTAGCTCAATTGGTAGAGCAAGATACTCATAATATCGAGGTAATGGGTTCGATTCCCGTAGGACCAACATAATATTCTTCCATGGTGAAATGGCTTGGTAGCTCAAAGGTGGAGCATTCGTTTGTTAAACGACAGGTTGAGATATCGTAATTCTCCCAAGCCGCAAATTAACTTTTTTTGTTAATTATTTGACTTTTTGTTCGAACTGTGTATATTTATAATAAAGAATATATGAAAGAAAAAATATTAGAATTAAGGAAAAATGGGTTATCAATAAATGAAATAGTTGAAGAGTTAAAGTGTGCTAAAAGTACTGTTTCATACCATATAAATAAAAACGGTTTAGGTGGTATTAGAAATAGGTTCTTAAAAGGTGTTAGTGATGAAACGATAAATAAAATTAAAATTTTTAGATTAGAGTCTAAAACATATAATGAAATTTTAGAGTTAATTGACATAAGTGAGGATAAATTAAAAAAAATTTGTCGATTATTTGAGATAAATAATAGTACTGGTGGTTTTAAACTTAAAGATGTTGATAAAGATGAGGTTATAAAGTATTATTTATCTGTAAAATCAATACGAAAAACTGCTGATTATTTTAATATTAGTAGAGACACAGTTAAAAAATATATACCTGACAATCTTATCTTAATTAAAGATAAAATAACCAAATCACAATCAGTTATTAATTGGCGTAAAAGAACAAAAATTAAATTAATTGATTATAAAGGTGGTTGTTGTGAAAAGTGTGGTTATAATAAATCTACATCAGCATTACAATTTCATCATTTAAACCCTAAAGAAAAGGATTTTCAAATTGGTGGTTCAAGTTATTCATTTGAAAATCTAAAAAAAGAAGTTGATAAATGTATATTAGTATGTGCAAATTGTCATATCGAAATACATGAAGAATTAAGGATTTGTAGCTCAGAGGCAGAGCATTCGTTTGTTAAACGACAGGTCGAGATATCGTAATTCTCCATTAGCGCACATTGCGTAGGTTATCGGAATACAACCATCTCTCATAAGGAAGGTCAAGGCGGTTCAGCTCCGCTCTACGCAACATGGTTCCATAGTTCAATGGATTAGAACAGATGATTACGAATCATCCGATAAGCGTTCGAGTCGCTTTGGGACTACAGTATAGTAAATGTGATATAAGAAGAACTAATATCAGGTGGAGTTAGTGT